ATCTAGTAATATCTTTATTCCATATTGTAGCATTATAATTGGCTGATTCATTACATCATTTACGTGACAAAACTCAATATGGATATGATTATCAGATAGCAAGTCATGTGCTTCACTTAAAGCTTCATAAGCTTCTTCTATAGTAGAACATACTTTGGTAAACTCATTGTTATTAGTTACTATTAAAGTCATCATAATTTTAAATTTTAAAGTGTTAATAATGTTAGAACCCTATATGAGCCTCATTACAATGCTTTTATTTAATAGGGTTTAAGTAAGATTTAAAGCAAATCCCACTCTGCAAGTGCTTCTTCTGGCGTATATCCACAAGCTTCAATACACCAACTAACCTCTTTTTCAAGGTTATACACTTTTGCAATTTCTAATGCTTCTGATTTCTTCATTTTTATTCTATGATTAAACGATTAATTTCTGTATAGTTAATGTAAGTAGTGAAGATGTTATATCAATACCTTTCTTATGAAACACTATTCTATCACCTTCATTTATAGCATAAAATCCATGATTATGAACACTAATAGTAAGAAAGCCATTACTATTCTTCATGGCTTTCTTTAAATTGCGTATATTCATTTATTAAAATAAAATATTGTGATGAATAATTAGTATTCTTCATTATCTGGATATTCAAATGGAGGTAATTGCTTGTAGAAGCTAGGTAATCCAGTTCGTGTTATAGGTTGTCTAAACAACTCATAAGTACGTTCTGGATGTTTTGTTGCTTCTCTTCGTCCCCACTCAATTAATTGATGAGTCCTATTTTACATGTTGTCATCACCAACAGTTGTGTATACTACAATATAAAAATACTGCATAGTAAAAAGAGCGATTAACCTAAGTATCGCGAGGTTTTTAGTTGTTTTGGTGTTACACAGTTATATAGTTAATAACACCTCAAGTTCTTTAGTATACTCTTCTAGACACTTTTTTCTAAGATTAACTCTTTTTTCATTAAAGATAGAATCTGTGTATAATACAGAAAGCTCTTTCGACACTTTCTCAATCTTATGAGCCATGTTAGCGATCACTTTATAATGTAATGCTATTTTTTCTGAATCTGTCATAATATGTTATTATTTTGTTCTGTTTCACAGACACAGAGCCATTATTAATACTATCCAGTGACTAATAGTTTCTCTGTGTTTCGTCTAGGTCTCTTCAGTGTGAATTTTATACTCTCCCTAGCTGAGTTTTTAATTATAGTCTTTTAGTTGCTTTTAAATACAGACATAATTAATACATTAAGCTTATAAATTTTCGTACAAATGAAAATTCGGTGACTTATATAATGTACATACTTAATTTTAAATTTAACACTATGGGTGAAAAGTGAGAAACGTGGTTTGGTTGTCTACTGTCATTCTTTCATACTTACCGCTCATATCTCACCACCTTAAATCATTGTAAAATCAACATTAGCATTTTTACAGCTAATATTTGATTTTTAAGAAGCAATATAACCTACAATATGTGCACATATAGTAACTACATATACATATATGGTAGATTTATTTGACATTTCAAAAAGTGCATAAAACATACTTCGAGCACTACTAATATTACCTTTTATTGGATTCATATTAGATTGCAGTTACTTACTATGTAATCCGTAGTGCTCTTAGTACATTATAACATGAATGATTATCTGCCATTAATAGCCAATAACATTCATCACTTGTATAATCAGTAAGAGGTGTTAAAGTATGATAATAACCTTGCTTAGATTCTAACCAATACGTGCCTTTTTTACGGGCACGTATTGTTATTAGTTTATTCTGTAACAAAGTCATATGTCATAACAGCCTGCTGAACAAGCTTAGACACATCACGATTACCATCACTGTCAAAGCCTACAGTATTGATGACTTCACGCTTGGTAATCTTAACCTTCTTACCGAGAAGCTGTTCAACACACTTCTGAGTATCAGTCTTAGTACATTTGCCAGTAGCATCGAACTCTGCCTTACCGCGCATCTTGTTAAATGCCTCAATGGCAGTACCCTTAGGCATAAATGGCTGTGCATCAGTACGAACAGCAACCTTAGCAATTGGGTCCATTTCATACTCGAATACAATACGAGTGAATGAAGATGGGAACCAATTAATAAAGTTCTCCTGACCATCAGCCTTAATAATCTTGATTACCAAGAACTGATAGTCTTTACCTCTGAACGACTGAGCACCCATAATGTCTGCAGTAATTGTGGCAGGGAACTCCATAACATCACCTTCGTTAAATCCACCAAGTGGGTCATAAGGTGCACGAAGATTAGTTGTAAATACTGTACCACCCATTGTGATGTTAGCAGCCTGCTTGTTCTGATTCAAACGATCATCTTTTGTCATTGTTTTGATCTCCTATAATTTAAATTGTTAATACTCGTAGTCTTTATACTACCACACGCTCTGTTGTGCTAATCTGTAATACTCGTTTATACACGGCTATTTTAAACTCACTTATTGGCTATTTTTAATCTATTTCAGTAATATAGATATCATAGCACACTTTCGGACTAAACATGTAACGACAAATAAAGTATCCTGTTGTTATATATTTAACTCCGTCAGAGAACATTTTAATTTTAGGCGGATGCATCTCAAAGTCACGATAGTTATCATTATTGTATTCTTTTTCAATATCAGTAACAATAGCATTAATAGCTTCTTCGGGTGTGTCGAATAGCTTGTGAGTGCTTGGGAGTCCGCTAGGTCTTTCAGTGTAACTTTTATCTGCAAGAGAATATGCTACGAAAACAGTGTATTTTTCCATAATTATAATAAAAGGTAGGGAATTAACCCTACCTTATTGTTAGTAACTTAAAGAGGAAGTATGCCTGTTATATGAGTATCCTTACCGTCAAACACATAGTTTATCTTTACAGGAAGTATGTGTTTGATGCGAGCAAAAGGATTATCAGACTTAACACAGAATGCTTCTTCTTTGCCATTATAAAACGTTGTCGTAAGACCAAAGCTATCATCTTTGTAAGCTGTAATGGTCATTATGCCATCTACTGTCATAATATTTAAAATTTTAAAAAGTTAATAATATAAGGCAGAGGGATTATCCCTCCGCCCTTTGCGAGTTTTAGCCTATCTTGTTGAAGCCAATTAAGCAACCGTTGTAAAGATGTCCTTTAACCTTTTCGGTGTCGGCAGTCTTACCACGGAAGTTAAGTTTGACAAGCTGAATTTTCTCAGGTTCTGCGAAGAATGTAGCAACCTTTTCAAACCAATCTTTAATGGTCATAGTAGGTTTAGCGTTCTCGCGTGCAAACTTGTGAAAATCATCGTTAGGTGCCCAAAACTCATTAAGTGTGCCGTCCTCGTTGTAAGTTGCAATATTGCTACGAAGAATATCCCATTGGAACATTGAGATTTCGAGAAGGTCACGACCGTCAACACTAAAGACAAGAGCATAGAAAGCCTTGTCTGAAAGTGTGCCGTCACGCTTCTCGTAGTGAGCATTATCAACAACTTTAGCCTTGAAGTTAGCTGGAAGATGTTTTGTGGTGTCTGAGCCACCACCTACAACACCCCAACCTGCGGCAATATAGCCATCAAGGATTTTCTCAAGAGGAAGACGCAAGTTTTTGTTCTCTGCATTTCCGTTACCTAATGTCATAATTTTAAAGTGTATTAAATGAGAGCAACATTGCCCTCGGACTGCTTTTCTAAGCGGACGAAATAGCAACGTTTCCTTAAAAACCTTGCGAAAGTCATTCGGTAGCTTAACGTCCGACCGAAAACGGGACGTGCCCAAAATGGGACTTCCACAGATGCTGAGCAGTTTTGCTGTGGACGGTAGAGAGATTGCCGATTCGATATAAATATTTATTTATATCTAATTTTTAATAATTGCTTATAATGACTGGCTATTTTAATATTTATTTTCCACTCGTGACCCTGGAGGGGTCAAAACGAGTAGTGGACCACAAATACATACATACCACTAATGTACTGATAATCATTACTAGTAATATTAGGAACATAATTTTCATTTTTTAAACTATTAGTAAAATTAATCTCATTTTTAATTTAATTTCCATTAAAGGTATGGGAGGGGTTATTTATACATATATAATAGCATATCGTAGATATGCATTTAACAATTAACATTTTTTAAACTTGACAATTTTGAATTTCGATATATAATTATTTGTAACTAAAAAACAGGAAAATATGACAGAAAACTTTTTAGACGCTTTACTTGCTGGATGCAAGATAGAGCTTAAAGACAATCAAATTATTATCAATTTGAATGATGAAGAAGATATAGAAGAAAAAGATACTACAGAACTTGAAGATAAGATTAATAATCTTTCTGATGATACATTTGTAGCTATCTGTGAATCTATTGGTAAAGATAAAATTAAAGAAATGTCAGATAATGGTAATTATCAAGAGTTTGTTGATGAAGCTATTAAGTGGGTAGAAGATAAAATTAACACACTAACTAATGAATTAGATATGCTAAAAGCATAACATTGTGGCAGCAATGCCACTTATTGGAGATTAGTATAGTGGTAATTACAGAGGTCTCTTAAAATAGGAGCTTTATATAGTAATATATATTGAAACTCTCTCCCTAACAAACAGAAGCCTCGAATATAGTAATATATTCTTTGGTGATGGCTTACTAAATTAAATCTAATGATTTATAAATGGCGTAGAGACTATATAGGAGAGTATCTTATTAATAGATAAGATAAAGAAATAGTCCAGACTACAACGTCCGAATTTTTCGGATGGCTTATGTAAAAGTAAGAGTAGTATGAAAACCTTTGAGCTTGGTTCGATTCCAAGATCTCCAACAATTCCTTAGATAGAAAAGCTAAGGCTCGCCACTCCTTTAAGGATGGCTTAATTTAATGTTTATGTATTATGATAATTGCAATTTATGAATTAAATGGTAAGAAGTTAAAAACAACTAATCTTACTAAAAAGCTTAAGAAGCTAAAACAAACTCCTACTATTTTATTTCAGCAAGAGTTTGAAGGTAGTATTAAAGAAGCCGAATCAATCTTAGATGAACAATTAAAAGAAGAAGAAGTTGTAGACTACAATAATGATATAGTATTGCATCATTTTAAAAATTATAAAACAGAGTATACTATAACTTCAATATATGATTATGTAAATGATAAAGATTATGAAAAGATTGATTGATAGATACTATTACACTAAAATTAATAATAATCTTGATGATTGTCAAGATATTTTAGAGTTAGCTTTTTTACTTAAAAAAGAAAACTCACAAGGATTTTTAGCATGGGAGGATGCTTTAAATCGAATTTCTACAGTTTGGTAAAAAATAAAGGCAGCCTAGCTAATTAGCTAAGTTGCCTTTTCTATTTAATATCCTATAAACTTAATACCATGCTTATGAAATCCTATTAGATTATCTGACATCTTTTTATTCCATGGTATTAAAACCCCTTTATCTGTATCTTTACCTTTTAATTTATTTTTAGCAAAATCTTTAGTATCTCCAGGTGTTGTAAATAAAAATGTATTATATTTTATTCCTGTAGCTTTTTCTAAAGCTTCTTTAGTACTATCTGAACAATTATGCGTTAATAAATTATAACCTTTACTATTAAATCCTTTATTAACTGTTCTAAAACCTTCAACATATCCATCCTCACCATATATAGGGTATCTTAATATGCTATGCCCTATTTTATATTTAGAATTTAATGGATAATATGTCTTTAATAATGCGTATGGACGATGAATAATAGTAACTTCGGGAGATTGATAAACAAACTCTTCGGGTCTAGTATCTATTACATAAGGATCTATTGGCCCAACTTTACTATCACTAGGATTATCAATGGTACTACCCTACCAATGTAAGTTTCTTATATCATATTTTCCACTTGTCACAGCATCATATATTTTATTAAAGTGTAAATAAGGATTTTTTATCTTCTAAGTTACATTACCTTTTTTCATTATTTTCGCCATATTCCTGTAACACTATCAATACCTAGTAATCCCATACAACATAATAAAACAGTATCGGTAACTTGTGGAGCTTCAATATTAGCAATAGTACAACCTATAGTTATACTTAAACATACTATCCATCCGAGTACTCCACAAACTCTCTTACTACTTATACCTGTATGAGCTGTTACTAGTTTCGTTAAAAATTCTTTCATTTTTTAATTTAGGAGTTATTGTAAAATTAGTTTTATATATCTAAGGATTAGCTTTGTTTGTCCAAATAGTATCCCTTACTTCTAACTCCTATCCTTTCTTTCTATCAGCTATAGGTATATATCCAGGGAAATCATAAGTATCAAACACATCATATATACCACTATTATTATTCTATCTTATAGCATAGTTTTCTAAATGTGATGCATGATATTTTTTAGAATTAGGATAATCTGCACCAAATTCTTTAACCTAAGTCCATGAACCATCTTGATTAACTTTTAAATCTCCTGATTCAATAGCAGACCTAATAAAGTTTTTAGTTTCCTAAGATAAACCTACATATGTTTTATTATCTTTATTTCTATCTCCTGTAAATCGCACATCATTAGTAGGTAATTTATTTTCAAAACCTAAATAAGCTGCCCACATATCTTTGTCATCCTAAGTTGAGCCTTTTCTGTTAATGAACAAAGGCATTTTTATAGTACTCATTGCTACTTTATTAATTGGCACAGCTATTGCTCCTTTAATTATATGTATCGGGTTACTCATTCGCCATGATGGATTTAATGCAGCTCCTACAGCAATTCGACTATTTTGATCTTTATTATCCCAACCATTATATTTAGATTTAGATGTTTTAGAAAATTTATTATTACCATTAGCCTTTTCTAACTAAGGTTTACCATCATTATTGACTTTAAATATATTTTTATTTAAATCAACAAACCTATAACCAGTTGCAGCATATTTATTATTTACTAATAGTCTACCATTAGAATCTAATTTCTAATTATATTGTTTCTTACCCGTGGAATTTACAGGACTACTAAATTTATATTTAATATAGTCTCTTAAATTACTAATCCAACCAAACTATCCTTTACTTACCTTAGACATAAAATAATTAGTATCTATAATAACTAACCTACCATGCCACCAAGCATAGTAGCTAACCAATCTAGCCAATCCCATTGATTGCCATACTATTTATCTTTAAATTCTAATCCACTAGCTACACCTAATACACATAGAATAGTAAATACTAAACCTATAGGTATAGCGTACAAAAAATGCTTTTGCCTATTACTTTCTTTTAGCCACATAACTTAGCTCAATTAAATGTTTATCCAACTCTTTATCTCTTTGTTTTACAAATTTAAAGAAATCTTCCCATTCTTTTATCATCATAAAGTCTTTAGTTTTATATTAGTATAAAAACCATTATGTAGTTTTCTATGACAATTGCTACATAGAATACAAGTTTTATGAAGTTCTGTTATTAACTGTTCTTTAGTATATCTAGATTCATTGACACTTTTAAGTGAAAATAGTTTATCCTCTGAATTTACATGATGGAACTCTAAACAACAATCTGCATCTTCACCACATATTTGACATTTATACTTATGTTTATATTTTTTTAATAATTCATTAAAAGGTTTATGCTAAGTTGGCATTAATACTATATAAACCTGATATTAAAGGTAAACCATGTGTCTAATTATATTGGTTTACTATCTTTTTATTTTTATCTCTATCTCTATTCATTTCAATATTATAAAATGCAGGTCTATTATTATAATGTTTCTATTTAAGACCTTGTTTAAATTGCTAAAAATTAGTAGCATTATTTAAATTCTAATATCTACCAATAGTTAATGAATCTACAGCATTTTTAGTCCAATCCTATAAGTTAGTAGCTCTCTTGCCGAATGAATAGTATTTATTTTTTCTATTATCTTCTACTAATGATAAATTAGAAGTGTCAAAAGCTACTTGTGGACTAATCCCTGCATTAACTAAGGATATATAACGTGGTAATATTTGCCCACCATTCTACATTAATAAACCACCATCTTTATGGTGCCACTTTTTGGAATTAACTACAAACTAGGCTCTCTTCTTTTGAAGTTTAGTAGCTTTAGGGTTATTTAAAACACTCTAAGCATGTTCTTGTACTGATTCTCCTGCTGCTTTAGCTGCCTTAGTAAATTTACCTCTATTTTTCTTTTTAATTTTTATCTTCATATGTATAAGTTAAATCAATTTAGATTCAATCTATTATCTATTATTATCTATTATGAGTTTAAGATTTGATGACACCTATTAATATATATATAATACGGGAGAATGAAATATTACTACAAGATGATGAATTTTGAAATGTTTAATGATTAATGTTTATGTTAGAAATTGACAAGAAGAATGGTTCTGTTAAGTATGATTGCGGAATATACTTAATATATAATTCAAAGTATTTTTATGTAGGGCAATCTATTCATATTTCAAAAAGATGGAAAGAACATACTAGTAGATTGGAAAAAGGAATACACGAGAATATATTTATGCAAAGAGTGTATGATAAATATCATACTACAGATCCATTTACATATCTTAAGTTAGCTTTTTGTATTCCAGATGATTTAGATTATTTTGAGGATTTATATTTTAACTAGGTTAAATCTGAAAATCCTAATTTAATTGCTATGAATATAGCAAAATGTGGAGTTTCTGGTAATACAGAAATATCTAGAAAACATAAATCAGAATCTTCTAAGGGTAAACCCCGTCCTTGGAAATGCAAGAAAGTTGTTCAAATGGATAGATTTGGTAATGTACTTAAAATATGGGAGTCTGTTAAGGAAGTTGAAAAAGAACTGAACATTAAAATACACTATTCTAAGCATATGTGTGGAGGATTCCAATGGCAAAAGTATGATGAGTGGTTAAAATTTCCAAAAAAAGAGGTCAGATATGTTCATAATATAATTGATACTGTTAAACAATTTTCTCTTGATGGACAATTCATTAAAGAATATAAGAATGTTAATGAGGTTCTTTTATTTTATCCACAAATAAGTCGATCTAGTTTAATTTCATGTCTGAATGGAACTAGAAAAACATGCTATGATTTTCTATGGAGTTATACTTTTGAAGCTCCTGAACCTCAGACTAAAGAAAGACATAATAAATCAAAATCTGTAGAACAGTATACATTAAAAGGAGAATTAATCACAACTTATAAAAGTATAAATTAGGCATATAAAGCCACAGGTATTTCACCAACTTCTATACGTAATAATATTAATGGAAATTATAAGCAAGCAGGAGGATTTTTATGGAAATTACAAAAATAAATAAAAATATAGCATTTTCTGAACCCACACATACCTATTTTGATATAAATGACCCATCTAAACAATATACGTCAGTAACAACTCTTATACACAAGTTTACAACTCCATTTTGTTCTGAGTTTTGGTCAGCATACAAGGCTTTAGAAAAGCTATTAACAAAAGATGAATGGGTAATAGAAAAGAAATCATTATTAAATACTAAAAAGTTTGATAATGCAATTCTAGAAGCTCACAATATAGATATAGATACTTTCAATAAAGAACAACAGGCAATACTAGATGCTTGGCAAGAAGAAAATAAAAGGTCTTGTGAACGAGGTACTAAAATACATGCTAACTTAGAAAACTCTATGTATAAAAAGAAAAAGAATATAGATTTAACTAAGTTTCAAGTAGGAGGTAAATTTGAATGTATTAAAGATAAAACTGAGCTAGACTTAGAGAATGGTGTATACCCAGAGTATTTAATATCGTGGGATTCTCCTTCTGGTAAGTTACATGTAGCTGGTCAAATAGACTTATTAATTAAACGAAGTAATTCCATAGTAATTGGAGATTACAAGACCAATAAGAAAATTGATTTAAAGAGTTATTTTGATCCTAAAACACACAAATCTGTTAAGATGCAATTTCCTTTAGGAACTCTAGATGATTGCAATTACAATCATTATTGTCTTCAGCTTAGTACATATGCATATATGGTAACTCAAAAGCATCCCGAATTTATAATAGATGATTTGGTATTAGTACACTTTGACCATAATGATAATATGACTGTGTATCATTTGCCATATCTAAGGGATGAAGTAATTCGGATGCTTAATTACTATGAGAAGCAAGTTGTTCTTGATACAAGGAAAGCTAAAAACAAACCTATAGAATATTAATGTTACTTTTATTATTTGGATTACTAATACAAATAGTTGCCTTATTAATTGCTATTATTTTTAATGAATATTTATTAGGCATTTATGTATTAGCTAATATTTATATATTAATTAAATATGGAGAATTATATAAACAGACGACAATAGATATGTAATCATTGCCCTATACATTTAGCAAAAGATAATATATGTGATGCTTACAGTTACTTAAATCCTAAAACAATGGAAAAGTCTAAGAAACCTAAAGAAGGATTTATTAAAGGTTGTGGCTGTATGCTTTCACTAAAGATAAAGAATATTAATAGTAAATGTATAGCTGGTTTATGGTAAAACATATTATTAAGGCAATATTTATAAAGCCTTTATAGATATTAAAAAGTATTTATTACCGTTTCTCACATCAGAACCAACAATTAGCTGAGAAACGTCTTGCTATTTGTAATAAATGCAATGATAGATTAACATTTCTTGGACAAGAAATATGTGGTCAATGTGGCTGTATATTAGAGAACAAGACTAGATTAGTAAATGAACAATGTGATAAATGGAAATGAGAACTGAATTAAACGGTAAAGAAAAACTCGCACAAGTTGTGAATGGTATGGAGAGTACAGGAACTCCTATAGTAGTTAATGGTAAATCTGCAGATATTATTCTCGCAGAAGAGAAGAAGGGTAGATTTAATACCCAAGTAGATGAATATGTAAATAAATTTGAAAAGCATAATAAAGCATTAGAAAGCTACGCTGAAGAATTATCTAAAGATATTAATGGTTTAGAAATATTACCTATGGGTAGTTATGCACTTATTAAGCCATTTGAAAGTAATCCATTCCAGCGAGTAAAAGTAGAGAGTGGTATTATTACCGATTTAGGCGGTTATACTCCAACTTATAAATCACATGAAGATGGGCAAATTCACGAAGAAGAGCAATTTATTCATGTAGGTACAGTTATTGATACAGGTTGGAAATGTGAATTTCTAAAAGCTGGAGATGTTGTATTCTATACTACTGCTAGTGAAGCAATGGTACCTTTCTTTAAACAAGGATTTGTAGTTGTTGCTGAATCTCGTATTATGGCTGTAGTTAATGAAAAATTGACTGAACGTAAAAACAGATTAATTCATGGATGATAAGATTTTCTTTAAGCCTGGCGATGTTGTACGACTTCGCTAGGCTATTCCTAGTCCATCAATGCTTGTAATTAAAAAAGAAAAGGCATATTTTGGTGATGGTATGCTAGGATTAAAATGTAGATGGTTTACTACAAATAATTTATTATAGGAAGCCATATTTAATACGAAAGATTTAATACTAGTAAAGTAATGATAACAAAATATCAACAAGGTGGTAATATGGAGTAGCAAATAGTTAATTTAGTATATGCAGCAATATCGGGAGATTAGCAAGCTACTCAACAAATAAATTAGATTATGTAGGCAGCTAAATCAGGTGATAAAAGAGCAGTTTAGTTAGCATCATATATTTAGCAAGTAGCTTAGAAACTTCAAGGTTCACGTAAAGCTAGATTAGGTGCTAAACTTAATTATAACCAAGAAGTAGTTTGTGCTGAAGATGAAATACCTGTATTTATGAAACGTGGTGGTTAGATTTGTAAAACTTGTTAGAAACTTAAACAAGGTGCTAAGAAGTTGTAGAAAAAGCTACAAAAAGGTGGTTGGATAAATAAAGATAAGAAGATTTGGAATTGGGATTCTATGGATAGATTTAATAGAATCAAAAACTATTATTAGGGGCAAACAGATGGCATATCAAATGATGATTAGAATTATTTACTTAGTAATCCAGAGCTAGAAAGTGCTCTACATAATTTATATAAAATATCTAAATTACCCAATAAACATATTACATCTATTAAATCAGAACAAAGTAGTGTAAATAATCTGCCAAAAGGTGCTGACCCAGATAAGTATATAGCATCAGTACCTGATAGTACTAATAATTATAAAGGTCGCTTAGGGGTAGGACAATTTTAGATGTTACCTACATAGCAATAGAAGTCTAAGAAAGGGCTTACTTATTAGCAAGTTAGTATCCGCAAATAGAATTTCCATAATTGGCAAAGAGTTGCTTAGAAGAGAGGATATGCTACTGGTACATTTATACCTTATATGCATAAAAATGGATTTGCCTATGATTGGGATAAAGGAATATGGTATAATCCAAAAGCTAATATATATTTATACCCAGCTACTGATGGCACTGTAATGTAGTATATAAACGGAAACTATGTACCTTATAATGGTATTTAGAGACATTATAAATGAAATTAAATGACAGATTTTTTTGAATATGATAATGGAGTTCTTGAACTAACTGATTGTAGTATTCTATTATTAAGAGAATTTAAAGCACTAATGAATAGAGATAAAACTAAAGGTAAGACTAAATTAATGAAAGAACTTACTTATATATATCTTGCTATTTGCTGGAAGTCTCCTTATAATGATTACACAGAACAAGAACGGCATGAAGAAGCACTATCGGACAGTGGTTTAACTGAAAAAGAATTTAATGACCCTGTATTCCGTGAAGCGTGCAGAAAATTTAAAGCTCTACAAGACTCTAATAAATCTATATAGTTATTAAGAGCTGCTAAAAAAGCAGCAGATTAGCTTACTGATTATTTTGATGTTATTGTAGACTTAAATGAGCGAGATGTAAATGGTAAACCTGTATTCTCCGCAGAGAAATTTATGAAAGAAGTAGGTTAGCTTAGTAGTGTACATGAATAGCTTGTACAACTAGAAAAAGAAGTTAAAGAATCTGTTACTCAGCAATCTGCTACACGTGGAGGAGTTAGTACTGGATTTGACCCAGGTGTTATATGAATTAGAATTTAGAAAAACTTAGATTAGAGCGTTCTAATAATAAAGATTATTGGGATGTTCCTAAAGATTAGCCAATAGAATATTTCGACCCATAGCTAAGTTATGAATTAGTTGGATATAGACCTATTGATGCTACTCATAGTTTAGATTTTGATCCTAGTTGGTTTACTGAAGCAAGAGATACTTTTAAGGCTAAAGGTAAGTATTGTTCTGCCTTACCTAATAGCAAACGATGGCGTGAATTTTGGACAGAAGAATATAAACGTTGCACTTATGGTATGACTTCGCATGGTTATACTATTACAGGTGATAATTATTTTTTCCTTAATTATTATTAGCTACCTACAGTAGATTTAAATAAAGCTTCTGGTAGTGGTACTACTGATGATTTTCCCAAGTTTATGGCTTCATAGTATATGTTCTTTCACTATCTTAATCTATGTCGAGTATTACATAAGAATGCATGTCTTATGAAAGCTAGATCGATAAGAACTTGTCGCTTTCTATAGTAATATAGATTGAAAAATTCCGAAAAATCGGTAAAAGCTAATGTGATTAATCACTTTTAAATATTTTTTATTATAAATAAAATTGAGCAAATTAAATTTATTGAGGATAATTATTCCCTTTACACAAATCATATTTCTAATCGTAGAATTAGGCATGATTTCTTTTCTAAAATAGAAACAGAGTTACAAGCATATTTATTAGGATTAGGAATAGGCTATGGTAAAAGCTATTCTGAAGTACATATACCAGAAATGCCTAAAGAATTAGTAAGACATTTTATAAGAGGTTACTTTGATGGAGATGGCTCTTTTGTAGAAGGTGTTAGGCATCCAAAGAATAGACCAAATCCAATTACTACAGTATGTATGTCTATCATTGCTAAAAAACCTTCTATATTAAATGAATTTATAAAGTTTTTCTCAGAGTATAATTTAACAATTAATTTAAATTATTTAAAAAGAGATGATGCTTATAGATTCACCACTAGTTCTAAAAAAGTGTGTAGAGAAATATATCATATACTATATGATGATGCAAATTTTTATTTAAGTAGAAAATATAATAAGTTTAGTTATTATGCTAATACCGAGGACGCACAGATTATTTCTGACGCCTGTAACGCATAGGAAGTGCAATAATCTTCCCAAGAGTTCGGGACATCCTATTGGATGAAAATATATGCTGAACCGTCTGATGAAATCAGAATATAGTAAAGAGGAAACTCTCGGAAGTAAAGGATAAAAAACCTTTACGATAACAAACTTGAGGTTTTAGTGAAATTAATGCTTCTTTAGCTGCTAGAATGTATACTATTATTAAATAGAGCAGAACTATCATAACGTGTTTTAAAGATGTGTATTTAAAAGGTACATTTAATAAAGTAAAGCACGCTCTAACCTTTTTAAATGAAAATGCAGATGGTATGTTTAAGCCACGTGTAAAAGATACTGAATTATCAGTTAAGTCAGGTTATCAATATAAAAAGGAAGGTTAGTTTGTAGAAGCAGGATGGCTTTCTGCTATTGTAGGAATTCTTGCAGATAAACCTTCTAAGATACGTGGTGACCGTACAGACCTTTTAATATATGATGAAGCTGGTTCATGGGTAGGACTTACTACTGCTATTGTATAGGGATAGGAATTATGTGAAGTGCAAGGTATTCCACGAGGAATTATGGTATTTGGTGGGACTGGTGAATACATAATTATAGTATTTATATATAAATGTTCTAACAATGTATAAATAGATATAATTATTAATAAATTTGCCTCATAGAAGAGTAATCTTCTAGAAGACAATCAAGTAAATTCGGTGAATCCGTATAGGAAATACCGAGGTAATTAATTAAATAGCGAAAGGTTAATTATTTACTGTAGAGCATAGGTCTTGAATAAATATAATAGACCCACGAGTACTTGGCATCTAATAATAGATGAAAATATATGCCGAACTTATATGAAAATATAAGAACTATAGGATAAAAAGCTTATAGGATAACAAATTTGGGAGACTTTGGAGCACCTCTAGAAGGTCTTAAGAAGATATATTATAATCCTAGAGGTTATAAAATACTACCTTTTAGACATAACTGTACACAAGATGGTAGCTATATAGAAAGTGGATTCTTTATACCTTATTATTTGCAATCTCTAAATCCTGAGTACATGGATAATAGAGGTGTTTGTAAAATAGAAGAATATAAAAAAGTACTTTAGCAAGAACGTAATAATCTACTTTCTGACCCAGAAGAATACTTAAAGAAATGTGCAGAACGCTGTTGGAATGCCGAAGAAGCTTTTCAATTAGAAGGTTAGAATAAATTTAATAAATTAAAGATAGCTGAATAGTTAGCAGCTATTAGATTACATAAAACAGGTCCTAAAATACATACAGGATTAATAGACTATACTTATAAAACAGGACTTCATAAACTTGATAATATTAATGGGTTTAAATGGATTCCTATAGATGTAGGTAAAGTACAAATATTAGAGCATCCTGTTTGGTCATAGCTTTATAAAGAAGACTAGAAAAAGAAGCGAGAACTTGCAGAAGAATAGGGAATTGAATTTGAAGAAGTTAGTTATAATGAAATGGATAACTTATATGTAGCAGGTATTGATGGTATTGATATTGGTGCTGCATAGACTTCAGAAGAAACCCGTAGTCCATCTGATTTCTGTATAGTAATTAAAAAACGTGCTTATGGTTTAAGTGAACCTTAGTATGTTGCTATATATAAAGATAGACCACAAAATATCAGAGAAGCTTATAAAATAGCTATGTGTCTTATTAAATATTATAATTGTAAAGTTAATATAGAGGCAACACGTGTTGGCTTTTTAACTTGGGCAAGAGAACATAAATGTTTACGTTATTTTATGAAGCGTCCTAGAGCTACGTTAGGTGATATTAAAAATGGAAAAGCTAATACATATGGTACTCCTGCTACTAAAGTTATTATTAATTAGCAAACTGACTTAATAGCTGACTTTGTAGATGATTATGGTCATACTATATGGTTTGAAGATATGCTTGATTAGCTAAAAGCTTACAATGATGAGAATAAAGGTAAGTTTGATATTATCGCTGCAATGGGTATATTGTCATGCCCCTATTATTTAGTAATATTTAATTGAAAATTTCGAAAAATCGGTAAAGACTAAGATGAAAAATTAATTAAAAAATGTATTATCATGGATGAAATAACTTTTATAAATGAAAATTATCCATTATATAAAAATGGAACTAGTAATAGAGAAATAAGACATAATTTTTTCTCAAAAATTGAAACAGAATTATAGGCATACTTATTAGGATTTATATATTCTGATGGCAGTATAAATATTCAAAGACATACTCTATCAATACATATAAATGACATTGATGAAGAGTTATTTGATTTATTTAAAATAATAAGTCCTAAAGCATATACAAGTAAAGAGAATGGTTATGAATCGAAAGCTTTAGTAAGAGGAAGAACAGTAAAAAATAAATCTTCTATAAGATTAGCTATTTCTAGTAAAATACTAATAGATGATTTAATGCAATTAGGAGTTTGTGAACGGAAAACTTATGAAGAACTCCATATCCCAAAAATGCCTTCTTATTTAATAGGGCACTTTGTCAGAGGTTACTTTGATGGCGATGGTTGTTTTACTTGGCACGCTTCTGCCCCTAATTTAAGTAATCGTGAAAAAAATTGGAGAATTAAAATGGCTTGGCGCATTGATTCTAAAACTAAAACTATTCTTACTGAATTTCAGCAATGGTTCTATGAAAATGGTATTAAATTAAATATAACCTATATAAAAAGAGATGATATGTATAGAATAGGTACTAGTTCAACAAAGACTTTTATTAATTTATATGAGTTAATTCATAAAGATGCTAAGTATAGTTTATCTAGAAAAGCAAATAAAATTAATCATTATGTTAATACCGAGGTAACTTAGTTAATCACTGAGTACCGTAACGCATAGGAGGTGAACGCTAACGAGAGTAATAATCCTCCCAAGAGTCCGGAACATCCAACATTGTTGGATGAAAATATATGCTGAACTTATAGGAAACTATAAGAACTGTAGAATAAAAAGTCTACAGAGTAACAAAATTGATGGCGGAACTAGCTGATTAGGAACTCTCTGGTAGGTAGCCTATTAAAGTAGAATAGGATGAAGGAGATATATTTTAGGATTTTGGTTATTATAAAGATGAAAAAGGCTATACACACTTTGGTGTAATACCTAAAAAAGAATAGCCTATTAATGTCAATATAAAGTATACAGATGACCCATACAGAATTGAAACAAGTGATACTAGATTATATGAGGGAATGTCAACAAGTCGAATTTATTGGACGTATTAACATTACTGATTTAGAACCCCAGGGTTACAAAGTAGCACTAAATTTAGATGGTTCTGAAAATCCATTAGTAATAATGGCAGATTTACCTGATGATAAGTTCATCTGTTTTATAAAAGAAGAATTAAGACGTAGAAAGTTGCATAAGTAGCAACATTTTAAAGCTGTTAAATTATGTCCAACGAGGATTTATTAAGAAAGACAGATGATGCTATTTCTGAACTTGTTTATAATAAAACTAAGTTATAGAAAGCTTATAATTATTATTATGGTAAACGAGATAAAGAATAGTATAAATACTTAGAAGAAAACTTTGGTATAGGTAGTCCAACATCTGTATAGTTTACTCCACTATTAAGAAAACACGTTGATGCTTTAGTAGGCGAGTTTTTGGACACCCCTATAATACCTAAAGTTACTTGTAAAGATGATTAGACTATTAGTAATATTGGAAGAGAGAAATAGTTAGAAATTACTAACTAGATTATTTAGTTCTTAAAGAACCATTTAAATAATGCAATTTTACAAATAGCACAAGGTAGAGATATAACAGATAAAGCTATTAAAAGATAGCTTGATAAAATTATAGAAGATATAAATGAATCATTTGTATCACAATATGAAATAACTGCATAGAATGTTATTCAGTATATAATGTAGTCTAGGTAGACTGACATTATTACTAATCTTAGATAGTTACTTACTGATATATTAATAACTGGCTATTGCTTCTATAGAGTTGTTTCTAAAAATAATACTAATATAGGTATAGAAGTATTAAGCCCCCTTAATACGTTTGTTGATAGAAATCCTGATTCTATATATATTAAAGACTCATACCGAGTTGTAGTGCGATCTTGGCTTACTAAATCCTAGATACTTGCTAAATATGGTAAAGAATTATCAAAAGAGGATAGAGCTAGTTTACGAGATGATTGGCAAGATTATACAACAGGAGAATATCATCGTTCAAATAGTCCTGTAGTAAGTGTATATGATGACATGGACGATGATGAAGAAGAAAGTACAATTCCTGGTAAACCTTACAATGATAGAGGTAATCTTATTCCTGTTTATGAAGTAGAATGGATTGAAACAGATGATAACTTTATAATGCAACGTTATAATACTATTCGTATTGGTGATGAATTTTATATTTTACGTGGTAAAGATGAAAATGTAATACGAAGTTAGAGCAATCCTAGTTATTGTGGTTTAACTGTTAATGGTGTTGTATTCTTAAATAGGAGCAAAGAACCATATAGTTTGATACTAAAGTGTGCTTCTATGCAAGATAGATATGATTTATTAATTTATTATAGGGATGTATTAATTGCTAATAGTGGTATTAAAGGTAGTATTATAGATATATCTATGATTCCTAAGTTTTTAGGTGTACAATTCCCAGAACGTGTTTAGAAATGGATTGCCTATAAAAAGCAAGGACTTGAGCTTATTGACACTACTATGGATGGTAGAGCTGAGGGGCAACCTATTAATACCATATTTAATGGTTATGATGATTCTATATCAGCTGCAGCTGTACAAGCTTTTGAAGTAGCTATTCAATCTGTTGAAAATACAGTATCTTCTATTACAGGAGTATTTAGAGAGAGACTAAATGGTATTCAATAGCGTGATGCTGTTTCTAATATATAGCAAGGTGTTAATAATTCATTTATTATTACTAAACCCTATTATTAGCAAATGGATTTAATAACTTGCGAGATACTTACTGATTGTTTAAACTTAGCTAAAGTAGTATTTAAAAATGGACTTGAAGGTACACTTATATTAGGTGAACATTAGCAATAGATATTTACTGCATTGCCAAAATATTTTACATTCACAGATTATGATGTACATATAACGGCTAGTACAGAAATAATGCAGGATTTACAAACTATTAAATCTATGCTTCCTGACCTTATTAAATCTGGCTTAGTAAGTGCAGATATTATATTTGAAGCTATTACTGCTAAAAGTTTAACTTAGCTAAAGGTTACCGTTAAAAAGGCACTAGCTAAATAGAAATAGGAAAACAATTAGCTATAGTAGCTTTCACAATAGCTAGAACAAATACAATAGTAGAATCAAGACCTACAAAAGTAGCTGCAACAAGCACAATAGCAAGTTAAAACTCTCAATGAATAGAAAATGCAACTGGATCAATAGAAAATACAGCTTTAGTATTAGGTAGATTGGTTTAAAGTGCAGGCAGATAAAGCCTATAGAGATAGACAACTTGATATTGAAGAGGAGCGTACTAAAATCGAATTAGCTTAGTTGCGTGATGGTAATCCTTATAATGATAAAATTAAATAGATATGACGCCGTTAGTAAAAATATGTAAAGAAAATAATTGCTCATTAATAATAACTGATGTGACACAAGATTCAGATTAGTATGTGGATGAGTCTATTGCTAATCCAAAAGCATGGCATGAGAGGAATAAATTTAAATACAGTGAAACATATACTCTAAATATTATTTATAAACACACTACTAATAGTGATGATATAATAGCTAGTATTATTACAGATCACTGTTCTTATCTTGATGAAGAGCATGTTAAATTAAAAGAAGATGGCTATTATACTATAGACCATATTATTTTACCTTCAATAGATACATATGATGATTCTATAGAGTTAGATTGGTATGTTTGTGATGGTGAGTCTGTATATACTAGATGCGAAAATAAGTGGGAAGAAGTTAAATTTAATGATTTAGCTAAATTAGTAGAAAATAATAAGCTAGAAGGAACTACTATTTCTGGAGTTTCATTAACTTAGTTTTCTATTTGTCATTTATATGAATGCTATGTAAGAAAATGTCAAGCTGTGTTTAAAACATTACAACCCTGTCCTGTAAAAGATGTAGATTTTGCAAGAGATTTAGTATGGATGGCAATTAATGTAATTAAATATTATGTTGAGATTGGCTAGTTGTTAGAAGCCTAGTCGTTGTTAGAAGAACTTCATTACTGCGGAGAACTCTGTAGCGAAGATATGTCTTCGACAACTGACTGCGGATGCTCTAGAAAAGCTTAAATTAAAATCTATAGAAGATTTTAAAAAGCTTATAAAATAGATAAGTTATGGCTATAGACCAAGTTATAGAAATTTATTAAATCAAATATGCTTTATAGAAGTACATAGCCAATTAGATAATTCAGAATTAATTTACGAGCAATATATAAACAATGAGTTGTAGTAATTAGTTTAGGCATGTATGTCTAAAAGACTTAGAAAATTATATTAAACGTGACACTTATTTCTCAGACTTTAGTGAAGAGGAAATAGCATAGATACAAAAAAATCTAGGTATTGTTGTTAATAATGGTATTGATGAATACAATCCTAGACTTATAACTGGTACATATAATTAGATTATTCAATAGCAGTAGTTAGGTAATCTAAAAATAGGATATGTGTATATTATCACTGATTTTAGAAGCATTTATTTAAATGATGATAATGTTGTTTGCGGAACAGAAGCTTTTATACCAAGCTAGGAATATTGGGTGTTTTTAACTCCTATAAGTACTAGTGTATTTGATAAGCGTGTTTCATTATTTTAGCCAAAAGCAGTAAGTAATTGTCAAAATTGGATAGTAGAATATGATATTACTAAAAATAGTTGTGCTTAGTCTAAAGGAACTATTACATATCTTAAAGATACTAATGGGAATTATGCTTACTATGACTTTAAAAATATTAAATTCAAAAAAACATTAGCTGATTTAAATAAAGGTCCTATAAGCTTTACTAATGATACTTATTTATATACATTTGATAATAATGGTGTAGATGCCTCTGAACTAAATTGCAAAAATAACCATTTAGAAAGTGGGGCATATAATAATGTGTTTTTAGGCACTACTAAAAATGTAATTTTAGATAGTGATTGTCATGATAATATATTTTTTAAAAATATAGAAAATAGTCATTTCCTTTATGGTACTTACAATAATTACTTTAAAGAAGTTGCCAATAATTGCTATGGCAGTGTTCATGATAAAGAAATTACAGAACTTACATTATTACCAACAACAAAGCATTTTGAATAGTTAGGAGATAAACAAATTGTAACATACTTTGACCACGAAACACTTACTTAGCAAATAGTATAGCTATGATGTTAGATGACTCACTTAACTTACTATTAACTCCTAATCCTAAACAAAGTGAAGAAGAGACTATTTAGTTACCAACACATCAATGTAAATAGCAATATCTATTAAAGTCTAACTTTCTTTCTGAATTTCTTACTAAATCAGATAAAGAAAAAGTACTTTAGAATTTAGGTATATATGAAATTGGCGGTGGTTCTTGGGGAAACATAAAAGGAAACTTAGAAGAATAGACGGATCTTATTGCTTATATTAATAATCCATCTAATATTTCTTATAAAACTTCTGATAATCCATTGATTACTAATGTTTAGTAGGCTTTAGATGAAGCTCTTTATAAAGAGTTAGAAACTACTATAGTTACTATTCCATAGTTAGTAGAATTAGGAACTACTATATCTAGTATTAATATTTCTTGGAATTATAATAAGACCATAGTGGCACAAAGCCTAAATGGTATTAGCTTGCCTATTAATAAACGAAGTTATAATATATAGGGAGTTTTTTCAAACACACAATCAATTACTTTGAATGTGTTAGATAGTAAAAAACTTACTACATATAATACATTAGTAGAATTTGTTCCTGCTATTTACTATACTGATAGTACTTCTATTCCAACTCTACCTACTACAAAAAAAGTATTAAGTAAAGATGGTAATTGTGAAATAAATATAAATGCACTTAACTATATATATATATTTATTCCTACTAAGTATAATAAATCTAAGTTTTATGTAGGCGGCTTTGAAGGAGGATTTCAAAAGTTAGAAACTACTTTATATAATAATATATAGTATGATATATGGAGAAGTGATAATGCTAATTTAGGAAAATTAACTATAAATATAAAATGATAGAGTTAATTAGTGAGATTAAATAGAAGAATAACGGAGTATTCCCACTTATAGATAATAATAATATTAGAGGTGGTGCATACTCCGTTATATCTTTATAGGATAGAGATAATATTCCTAAGATACGTTAGAAATAGGGAATGTTATGCTATGTTCAAGAAACAGATAAATATTATAAATTAGAGTCAACAGGTGCTTGGACAGAATGGACTGTTAAAGCTACAGGTATCCCTATTTATGATTAGGAATTAATAGATAAAGCAACACAACTTCCAGATAAGTATATTACTATTGCTAATAAGGAAACAGATTTAAACAACTAGCCTTTTTCACGAGAAATTAAATAGTCAGGTACTTACGTAGATATATTATTTTCTGCAATACGTAAATTACAAAGTGAAGTGGCAAGATTACGTAATGCCTTTTAGTATGGATTATACTCTTATACAGAAACTAATACAGCTATGTCTAGACAAGTAGCAGGTATTACTAATCCAGATGAAGAACCTTTATGGTGTATAGAAGAAGACGACTTGTCCTTAATTTATAGTATGAATATAGGTCTTGGACATGACTTAACACCTACTAATGAGGTTAGTATTGATACAGAGGGAATTCTTAAAATAGACAATAGTGCTACTTGGAAATGTAAATATACTGATATAGAAGATCCTAAATTATTTTTATACTTAACTACAACTAGTTTAAATATAAAAATTAATCTTATTAATAATTATTCTTTTAATCTTAATGACCTAGAAATACCAAAAGCTGAAGTATATAATACTATGATATGTATCAATCGTAATGAAAACAACAGTTTTATATATATAAGTATTGGGACAGGTACATAGGTATTAAAAGAAGGTTATTTATATGAGGGAAAATTATATAATACTCCTAGATATATAAATAGTATTTATTATTTTACATCTGTAGTATTTAATAATCTATCACTATCTAAACTTAATTTATATTCTAAGTATTAGGATTTTTCTAATTAGGTAATTCCTAGTGCTCCTACAGATGAAGACTATAAATATAAAGTAGCACATCTAACTATTAGATCAGTATCTACTAAGTCAGTTTTAGATAGTATTAAACACTAGCTTCCAGAAAATGAGCTTATTTTTGTAGTAAATGAACGGAAGTTATATGTTAAATATGATAACAATTTAATATCAATAGGAGGAAGTAGTTCTCCCATAGAAGAAGGTATGACTAAAGAAGAATTATTTAAGGAACTTATAAATATGGGTCTTGTTAAAAACTCTGGAACAGAACAAAACCCTATTTATGAAATTAATGATTTTGCAGGTATCACATTTATTAATGAAGATACAGGTAAAATATTTAAAATAGATGTAGATAGTAATGGTAATATCAGAAGTAATTTAGTCCCCGATAAAGTTACTTTATTAGATAATAGAATTAAACAAAGTCAAGTAGAACTAAAATAGAATGTACGTGGTTTTATCGGACAACTTGGTATAGCTGAGGGAAATAAATAGGGAATACCATTAACAATCTCAGGTGATGTTGGATTATTTGCAGATAGAATAAAAATAGGAGCTTTCTATGCTCCATTTAAAGATGCCAAAGTACATGGTTGTAATAGAGCTTATATAGAATTAGAAAATACATCTGATAAAGATGTATAGTTACAAGGTTGCTATTTACATGTAACTCGCCCTAACGCAGACAATTAGCAAGTAGTATACCATTTACCATTAACAGGTGTATTAAAAGCAGGAAGTACCTATTTAGTAGTGGGTAAGGAATATGCTCCTATTGATGACGCTAATATTTTTATTAAAGTTAAATCTTTTGATTAGGAATGGTTTATTGATAAAGAATTAATTGATTTATCTATTGATTCAAGTACATAGCTTGGATATGGAATTGCCCTTACTTATGGTAATGAAAATTTACAAGCAACTGATTATCTATATAAAGTGTCTGATAGTACTTTATTAAATTAGATTGATAGTTCTTTAACAAAAGCAAATTTTCCTAAAGTTTATGACCCAAGTTTTATAGATGCTGTATATTATTATAAGGGAGTTTTAAATGCTTCAACACAGGGTTATTGGGCATCATTGGTAATTAATATTAAACCAAATACTTTATACAAAAATATGTTTGAATTAGACCCTGCTAAACAAGCTTTCTAGTCTTGTAATAAAAAAGATAGCTCAAGGGCACGTTGGGAAAACCTTAATGATGTATGGGTAATGGATCTTTCACAACCTACTATTAAATTTAAGTACTCTAACACTATATATAAGCTAGAAAAATTCTCACCTAAAGCATCATTTGAATCTAAAAATGTATCTACTGATAAATCTAAATTAGATACTACAAAACCAAATATGGTAACTTGTTCTTTTGGTATTAATATACACACAACAAGATGTTTTAATTGGATTTCAGTAGGTAATTTTAACGAATATGTATATATAAGAAGGTAGGGAACTGAGGAATGGTATAAATTTGAATCTTATAAAGAAAGTACTGATACATTAAGTGATTCATATCCAAGACGTAAAGTATATAAAGATACTACTAAAACAGCAATATATAACCGAATTATAGGCAGATTTCCTGGCGATGGAACATTCTATACAGCACATAAGTGTGTTATTGAACTAACTCCCGAAGCTCCTACATAGCCAGAAGTGTGGGAATATAAAGTTGGTAGAGAAGACTCAATGTCTGATATACAAACATTTACTTTATATCCAACTACATATAAACCGCGTATTTATCATATTACTGATTAGCAAGGATTTCATTGGATTGAATACTAGGTATGGGCAGCAGCAGCTAATAAACTTTATGACAAAATTAAAGAAGATTAGAAAACTAGTAACATTATACCTATATTAATTAATACAGGTGATATGACATAGAATGGTACACGTATTAATGAATGGTATGATTATTATCAAGCTGGTAGTATCTTATTTAAAGAACTCGAATAGATGAATGTTGTAGGTAATAATGATTTATGTGGAACTAATATAGAAGAATTAGGAACAGGCGATGATAATGGTAAATCTAATTCATTCTACTTCCATGTATTTTATTGTTATGATATAGTAGATGATGAATTTGTACCTATTGTTAATAATAAATACATACCAAGTCTTTATTATTTTGAATCAGATTAGTTTAGGTTTATTATGATTAATAGTGAGATTACATATATTAATTGTTAGAAATGGTTTAATCTTACTAAAGATGATGCTATTGTTAATATCTATACAGGATTTACATTAAGCACTAATTAGGTTTATGACAATTCATTTAAATCTATTTATTAGATGGTGTATCATATGCTAGATACTACTAAGCAATGTATTGCAGCATGCCATGAGATGCCATATACTGTAATAACTAATAGTAGTATTGCTAATGGTCAAGAAGGTTATTCACGTTCTGTAGGTCCTGGTGGAGGTGCTTTAATTGGTAGTCACTGCAATTAGTTAACTAATTCAGAAGCAGGTAAAGGTATATATTGGCTAAGTCGATTGCTTGAATTTAAACATGTAAAATTATGTATTGGTGGACATAAGCATACTTATGCATGTACTTATCCTGTGCGTGAATATTTCTTATTTGGTGAAAATAAAAATAGCAAAGATAACTATTCTGAGTATACAATGACTGATACATTAGAAAATGATAATGTTACTTGGATATAGGGTTCTAAGCATCTTACTAAATTCCCATTAACCAAACGAACCGATGTTGGAGAACCCACAGGTAGTATATTCTTCCCATACACAGCAGTTCCTGATCTAGAAGGTGGCGTTACATATTTTATGTGCCAAGCAACAGGTTATAAATTAACTTCTAATAAAGAGTTACCAAGTGCTAATTAGAAATTTTCATTAGTAGTACCTAATACTACTATAAAAGATGGTAAAGACACTGCAAGTAGTGAATAGAAATATCCAATGTTTGGTATAATATCATTAGATAGTACTGAATATAATATTAAATTAGTTCGTATTGCTAATATATTTAAAGACTTTAAATTTGCTTAGAATGTGTATAGTACAGAACCTATGCAATTACAATACTTTAAATAGGTTTCTGAAAATAATTACGGACAATGGGTAACCACTGAAACAACAATGCTTACATTATGAGATTAAATGGTAAAGACAGAATAATAACAGAAGATGATATAATTCTTTCGGGTAGTTCTCTATCCGAAAGATTTGAATCTTAGCAATAGTAGATTAATTAGCTTTAGAGTAATGTAAAATGGATATATAAGTATGGAGGTGTAGGAAAAGGAAGTGGTGGTGGAAGTTCTTCTTCATCATTTTCTGTGTATGCTACCCTTAATGGAATTTAGTTAAAAGATTAGACCATTGTGTTAAATGGAGCAAATAGCTATCATTTATATATTAAAATAAATAATCCTAATGATAAGTCTTTTAATGTAAAATATTCATATACTATTACTGGTAATACAGGACATGATACTACTCAAGAAAATACATAGGTGCTTTCAATTAGCAATAACTATACTATAGATACTTATATAACATTAAATAATAATGCATAGTTAATTATTGTAGCGACAGATGGTAACGATACAAAGCAAGTATCTTGTTCATATGTAACTAATCCTTATTCATTTAACTTAGTATTATTAGATGATAAATAGATAGTCTATAATTAGGAAGAAATATTTATATCAACAGCTGCAGAAAAAGGATTAAATGTAGCTTTATAGTATACAATGTCCATAAATGCAACAGCTACTTATGAATATGAATTTAATGGAGTAAAAACAACAGGAGAAGTTAATGATAAGACAGGTAGGATTATTTTTCCTATAGATAAAAGTTTATATATAGAAGAAAATTCTGGTTACTATAATGCTTCTATAAAAATTAATGTTCTTCCAGAAAATTAGGAACCTATAATACTTACATATAATAAGTAGTTTAGTCTTGTTCCTGAAAGTTTATACGTACTACTACTACCGTAGTCAGGGTATTTATATAAGGAGGAAGTAAGTAATCCTGTTTTATATAAACCTGGATATATTGCCTTTAATTATCGTATTTACGAAGGGACTCCTTTAGGTAGAACATATACAGTAAAGGTATATTTAAATAATCAACAAGTGCTTAATAATAGTGTATTAGAGCGCGAACAAAATGATTTTAAAATATTTTCTAATGTAGCTGGTCTAAATACCCTTACTATTGAAGCAATAGGTACTACTATCTATAGATCTACTTATTATTTTTATGTTGATGAAAATCAAATTGACTTAAACTGGTTAGATAATAATTGGCAAGCTCATTACTATAGAATCAATGAAACAACATAGGAATTTATTAATTTTAAAAATAAAATATTCATAGAATAGACTGTAAACTCTGCTACTATAGATATTACTGGAATAGAAACTCCCAATCTATCAGGAACGGCTATAGTTAATACACATGTTGCTGTAGGTATATAGTATAATGCAGTTAACAATGTAAATCCTACTATATTGTAGTTTTTTAATAAAAATAAAAATAATTCTATATTAGATATTAGTCAAGCCACTATACTACGTGATGGTACTTCTAAAGATATTTATATTTAGAAGCAGGAAAATGCTAATGCTAATACTATTACTAACTATCATCTTTTATAGGTATATTCATAGTATGTAAAATCTATAGGTAATGAGAATTATTACTAGTTATCTATTTATATAGATGGACGATTAGAAGCTGAAATGCCTTAGCTTGTTAATACTCCTTTATTAATAAACTCTTTTAAGATATTACCTGTAAATTGCTTTATTAATTGTATTGATATTGATTATAAAGAAGCCACTAGTAATAATAATTGTGATTATGAAGTATATAGGTATTATCTAAAGTATCAAAATTCTATTTTAGGAAATACTAATATAATATAGGAGGCTTAGTTATTATAGTATCTAACTAATTTTCATGTTAGTACTAATGGTAGAGTAGAAGTTGATTAGTAGACTATAAGTAATATTTCTGCTAATATAGATACACCTACAATGATATTAGTGTATGAAAATGATAGTGATGAAGATTTCATGACTAAACTTGAAAAGAACTATGGTGAAGATGGTACAGGTATAGGTTCTGACTTAAATTTCCCTGTTACAATACAATGGAGTCCTGGTAAAAAAGGATTACAAATTATATAGTTTCCTGATGAATACATAAATGCGTAGTTCAGAGTGGGTCTTTAGGGTTCTTCTACAAAAGGTTATAGAAGTAAGAATTTTTATATAGAAGCAGAAAATACTGTTGATTCTGAATAGGCAGAAGTTTATCTATTTTCACCGAATTTTAGTAATGATGATAGCACTACTTTTTTACCAGAAAGAAGATTTAATTTAAAGGCAGATGTCGTAGATAGTAGTCATTCTAACAATACTACTTGTGGTAAATTTGTTAATACTGTGTGTAAAAAATTCTATACAGATACGACTAATCCATATTCATCTTATGTACGCAATTGTCTTGAAGGATTCCCAATGCTATTGTATTTAAATGTAATTGAAACCGATAAAAATACTGGCGAAAAAACTAAAAAATATTATTATTTAGGTATCTATAATTTTAATTTAGGGCGTGAAGCTTATTTTAATTTAGGATATAGAGATTTAAATGTATTCTGTGGTAAAAATAATAAGAAATTACTATTAAATGCAGGTGATTCATTTACATTCTATAAATTAACTAAAGAATAGGATACAAATGTTAAAGGACTGGGAGTTGCTGAAATTTAGGGAGGTTCTCCATATTTTGATTTTTCTTAGTTTGATAAATCTATACTATTTGAGCAGGCAACTAGTAGTAGTGAAACTAAAGATATTACTTATATGTTTGGTGATTTAGTAAGGGGTAATGGTTCAACAGATACAGACTTACAAAATGCTATTACTAATCTTGTTAAAAATGTAGCTTTGTCTGGAGGTTATTTATTTGACTTCCTTAAAAAGAATAAAGGCTCCTATGAAGAAGGTTATAATGCAGAAAAAATAGTAAATGGAAAGCCATCAGGAGAATCTTTAAATCAAGTACCTGATTATACTACATAGTATACTCGTCAAATAGAAGCAGGAGGCGGTTCTATATTTACTCCTATTGACCAAACTCCAATTAAAGGTACTGAGTAGAATTTAATAGAGTTGCTTATACCTGATGTAGATAGTCATAGGCAAGCTATATTAGACTATCAAAGTTTAGCTGAATATTATACTATATGTATGGTTTTAGGATTAGTTGATAGTGTAATGAAAAACCTCAATATTAAAACATGGAATCTTTATACATGGGTTTTAGCCTTCTATGATATGGACACATGTTTAGGATTGAATAATGCTGGTAGAGATATTAGTTATTTTGCATTTTCCGATTATTGGTATGGTGCTAAAACAACTTTAAATGGCATAGACTATCCTAATAAAGTTTCTGTTTATAGAGATTTTTCACCTAGATTATTAGGCGATACTGGATATGATATACCAAGTAGTTATTTATTTGCAGTTGCTAAATATGCTAGGCTTAGATTAGGAGGAGAAGAATATAATGCCTATATGTCTGTATATCCTTAGGATTTATATGCTAAATGGCGTAGTAATACTGTTAATAAATCTACTAATGAAGGTGTACTAAAAAATGCAGATTACTTTATGGAACATTTCTTTTCTAATAATATAGGTAGTATAAATGCTGCATTAGTTTCTTATAATTATCGAGCTAAATACTTATCTTTAGGTAGTGCCAATTCTACAGTATGGATTAATAATGATTATGTTAAATTCCATGGTACTCGTATTAATAAAGTAAGAGATTGGCTTAATGGACGTTTACACATTCTAGATGTTTATTTTAATTTAAATAGACAAATGGTTGGTGCTTTCTCTTATTTAGATAATAATGAATGGAAAACATTAAAATTAGGAGAAACTCCTGTAAGCGATTTAACATACAAAGGTAATTATGATATATCAACAAACCCTGATGTAATTATATTGCATGATATATTTTCAGAAGACGAAAGTAGTGCAGGTGTATAGCTATCTGCTGATACTAATTTTACTATTAAATGTCCAGAATATTCACCCTTACAAATATGTTCTGCCAACAATGCTATTTAGTATAATTATATATTAGGTGGTTAGAATTTATAGAATATTAAATTTAAAACTAGTGGTAACTAGAGTGTGAAATTAGGAGGTTCACAAGCATGGACTTACTTAGAGTCAATTAATTGGGTTAGTTCATCTGGTAGTTTATTAATTAATTCTGCAAATCTAGAAACTATTTATGGTAATGATGGTTCTTTTGCAGGAATTGAGTTAAGAACACCCAATGCTAAAACTATTCGTTTAAATTCTTCTAAATATACAGGAGAACTAAAATTAAAAGGATCTTCTAATTTTCCTAATTTAAGTACAATTGATTTATCTAATTCTAAGTTAGGATTAGATATAGATAATTTAAATGTGTCCGAAATTAATATTTCTAATATTTAGAATAGTTCTGCATCTATAAAAATAGCAAATTGCACTAATATTACTAAATTTATATGTAAAAATACTAATTTATAGTTATTATCCTTCTTAAATATTCCCGAATCTATTAAAGACATAAGGCTTGAAAATAACAAAATATCAACTATTGATATATCATGTAATGCTTCTAATGGCAGTATCTTTATATCGAATGATTCTACTTTATCGGAAATAACAATAGCTGGCTTTAAGACTGTCTACATTAGTAATTGCCCTAAACTTAAAAAAGTAACATTTAAACAAAGTGAATAGCCTATTAATGATATAAGTATTATTAACTGTACCAATAGTATATTTACTGTAGTATCAACTGCATAGAGTAGAGAAGGATATGCTGATTTTTCTAATGTAACTACTTTATAGACTTTAAAATTGACAGGTACACTAGGTATTAAGCATCTTATATTACCTCCAAATGTAAAACTTCTAAGTAATGCATGTAGTGGAGTTACAGGATTATAGACCGTAACAGGTACTAATGTGTAGATAGCAGGAACTTATGTTTTTTAGAATTGCAATAAATATGGATTAAAAACAATTGATGGAAATTATACAGATTTTCATACAATTACAGCTGATATATCTGGATTATTTAGTTATAGTGCAACTAGTACAGCTATTACTAGAGATACAGCTAAACATTTTATTACTAATTGTATTAATCCTAATGTAATAAATATTAGCTACTTATTTTATGGTAATATAGGTATTGAATATGAATTAAATGAATTTAGAAGTGATTTGGCAAATGGAACTAAAAACTATATTGATTTAAGTAAATTAGTAAATGTTACTAATGCTAATTGTGCTTTTGGCAAATGTAAAGTTAGAGCTTTACATAAGAATATGTTAAAGTTTGGAGGCACTTCTCTTACATTAGACGGTTTTATAGATCCTATTTATGCTGAATCTGATGACTATATTTATGCTACATTAGATAGTTTAACTAATATTATTACTAAAGTAACTTATCTATTTGGTACTTATGAAAATAATAGACATAGATATATGTTTTTAGATAATATAGGTAATCTTATTACTGAAGAAATTAGATTAAAAGATTTCTTTAACCCTAATGGATAGTCACCTACTAATTTAAAAACCTTATCACGATTCTATTTAAATACTACTGAGACATTTGATTTAACAGATTTATTTACATCTAGCTGGGCAAGTTTAACATGTATAGAGGATTTTTTATGGGCATCTAACTAGAAGTATAAAGGTATAAACAAGTTATTCTATAATTTACCTAAATTAAAAACATTAGGATTTGGAGTATTAACTATTTCAGCATTAGAAGAAGAACGAACCAATCTATATACAGTGATAAATTGGGAAGCATTTATAAATAGAGGAGGTACTATTACTTCAAGTAGCTGGCTATATGCTACGTTTGATTTTAGAAAAGAGTTAGCTCTTGATGATTATAATAGATTATGTAATTTGATATTAAAATCATCTTTTACTAATATATCTTGTTTATTTTATAATTGTAATATTATAGGATACCCTAATAGTGATTTATCGTTTGGTACTATAAATGTTAGTAATAGCCGAATCACAGATTTATCTCATGCTTTTAGGAACTGTAGAATGTATAATAATGATAGAGAAGTACCTATACCATTAAGTGCTACATTCTTTAAAAATCTTCCTAATATAACAGATATACCTTATACATTTAGTAATATGTATTTAAAAAATCCTATACCATTTAATTTCTTTAATAAGCGTATTGAAGATAATAGTAAGGATAGAAATGTATATGTAAAAATAGGTGAAGAGTATAAGCAAGCTTATTTAACTGAATATACATACAAACATGATATTAAAGATTTTAGAATGCTGTTCTATCAAACTAGATGGGAAAAGACATAGTATAATCCTACATTATATAATATTCCGCAAAATAAAGTTGAATATAATGGGAGTACTTATGATACTTACTATATACGTGTATCTCATGTAGATGAAAATAATGAAGTATACTATACTTATGAAGAATAGACTGTATCACAAGGTACAGAAGTAACTGATGCACTTAATTTAAAAGGGTATTATATATAGCAAGCAACCTATAATACTACCAATGGTGATACTTATCATAATTTTGATCTAGGAGATAATAAGGTTAATGCTTTGTGTATTCCTCCTGATTTATTTTATGGAGTAGTAACAACAGGTACTGTGTATTATGAGTATGCATTATATTGTGCAACTCCATTACAAGGTATTATACCAAAGAATATATTTAAATATAATAGAAGTGGCACAGTTACCAATACATTTAAAGATTAGCACATTATTCCATAGCTTGTTAAAACTTATCAAGATAATGGCAAAACTGTAAATATATATACCCATTTCCCAAGTAAGTATACTACATCAACTAATTTAGCAGACGCATTTAATTGCTAGTCTGTAATACCTATGAATGATAGTAGAACAATTAATTGGGTATTTATATTACTTAAAGATTCTATCCCATAGAAAGTAACAAATTTAAGTAATGCTTTTGCTATAAAAACATAGACAAATTATTGGTATAATGGTCAAACTAAAGACGATAATAACTATATTAATTATATGGGTAATGTTACTAGTAGTGGTTACACAGAAGGATTTGATATGAATTACTATGATTAGCTTAAAGCAGATTATATGTTTTATAGTGAATTAAACTCATTTATTTATGGGCGATTATTTAATTCTACTTTTAATATATCAAATATAGCTATGTCTGATATAACTCATAAAATATTTAGTAATGTTAGTAATCAAGGATATTATACTTCTTAGTATATAATATTTCCAACAGCTACAAGTGAAATACCTTATGTATTTAATTGGGATAGCACACGCAAAGAATTAAAATCAAACTAGATTCCTATAGGTATAGATTATTATAAAACGGCAGGTGTTATAATCAATGATTAACAAAAACATTTCAATTTGGAGGGGTAGTGCAACCCCTCCTACTAATTATCATTTATGGGAGAAAGAAGATGGTGGTTTATACGTCTACTTAGATGAAAAATGGCAACATCTTGTAACTCCTGCAGATAAAATAATATTAGATAAACATTAGCAACAGCTAGATAAAATAAAGAATCTAGCTTTAACTGAAATAGATCCGGCAGATACTAATACTTATAAATCATATTAGTTAAAATCAGATGATAATGTATTTGGTACTACTATAAATATTCCTAAAGATAGATTTATTAAATAGGTTACTTTAGGATATGACAATGCTACTATAGATGAATCTACAGGTATTATTACTATTGGTACAGGTTTATCAAAAGAGTATCTATTGTTTTCTGTAGCTTTAGAGTCTGGCAGTTATGAACTAGTAAGTATTAATTTAACTAACTTTCTTACTGAAAAAGATTACTCTGACGGATTAGAAGTAATTGATAATAAGCTAAAAGTTAAAGTAGATCCTAGTTCTGAAGAGTACCTTAAAGTATCTAATGCAGGCATTAAAGTTGAAGGTATTAATACTAAAGTTTCTAATACTGTAGAAGACATTAAAACTAAAGTATAGAATGGTGAGTGGATACCAGTGCGAAAAGGATCTGGCAATGGTTCTGTTATAGTAGGAGGAAACAATTTAGCAACTGAGCAATTTTCTTATGCAGAAGGTGACAGTACAACTGCAAGTGGTATATGTAGCCATGCTGAGGGTATGTTTAATAAAGCATCTGCCCAGATGTCTCATGCTGAGGGATGTAGTAATAGAGCACTTGGGAATGCTTCACATGTTGAGGGTATGTTTAATAAAGCATCTGCCCAGATGTCTCATGCTGAGGGATGTATGACTAAGGTGAGTGGTCCTAATTCTCATGCACAAGGCTATTATAATTATGATGATGCATCATTTATCGATATGGTTGGTGTTGGTAATGCTAATACTAGAAAGAATGCCTCTATAATATGTTACTATGCTGATGAAGACCCAAAAAATGGCTATCAATATTTACTTGGTGTTGGTGGATATGAAGGCTAGAAGATTGGTAATGCTAAATCTGTACAAGAAGTATTTGCAGATTTAGAAACTAATAAAGTAGACAAAGTTGAAGGCAAGTCTCTTGTATCTGATACTGATGTTGCTAAGCTATCTGAGTTGCCTAATAATGCCACATTAAACACTAATATTGCTGATGCTAAAAAAGCAGGTACTGATGCTCAATCTACTATTAATACTCATATTAAAAACATTGATAATCCACACAATGTTACTAAAGCACAAGTAGGATTAGATTAGGTAAATAACACATCTGATGCTGATAAACCCATATCTACAGCAACTTAGAATGCCTTAGATAGTAAAGTTGATAAAATAGAAGGTAAATAGTTAAGTACTAATGATTATACTACTGCCGAGAAAAATAAAGTAGCTGAATCTATTAATAAATCTACAGCTAATACTCTTATTAATACAGCTATTGGTAAATTAACTAAAGCTAGTGTTGGTTTAAATAATGTAGATAATGCTGCTGATGCTAATAAAGAAGTTTTATCTGCTACTAAGTTAAAAACGACAAGAACTCTTTGGGGGCAATCATTTAATGGAACTGCTAATGTTAGTGGTAATATAACAGGCATTGGTAATGGTGCTGAAGCTAGAATGAATATAGAGGCAGTTCCAGCTTATGTAGACTATATTCACATATATCTTACTGCAACTCATAGACCTTTAGTATTACAAAAAGGTTATGGTAATGTAGGTATTGGTGTTGAAGCTCCAACAGAGAAATTGGAAGTAGCTGGTAGTATTAAATTAACAGGTTCTGTAAAGAATGTAACAGAAGTATATACCATAGATGGTAGTAAATATGCAGAACCATGTACAGAGGATGATATAAAAGCTTTATTTGTATGAAATATTTAACACAAGATACATTAAAGTAGTATGATACTGCTTTAAAAGAGCACATTGATAATATATTTACATCTGATTTAACATCCTATGGCGTGTCATGGAAACCTAATGTTGGAGACCCACATTTAACTCGTGTTGGTAATATGACATACCACAAATCTTTACCTATACAAAATAATATGAAAGGATGTATAGCTTAGATGAAAGATGGTGCTAAAATAATATACTATTTAAATCATAATGATTGGAGATTTAAAGAACATCCTGATTATTTATATAATAAGTAGGTAACAGATAATACCATTACAGATGATGTGTTTAAGGATTTAAAGTATGAACATTAGTATGTAAAGATTAATAATAATGTTTTACAAGTTAAATCTATTAATACTGAAACTAAAACAGCTACTATAGAAGCTATAGAATCAGGAACTTATAATATTGAGTTAGGTTCTTGTACTAATGGATATGATGGTGAAGTAATGGTTGAAGTGCCAGAGTTTTGGATTAAATCTTGGGATACAGATACTAGACGAGAAGTTAGAATTACTCCAACTTATATAGATGATTCTTGGGAACATTAGCCACATATATTAGTAGCTGCATATCATGATACTGTTTTAAATACAGTACCTGAGAATATGGGATATTTAAGTTAGTTGGAAGTTAATTCTGCTATTTCAGTTGCTAATGTACACGATTATTGTAGAGGGGGTACTAATGATGCAACTTATGATTAGTATTTAGAAATAGATAGATTTAGATCATTATTAGGTAAACCTAGAACAGCTGTAAAGAGAGCTGATATGCGTACTTATTGCCGAAAAGCTGGCAAAGAGATTCTTAGCTATTTATAGTATAAGAGAATTATGTATTGGTTGTATGTAATTGAATATGCTAATTTTAATTGTTAGGAAGAATTTAATGAGGCATTAACTGAAGAAGGGTTTAAATAGGGCGGATTAGGCAACAGTCACTGTGACTCTCCTGTACATAATGTATTTGACTAGGTAGGATTTCGTTCCTCATGTATAATAAAGTAATATGAAATATATATCTAAAGACAATCTAGCTTTATATGATAATCTTATTAAAGATTATATCACAGATAAAGCTACAAATTTACAAGAAATGTTAGCTTATGGAGTATAGTGGTCAGAAGATTCAGCAGATCCACATCTTACTCGTATAGGCAATATGTCTATGCATAAAACACTGCCGAAAAAAACGGAACTTGATAAATATAAAGATAAGTTAATAAAAGAGATTATAGAATATGATAAATCAGATAACGTTAATACATTTTATTATAAAGGTGAACAAGCTTGGTTAGATAAGACTACAAGAATGGGATTAGTAAATTCTACTACTTTGCTTAAAGATAGTGGTGAAGAAACTGCACCGCTATGGATTAATAATAAGTTATTTACTTTACCTTGTGATAATATACTTGATTTATTAAATAAACTAGAGTTATACACAATTAAATGTACTAATGTTACTAATCAACACAAAGCTAATGTGTTAGCATTAACTTCTATACAAGATTACGATTATAAAACAGATTATCCTTTAAAACTTCAATTTAATTAATATGGGACGTAAAAAGCCAAACACAGGAATGTCAGGACTTTCAAAAGGTGGCAAAAGTACAGGTGGACGTAAGTGTAAGTAAATATAAACTTACAATAATCTATGTAAAATATATCACTGTTATATTAGCTATACTAGATATAATCCATACTACTTGTTCTTATTTTAATATAGATGCTTTTAGTATTACTATATTTAGTGGTTTATCTATAGGTTCACTAATACTATTATATTTAGTATCTTATGCTTTTAGTTATTGTAAGTATCATAGAATACCATTGCATTATATAGTACTAAGTAATTGTGTAGCAACTATAGATTATTATATTAGTATTCCAATATCGGATAGCGCTTTATATTGTTTCTATTTAATTATATTTGGTATATTTTCTATTTGGTATGTTATAGATTATAAGAAATCAACTTGCAGAAATCATAGATAATATAGATGCAGGTAACTCTAATTTAAGTTATGAAGATTAGTTAAAAGTATTTAAAACTATTCAAATGCTTACACAAGGTGACTAGAGAATGAGTAAAGTTATGGCTTGTGATTATTTAGGAGTTAGCCGAGCAACTTTTGATAATTATGTTAGAAACGGATTTATTCCTAAAGGTATTAAAGAAGATGGCTTTAAAGAGCTTAGTTGGAATAAATCTGATTTAGATGTATTTCTTAATTAGAAATAGCAACGTATTTAATAAATAGAGGATTTAAATAATGGTATTATTAATTGATAATACTACTATTTAAATTCTCTATTTTTATTTTTAGTAATATCCAACTTTTTACTTTTTATGATATATTATTATGTAGTTCTAGAACATAAGATGATTTTTATTTATTAACATTAAAAAGTAAAAAACAATGAGCGAAACAAAAACATTTGTAGTGCCAGATAATTTAACTGGTAACAATGACAATTTGGCTATGATGGCTATGCTAAATGGTGGCGGCGGTTTCGGAGGTAATTGGAATAACCCATTTATGTATTTAGTATGGATGTGGATGATGCGCTGGATGAATGGTAATGGTGAGTTCGGAAATTCTGATCCTAATGTACAACGTTAGTTATAGACATTACAAGAGCAGATGCAAGATAATCATAATTCAGATTTAATGATGTAGGCTATTAAAGGTAATAGTTAGGCACTTCAAGATTTATCTACCAGACTTAGTTGTGACGCTAATGCTTTGTAGGCAGCTGTTCAGAATGTATAGTCTAGTATAGCTACAGTTGGTAATCAAGTTGGATTTAGCTCTGAACGTATTATTAATGCTGTTAATCAAGGTGATTGTGGCGTTATTCAAGCTATTAAAGATTGTTGCTGCAATACACAATAGTCTATTCTTAAAATGGGTTATGATAATCAGATTTAGAATTAGAATTAGACATATCAGTTAACTAATTCTATAAATGATGTAAGTAATACATTATAGAGAGGGTTTTGTGACACTACTCATGCTACTTAGTCTTAGACTTGTGCATTATCAAATACAATTAAAGATACTGGTACAGCTAATACTAATTAGATTATTGCTAAATTGGATGCAATGCAGAACCAAGCTCTTCTAGATAAGATTGATTCTCTTAGAGAGAAAAATAGTCAGCAAGCCGTTATTATTAACAATGCCCAATAGAGCACTTTGTTTAATTAGATGATTAATGCAGCTACTGCTCCTATTAATGCTTCTCTTGCTGGCTTAACTAAAGAAATAAGTGATATTCAGTGTAAGCTTCCTTCTACTGTAACACTACCTTAGAATAATACTATTGCTGTTCCTACTTGTGTTGCTGCACAATATGGATTGTATGGTTTAAATAATGGAAATTTGTGGGCATGATGTATCCTTACTTTTATGCAAATACAAAGGGTATTCCACGATTAGAAGCAGATAGTGTTAATATTACAACTACAGAAGTAACATATAATTTTAGTCCACATAAATTTATAAATGCGAATTTTTCGGGACTAATATTAGTAAAACTACCTAAATACACAGCTCCTACAACTCCTGTTCCTATAGTATTTAATACTAATGGGAAAATATAGGCATTAACTACCTATGATGGAGCTGCTGTTACTTCTGATACACTTAATACTGCCGGAATACGCCTTACTTATTATGAGAATGGTGTTTTATAGTTAATTGGTTAATTATGGCTTTTTCTAATTTACGTAGTGGTAATCAACTTTATATATTACATAAAGACTCTGTACCTACTATAGAAATAGGTAAAGTTATTAGTATATCACAAGTATCTCCTAAGTATGGAAATATGTATAGTCCAGAAATGGTAGTAGATATATCCGCTAACGTAAATGGATAGCCTACTAACTTTTAGAAACTACCTGCATTAGGAGATATTGCCGATTTTGGTAATAACATTGTGCTTTCTTGTAATAAAGATGCTATGAGTAGTGAAGTACTTTCTATGAAATAGCGTAGTGTAGATTTAATTAATAGTGTTGAGTTACATTAGAATATTATTAAAGGTTGTGATGAAATTCTTACTTAGCTAAATCCCGAAATTAAAGAGAAATAGCGTTAGGAAGAAGAAAATAAAGCTTTAAGAGATGAACTCAATTAGTTAAAAGATATGTTTAAAGAATTTTTAAAAGTAAATACACATGGCAACAATAATTGAAATTCAAGAGAATAAATTAGATAGTTTAACTGAATGTGCAGAAAAGGCAATGCGTTACAATAGTAAACTCATGAAATGTCTAGACGAGTTACGTTATAACAAAGGTTATAATGAAAAGTATGGACGTAGATATATGGAAGAGGAACCTGATTATCATCGTTATTTTTAATGAGACAGTCTTTAGATTCTTATGATATAATGCCAACCAATATGCGGAAATATCTCCAAAATTATGGTTGGCATTTTAATAAAGCTTTATGTCATTATGCTGTATCTTTAATGAGAAAAGATAATGCTAAATTAGAACCTGTTTCTAAAGAGTTCATTGATAAGTTACTTTAGCAATATAATATAACATTAAAAAACAATGTTGGCTATGATTATATATTTGTAGCTAATATGTGTAAAGCTGATTATTATGGAAGTAGTATTAATGACGAAAAACATTTTGCTTTATATATAAAAGATACTATTGATGATGAAGATGCAGGTGATGGTACAACAATGCGTAGATGGTATGCTACTATGATAGCTAACGGACTTATGGTAGATTGGGAAGAATTTGTATGATTCATTTTAAAACTAATTTACATAAGTATAATTGGAATATAGATGTTTTTATACTATAGAAATTTAGTGATATTAAAGATATAAAAAACTATCTATATAAATATGATAATTATAAATAGATGCTAACTAGATTGTCTAAGTTTAAAAACTCAGGCTTTAGCTATTCTTACCCAAATAATAGTATACTAGTAGTAGGATTACAGGATAATTTATATGAGTTAGTAGATACCTTTAATCACGAAAAAAATCATATAGAAACCTATATAGGTAATTATTATAACATTAAATATGATTCCGAAGATTTTTCTATTTTAAGCGGAAATTTAGCAGCTACATTATTTAAAGACTTAATTGTTAATCTAAAAAGTATTTTTAGTTTTATATAATAGGAGATTTATTCTTAATTGAATATTTCTCCTATTTTTATTTGTGTGTGCATTAAGCGTAGTATATAATGATGTGTAAATACAAATAATATGGGAAAATACTTTACAATTAATGAATTAACAAAAAGTTCTACAGCTTAGAGGTTACATATTAATAATAACCCAACGTAGGAAGTAAAAGATAATCTTAATAAATTAATAGATAATGTTTTAGATCCACTTAGAGAACTTTATGGTAAACCAATTATTGTTAACAGCGGTTACAGATGTACTAAGTTAAATAAAGCTATCGGTGGTGCTAAAAATTCACAACACTTAGTAGGCTAGGCTAGTGATATTCGCACAGTTTAGAATACTAAAGAATCCAATAAAGAATTGTTTGAACTTATTAAAAATAGTAAGTTACCATTTGATTAGCTTATTAATGAGTATGACTATAATTGGGTTCATGTGAGTTATAGTCCTAGAAATCGTAGATAGGTTTTAACAATTAAATAAAAAAGATTATGAGTAATTTTGATGATGACATGTTTAATGAAGATGAGTATGCAGATGATACTCGCGACTCTACCCAGCAACAAGAGGAAGAGAATTAGGAAGATGCTCCGAAGGATTTAACTACCGAACTTTTAAAGATTAGAGGTATTGAAGATTCTTCTAAAATTAAGTTTGAAGATGAAACAGGTGCAACTATTGAGCGTGCATGGGATGATTTATCCGACAATGAGAAGTTAAATATCTTAGCTGGAGAACCTTCTCCAGAAGTAGATGAAGATTAGCAACTTGATGAAGATGAAATTCAGCTCATTAATGCTATTAGAAATAGTGGAATGAATGTACAGCAGTATGTGAATAATATTGCTCCTGTGCAAGCACCACAAGCATATAATCAAGAGAATCTTTCAGATGATGAATTATATGCTTTAAATATACTTTAGACAGTTGGTTCTGATAATATTACTGATGAAGAGCTGGAACAAGCTATTGTTCGTGCAAAAGAGAATGAGGACTTGTATAAACGCACAGTAGCAGGCTTGAGATAGCAATATCAGCAGTTACAAAAAGATGAATAGAGTAGATTGGAACAAGAACAATATGCTAAATAGCAAGAATAGTATAATGCTTTTGCCAATGTGGTAGATAATAATATTTAGAACTTTAGCAATTTCGCAGGACAAGAAATTGAACTTGATAATGATGAAAAGCAACAGTTGCGAGATTATATGTTGAACATTGATGAAAAAACAGGTTTAAGTTCTCTTGGTAAAGATCTTCAGAATCCTGAGACACTCGTGAGAGCAGCTTTTTGGATTTTGAATGAAGATAAAATTATGAATGAACTTGCTAAGTAGGCACAAGATGCATACAAACGTGGTTATAATGCAGGTAAGGTGACAAGTAAAGCTACGTTTGTAAAGAAACCCCAATCAAAGCCAGTAGAAAAGAACTTTGATGATTGGGATTAAATAATCAATAATTAATTATGTTAGTAGCAAGCATAGTAACGAATCGCTCGAACATGGGCAACACTAGGACATATGAAGATTTTAGTAAGTTTTTAGGTGATAAGCCACACCGTTTAGGTGTTGTTTCAAGGTTATACCCTGAATTAACTACTACTTTCTTAACTGAAGCATTACGTAATATCTATTATGCAGATAGTAAGCCCAATAAGTTCCAGAGCACGGATTCAACATACTTCGAATGGGAGGTTAATGTTAGTTTTGACCTCTATTACAATCAATTCTTTAAATTGCTGGAATATGCTACAGAATCAGCAGCCTAATTTAAAAAATTTAATTAAGGTTCAACGACTAAGAGAAATCAATTTTTAAACTGAATTACAATATGAAATATCAAGTATTTATTACAACTTGTTTAAAGTCACAAATTAATACCCTAAACAGAGTACTATTAGATATACATGAAGAAGATGCTGATTATTTAGGTGATGGAGTATTTGCAAGTCAAGCAAGTAGCTTTATGTATCCTAAAACACCATTTCAAGAAGCTGTTAAAAAATACGGAACTAGTAGTTTTATTAAAACAGTTTTATATGAATACAATAATTATGAAGAAGCATTTAAACAATTTAAAACATTACTTACAAATAGCTTTGTTAGATTGTCACATACTTATAATTGGAATACAAATGTTGATTATAAAACTATATATCAATTTGACAAAGAAGGTCAACTTATAAAAGAGTGGCATAGAGAAATTATTGATTTTTATGGATTACCCTATGAGAGATACATACAAGCTGCTAAATGTGGTGGTTACTTATTGAATAGCTATTGGAGTCTAACTCCTACCATTATTAATATGGGTAAACCTATGCAAATTATAAATAAATATAATTTAGATGGTAAATTAACAGAAATCTATTATTCAGTTAATAATTGTGCTGAACAATTAAAATTAGATGTTAATTTTGTTAAGAATTGCATTAAAAATCAAACTCTTATAGATAGTAAGTATTATTTATCTAATAAGCTTTATGATGTTTTTAATCCTAAACCTCGTAGACAGTATGCTAAAATATTTATATATGTATATAAAAATGGCAAATTTATTGATAAGGTTAAAGGTAAGGAATTAATGCGACTTATTAAAGAGCATTCTTGGAAAAAGATAGGGCAGGCATTTGAACTTAATAATGGATATTATGAAGAATATCAAATGACATTACAACCGAAGGTACTTATTAATTTATTTACTATTAATAATGAATATATAGAGACCTTTTATTCTGAGGATGAATTTATTAATAAATATAAAGTTAGTAAACGTGAAATGAATCAAATTCAACACGGTAATAAATATTTCAGAGATTATATTATTAAATATAATTCTTGTAAATGATATAGTCTATTAGGAAACTAACCAGATTAAGCGTATTCCTTTTGCAGTAAAACCAGTAGAAGGAGCAGGCGCAGATGGTGCAGAATTTGAAATGATTTTCCCAGAAAATTATTATCAACTGCACGAAATTTTTAAAATCGAGAAGACAGGCTAGCAGTGTATGGTTGTTTCTCCTTCTGTACGTAAAGCAGATCGCATGTTCTCTGTAATGTGTCGTCTTATTGATGATGATTATTCATCAGTACTTGACACTACAGGTTGCGAGGTAGGAGATTTAACTCACTTTATTGGTAATGCAAAGCCTGAGCTTCATGATTGTGGTAGCAATGCCTCAAATAATATTCTTAATTGCTGGAAGTTCATTATGAATATCAGCAGTTATCTTCTTTTAAGAAGGTAATTCAACGACTAGTTTAATTACGTATGTAAACTAAATAGAATAAATCCAATAAAGGATTAAGATATAGTCTAATCTTATACTAAAGTATAAGTTAATATAAATGTTTGTTAAATATTAGAGTAATATTGAACGTATGAGGAACTATATGTCAACGATTAAATATACTTGGTCGGTTATATAGTAATATATATTAAAATAAATTTCTTTAAATGCTTGAAAATCCTATAAAAAGGATAATAAGCAGCCTAAATAAACAGGTTCAACGACTATCATAGTAGATAAATTTAATAAATTTAAATAAGAAATAACTTTTATTCACATAATAACTATGTATTTAAATGGAAGAGTTAAAGATATAGTCTAATTTATACTAGTAATAGTATAATAATAAAATGCGAGTAGATGACACATATAGTTCAAAGTATGCATTGATGGAAGATACATTCATTAAGATTAGTAGGGGTGATGCCAATGGCGATAAGGTATATCGTCTTGAACCTATGAAGAAGAATCTTATTGAAAACTTCTTGTATGCACGTGAAAATATGCTTTTAATGGCAAAAGGTAACGTTGGAGTAGATGGTAAAGCAACTATCAGTGATAGAGCTACAGGTCGCCCTATAGATATATGTAGGAATAGTTAGTGATAACTATTTAAAATTTCTTTTAAATTGCTTGAAATCTTATATAAGATAATAAGCAGCTTAACTATATTTTAGACATTTATGCAATAATGTAGATTTAAGTTCAGAGACTATCCTATTTTAGGAGTACACATTAGTGGAAATAAAAGATAACTTATAAATATTAATAAGTATAATTTAAAATTATGAAATATATAGTATATTTAACTACAAATAAAATTAATAACAAAATATATATAGGAGTACATAAAACAGAAAATCCTGATATATTTGATGGATACTTAGGATGTGGTGCCTATATTAATAAACCCAGTTCATATCAAAATAATACTACACCATTTTTAAGTGCTGTTATGAAATATGGTCCAAGTAAATTTGTTAGAAAAACATTAAAAGTATTTGATAATTTACAGGATGCACTAGATTTAGAAAGATGGTTAGTAGATGAAGAATTTATTGCTCGAACTGACACTTATAATATTACTATTGGAGGAGGTATACCACCATTAGCAATAAAACCTGTGTATCAATATAACTTAGATGGTACTTTTGTAAAAAGGTGGGAATCAATTATAGATGTTACAAATTTTTATAAAATAAATAAAGATAGAGTTCGTATGGTTATAAATGACAAAAGATCCTTAGTAGGTTTTTATTGGTCAGAAATTAACTACAGTAAACTAAATCTTAAAGAATATCGTCCAAGTTCTAGAGGAAGTATTAGGCAGTATACAACCGATGGTATATTTTTAAAATCATTTAAAAACACTACAGAGGCATCAAAAGCATTAGATATACCTAGAACAAAAATAACTAATGCTATATATGGAAAATATGCAACATCTGGATATTGGTTTTTAAAAGAGGATGAAACTATAGAACAGTATTTAGATGGTTCTATAAAGAAAGAGCCAAAAATATATGTTTACGATATTACTGGTTCCTATATTAAAGAGTTTGAAAATATAAGTTCTGTTAAAAAAGAATTAAAGTATAATAAAAATGATATTAAAAGAGCTATTAAAAATAATAGTCTTTTTCAAAATATGTATTGGGCAACATTTAAATATACTAATATCTTAAAAGAAAATTCTGAAATAAGTAAACCAATAAATAAAAAAATATATCAGTATGATTTACAAGGCAATTTAATAAAAACTTGGGACTCGATAACAAGTTGTCAAAAATTATACCCATCAGCTTTGCAGGTTTGCTTAGGTAATAGAACACATTGTCATAATTTTAAATTTTCATTTGATAAGTTAATGATATAGTCCGACACCATTAGAAATAATGGATAAAACAGTTTGATATATTGGCGATGGAGTAATTCCACAGGTAGAACGTTTTGCATCTAAGTATTCTGCTAATAAAGTAACTATTAATACTTTCTAGCAGATTATTTCAACAATGGTAGAAAAGGCTGAGAAGCCTACAGACAACGTTTAATAATGTGTAGACGCTTTATGCAGTAATGCATAATGAAAAATAATTCAAATTGCTGGAAATCCTTAAAAGGTAATTAGCAGCATAGATTACTGAAAGAGTAAGATGTTCAACGACTAAATGTTTTATATTTTAATTTATGATTAATTATATTGTTTACAAAACAACAAATATGGTAAATGGTAAGATTTACATAGGAGTTCATAAAACTGATAACGTAAATAAATTTGATGGCTATTATGGATGTGGTATGTATAATGAGAATAGTCAGCCAGATATAACTACAGGATTTCCTGCAGCTTTACGTAAATATGGCAAAGAAAATTTTGTTAGAGAAACATTATTTATATATCCGTATACAGAACAAGGAGAATTAGATGCTTTTAATAAAGAAGCCGAATTAGTAAATGAAGAATTTGTAAAGCGTAAAGATACTTATAACTTACGTTTAGGTGGTAAATTTGCATCAAACGAATTTGCTAAAAAACCTATTGCTCAATATTCTATCAAAGGTAAATTTATTAAAAAATGGGATTCAATAGCAAAAGCTGAAGAAGCTCTAGGGCTAACAGCTATAGGAGCTGCCATTAATGGCATTTCTAAATACTGTGGAGACTATCAGTGGCGAGAATATACAGATGAAAATGATATAGAAGCTATAACTACTAAAGAAAAGTCTGTGTATCAATTTGATTTGCAAGGTAATTTAATTAAATCTTGGAGATCAGCTTCTGAAGCATCATTAACATTTCCTAATAGTCATGCTGCAAGAGCAGCAATACATAATGTTTGTAATAAAATAACAAGGCAAGCTTATGGATATTACTGGTCATTTAAACCAAAATTTGAATATATACCTTATGCACATGCTGTTGCTAAGTACGATGATGAAGGTAATTTTTTAGAATCATACACTACAGTCAAAGAAGCAGCAGCTGCACATGGTGTTAGTGTAACTAACATACGTGCTGCAATTTCGGGCAGACAGAAACGCTGTAGAGGGTTTAGATGGCGTTATTTTTATGGAAATAAAGACAATATAAAAGCTTTAAAATAATGATATAGTCTACTCTTATATGAAAATATAAGTTAATACTAAGGTTCACATTCCTTTGCAATGAAAAGGGCTGGTCTATTGTACAGAGAGTACTTGGCGAGTATCTTTCTAATCGTAAAGTAGATGGTGCTTACCTCTGGTCTAACCAAGGTGAGGGCAAATATGTAAAGGTTGGTAATACATTTGATGCCTATGAGTGGGGAGGTAATACAATCGTGTTTAAAGTTGATAGAACTTTGTCACGTGAGTTCCAAGACCCATATTTTATGTGCTTAGATCTTACTACTGGTAAGACTTCAGCACAACCTCCTATCCAAATGTTCTCATTGAAGGGTAAGGATTACATCTTTAATGAAGTTTTGGGTGTTGGTGGACGCACAGGAGGTGATAGTGGTGTTGTAAGTTCACCTGTTGCAGGTGGCTTAATGACAATTCATGGCTAAACTACTGCATGGTCATGTAAAATTTTCCTAATTGCTGGAAGTTCTATTACTATAATAGATAATCAGCAGCTTAAATAAATAAGTTCAACGACTAAGCAAATAGCTGTAAATTAATATAAAGCTAATTAATAAGGAAAACAAATATTTAATTTATTGTATTTAAAAATTTTACTTTATTAAGGGATTTAGATACAAATGCATTGATTAATAATATTTGAAGATATAGTCTACTTTTAGGTACGTTATTTATCTATAATGTTTATAAAAAAGATAAATACAGCGGGACCGATGCAGGCGTTGGTGTGTTTAACCCCTATCGTTCATTTATCCTTAAAGTTAAGGAATATTAATAAGATAATAAACTAAGAGTAGGGATTAATTTCCCTACTCATTTTTTAAATTGATTTATGAATTATGGCTAAGAAAACTAAAGATATTCAAAATGGCGATGTTAAAAGCAACATTGTCGTACTAAGAAGTGTCTATGGTAAAGTAGGATAGAAATATTTTATTCAACCATAGCGTGACCCTAAAACAGGTAGATTTCCCGCTTGTGTTAAGCGTGTTAATTCATAGGGTGATATTATATTAACTCCAGAAGAGCTAGATAAAGAAGCAAAAGGTGAAGCAGCTTATATAAAAGAAGATAAAGTATTTGTTATTACTGATGGTGCTACATATAATCTTGACGATGTATATCAAGCAGCAGAATGGGAAGCTATTAAACATTGTGATTTGATTGCTCCTGATAGGTTTGCAAAGAATGAAAATGGTGATTATCTTATAGATGGTACTATTGATCCACGTTCTGAAAAACCTCGTTATGGTACTGCAGAATTATATGTAGAACGTCCAGGCTTTGAATCACAAAAACGTATGACTCATAAGAAGCTTGTATTACAGGCACAGACATATATTACGAATGATGAGCGTGGTTATGATGGTCGATTACTTGTAGCTCGTGTACTTGGACGTAATATGTCAAATCAACCTAATTCAGATGTTGAAGAGTACTTATTCTCTGTGGCTGATAAAACTCCAGAAAAGATTATTAGCTGTTATACAGGTGGTGATATGAACCTTCGTATGCTATTTATCAATGCTAAAGAAAATAGAGTCATTACTAAAAAGAATGGTCTTTATATGTATGGAGAAGATGTAATTCTTGGTGCTAATGACAATGCTGTTATTGCGTGGATGAAAGAGCCTAAGAATAGCAAAGTACTAGCCTAGCTTCGTAAAGATGCTTTCCCTGAGATGTTCGGGGAATAAAACATTAAAAACTAAAACGCTTAATGACCGCAAGAGGTATATATGAAGCAATACTAATTGAATTGAGTAAAGTAAATGCACCTGCTTTAAAATTGCATGAGTTTAATTATTTATGTAATAAAGCAGTTAACTAGTTTATAAATGAAGTGTACAATGTATATGATATAAACTAGCAAACTACTGATGATCTTAGGGTATTAAAATCTACTGCTTATCTAAAACCTGAAAAAGTAGAAATTGATTATCCTCGTTATAATGATAAAATAAGAAACAATGCAGTATCTATAACAGATAGCTATAGCGGTATTCCTACTTTTGACGAGTTAGGCGGTAAGAATAATATTTATAGAACAAAGTTAAAGACACCAGGGGCTACTTATTAGATATTTATGCCACAAGACTATTTACATTTACTTAATTGTGTGTGTATTTATTACATTAATTAGCAAAACAAATGCTATGATGTTGGTGATATTATACAAGTACCTGCAAAACGATTAACTGCCGATTCTTGGTCATCTGTACTTACAGATATTTATAATAGACCAACACCTTTAAATCCATATTACTATATACATAATGTAAATACACAAATTGAACTACCTACGAATCCTTTAACCTCTAAAAAACCTGGTACGGATATGGCAGGTGAATATAATGGTATAGAACCCCTTGTTACAGATGAAGGTAGACTAAAAAGTTCTAATTTTAACCGCACTGTTAAGCTAAAATTAGGTGATGGCTCTATGCAAAATGTATCAGTAGTAGAAAAACCAATAGCTCTTCGTGTATCTAATCCAACTAATGTGCGTTGTGAAATTAGATATGGATAGGATGATACTGTTTATAAGTTAATAGAAGTATAGGTAGAGTATTTAAAGAGTCCTCAATTCATACGTCTGACTTAGGAGCAAATAGACCTAACAGTAGACACATCTTAGATTATGGAGTTTCCAGATTATATATGTTAGGAGATAATAAATAAGTTGGTAATGTTGCTAATGGAGCGTGCTCAAGATCCTCGATTAGCTAATAATATCTAGATTAATAGGACTATTGCTCGACCAACTGAACAGTAGTCACAAACAACTAATTAGGCATAATAATTTATGAAAACAGGTTTAAATTTTGTAACCACTACTATTATCAATAGTAATCTTGATCCCGATTCAGGTAAGAAACTTTTTAAAGTAGTAACAGGTGATAAGATCGATGGAAAGACTGTAGATTATATTCACATTCTCCGTGATTTTATCTTTACTAAAGATGGTATTAAGAAAGTATACAAGGCAGAAGGCTATGATGCTGAGTATGCAACTGCAGAGATTGACTTTACTACACTTGCAACTACGTTGAAGCCAACAAAAGGAGTTAACTATTGTCGTCTTGATATGTATCTTAAGGTAGAAGGTGCTGAGCCTTATATCTATTCTACTCCTTGGGTACAGAAAGGTAAACCATTCTGGTGTGAGTTTATTGTAAAAGCAGCTGACACAGCTACTGATATTGTAAAACGTTTGGAGTAGACAATTAACTCTAACCATATTTTCCAAATTGATAAGGATTAGGTTTCTGTAAAAGCTACAGGTGCTAAACTTACATTTACAAGCAATGCTGATTTCTTACGTTTTAGTAAGATTGAAATTCATACATTTGCTGAAGCTGACGAGTATTCAGAAGTTGTAGCTGAAATTGATGATACAAATATTAGTATTAAAAAGCGTGGTAAGATGCCATTTGGTACTTATTCACAAATTATTAAGGATTTGCGCCTGCCAACTACAGAGAATACACGTTGGTTACATCTTCGTTAGGCAGAAACACCTATTGTAGGTGCTATCTATGACTAGTATATTATTGAGTATTGTGCTCCTGCAAACAATCGCCCACTTGGTGCTGTAGGTTGTGAAGTAGACTCATATACTACACACATATTCTGGGTAAAGCACGATATTGCTGCCGAGTTTGATGCTCTCTTTAAGGCTGAAGGTGGTATTAATGTAGAAGTATCTACAGTACAAGATAATGATACTACTACTGATGCTGTTCCTACAGCCGCTGGTAGAGCTGGTATTGATGAATTAGGAGCAAAGACTAAGTAATGCAGTCCCTTTTTGAATGGGCATTAGCTATAATAAGTAGTGGCGGACTTGGTGCTGCCATTACTTATATTTTTACTTTCAAAGCTAAATAGCAACAAGCCCTAGCAGAAGCAGAATCTACAGAGATTGATGTTGAGCATAAAAAGGAAGACTTAAAACAAGATTAGTACGATTTTTTATAGAAAACATGTGACAGGTATATTAAGGATTATCACACATTAGAGAATGATTTTAGAAAATAGTTATAGATATTAAGAGATGAAATGGATAAAATTGCATTTGAAAAATCTAAAGCTATTTCTGATAAATGCACAGAGATTGCAGAATTAAAATCAAAAGTAATATATTTAAAAGGAATCCGTTGTTATAATTTCACATGTTAGCATCGAATAAAACAAAGTCCAGAGGATGTACATAGAGAAGTTAACTAGTCAAATAATTAATGATGTACTAAGTGGATTAGGAGGTTATCATTCTAACTTATCTATTAATAGAGACCAAGTAGCTGATGAAATTGTAGCTCTTAGACTATCTTTATTAAAAGATTATTATTTAAAAGGTATTTATCCTATATAGGACTTACTAATGGCAATTAATTGTATTGAAGTAGATTGCGGTTCATTAGAACGTTGCAGTTGTACCGAAAATACTAAAAATGTAAAACACTTTCAAATACCATAGATAGTTACGTAGTATGGCAAATAGGCTATATAGTATTTAGGTTCTATTGATAGACGTAATAAATTTAGAATAGTAACTTCATTAACTGAACTACAAAATATTAAATATAAACGCAGGCAATCTAACAAACCCATAGTATGGATTGATACTACTCCTAATGATAACGGTATGTTAGATTGCTTTCTTTTTAATGCTCCATTTGTTAAATAGATTTCTATTGTAGCAGTTTTTAAAGACCCAAGATAGTTATAGTAGTATAATTGTTGCAGTGAATTAACTGATGATAATGTAAGTTTTATTGATTAGCAAATTAAAGATAAACTTACTAAGGAAAAAATATATTACTATAGATAGCTTAAAGCTCCAATTTTACCAAATAATCAACAATATACATAATGGATTTTCATGTAGCAATTAGTTAGGCTTAGACATTATATGATGTAGAAGGCGATTAGGAAGATTTAGAAGAAATTGGTTTAATTGCTTATAAAAAAATAGGAAATAAAAACACTATATTAAAAAGAACAACTTTACCAATAATTAAAGGTATTGTTACATTACCATGTGATGTTTCTATTATTGAAGCCGTAACATATTGTGGTGAAGATTTTAATTATACAAGTAATTTAACCTATGATGGTTCATCAGAAACAGAAGAATTTATAGAAAGTCAAAAAGCCTTCACTGATTCTTTCTATATAAGTGGTAAGTTTGTTAAGTATCGTAGAGTTAAAAACAAATTATATATAAACCATCCATGTGGTTATATAAATATTTTATATCATACAGAATTAGATGATGATTTGCCTGATATTACCGAAAGTGAAGCAGACGCTATAGCTTTATATTTAGCATATACACTAAAATATAAAGAAGCAATTAAAACACATAATTAGGTTATAATGGCAGAAGCATAGGATTTATGTAAACAATGGAAAGTAGCCTGTGATTAGGCAAGAGTTCCAGAATATATAAGTCAAAATGAAATGGATTAGATATTAAATGCTAAAACTACATGGGATAGAAAACAATATAATAAATCATTTAAACCAATTAGATAACAAAGGGAGGCAATTTGCTTCCCTTTTTTCATTTATACATATATAATGTTTTATGAGTAACTATGCAAATGGATATGCTTTAAATGCTCAAGATTTATTTGAAAATTTTAAATCTAGAAGTGTTACTTTTTCTAAAGATGGAACTTATGTCTAGCATAAAAAGAAAAAAGCAGCATCCATATTTTTAACTTGTGTTAGATTAGTAATACAAGATATTATAGATAATAATGTGTAGTTTAAACTACCACCTGTTGGTAATGGTACTTCATATATACAAATGGCAAGAATATCAGGTGACTAGTTTAAACGTGCATTTAGAGCAGGTAAATGGCGTGATATAGATTTTTTAACTTCAGATTTTACTGGTTATTAGATTAGATATTATATGGAGCATAAAAATAAACCTGCAAGAGAAAAAAATATTTATTTGTATAATAAACATAAAAATTAGATTACAGAAAAAACAAATCAAGCATTTACATATTGAAATAGAAAACAATATCTGATTATGCAGAAGAAGTAGCTAAATACCATCCTAATGTGCCTTTAGGTGAAATTAAAAAGGTACTAAGACATGGTTGGAGAATGTTTTATATGGCTAATAGTTTTGGAGCTGATGTTGGTTTAAAACAACATGATTTTAATATATTTTGTGGACGCCTTTTTAAAGAAAGTGATGAATTCTTTGATTATTATAGAACAAAGTTAGCTCGTAAGATACGATTTATGTATAGGTAGTATAAAATAGAATGGGATGGTTACTATTATTTTGCATTACACAAAAAACAATATGAAGAATATTTAGCATAGGTTAATAAGCGTGGTCGCAAACGTAAATATTTTGAATTTAATAACATTATGCTATATAAAATAAAAGATGAATTATATGTGAGTTAGTTAGGAGAAATAGCAATTTTTAGAATGCCTATAACTATAGTACGTGGTGAAAAATGGTTTTTGCCATATATAAAAACAGATAAGGCGGAATTTATATGCGTGCGCCCTACTCTAACATTTAAAGATGTTTCAACTTTAGAACATAAATATGATTTTATAAAATGCAGGTCGCAAAAAACACATTTACAGATGGATTAGTAATGGATTTATCTCCTGAAATTACTCCTAATAATTGCCTAACTAATGCTTTAAATGCAACCTATGTTACTATGAATGGTAACGAATTGCAATTATAGAATGATATGGGCAATGCTAAGTTTGGTGCTTATCTACCACAAGGATATGTACCCTTAGGAACAACATAGCTAGGTGGCATTATTTATGTAATTAGTTATAATCCTACTAATGGTAAAACACAAATAGGTTCATTTCCTTCACCTCAAAATACATATGATGCTTCAACTGATTTAGAAGAACAAGGTCCAGAATTAAATTATTTTTAGAATAAGTTACAGTATAAACAAGTATATAATGAATATATACTATAGCCAGGTGATAAGTTTGTATTTTAGTTTCCTATTAAAGACTCAACACTACTTCCATATTTATATGATATTACTTTATTTAAGTAGAAATTAAATAATAAAGAATTAGAAGCATGTGTTAATAGTTTTATTAAATTTAATATAGGCACAGTATCTTAGGATGGAAAGTTAATATATTTAACTGATTTACGTAATAACTATATTGTAAATGAAAATATTGTAGAGCAAGACTATAATATATATAACTCTACTATATCTGGTAATTTAGCTTTAGTATTAACTAAAGTATTTTGTAGTAGTCCAACTTTATAGGTTTTAGCTACAGCAACAGATAATGATAAGTAGTTTAAATTATAGTACATTTATACATTTTTAAGTTCTGATAAATTTGTCCCTAGTAAAGTAATTCATTATATTAATACTAAGAAAACAGATATTTAGTATGATGATACAGGAACTATTATTATGTCCGAAACAGAACCACTAATTAAATGGTATAGAAATAGTGAACGTAATATGTATAAAGTTTCTTATAGTAATATTTTTAATAAAGCTGACTTTGAAAATAGCTAGTTAAACTTAAAAGTAGCTGCATATAAAACAATAGATGGTAAGGATTACAGTCTAGCATCTGAATTATCTTAGTATATAGATTTGAATTAGTTAGGCACAGGCAATGTACAACTTGTACAATATCAATATAATATAGAAGCATCAGGTGTAACTGTTAACTTTTCAAGCCAAGCTTATTTACAAATAGGAGAGTCTTTAGAAAATATTGTAGTTAATATATATTAGTCAGGTAATATTACACCTATATTTACTTCTGAAACATTTACAACTTTAGATTCTTATACATTTAATATACCTTATAAAGATGAATTTAAAGCTAATAATTTATATATTGCCGACTTTGTTTACACTATACAATCAGATGAATCTGATACACCACGAGAAGAACATATTACTCGTTGGTTAATTACAGAAGATGGTATATTCAATGATAATATGCAAGATTATCATGGTAGCGTAAATATACCTTATTGGAAAAAATCAATTACAACTACTTTAAACTTAAATGATGATACTATAACAGGTGATTATGATGATTTAATTGGATTATCTTAGGAAATACTTGTTAAAACAACAGAAACACATACATTTAATAATGCAAAACTTATTACAAAGATTGAGCTAGATAGTAATGTTGCTCATTTAAAATGTAAAGAAGTAAAGACTAATCAATCTATGCAATGGGGTGATGGATTAAAAGATACTGGTACTGAGTTAAATGAAGAGTTAGAATATAAAGATTTAACTATTACTAATGAACAAACTGTTAAATTTAGCTTTGATTATAGTATAGAAGGAGATCGCACAACAAAGGTTGAGGCTGGTAATAAAAATATTTTAAATACTTTAAGAGGTTTTTATCCTGATTTATATGTAGGGCATGGTTACATATCGGACCCTGTTAGTATAAATTCTTTACAAAATCATTCTTTGTCAAATAAATTAGTACAACAAAAATAGGCTATTGCAGAAATTCATATATATAAGGATGCATTGGCATCTGAATCAGGACGTTTAGTAGGACCAACAGGCACAATGTATGATGCTTTACACGGCTTTATAAGTACTTTTTATACATTTCAATCAGATGCAACTATTATTACATTAGATTAGGTAGGAGAAAATTATATTAGTCTTTATAATACATTTGAATTTTTATGTAACTTATACATATATAAAACTAATTAGAACTTAGTCTATTATACATTAAATAGTAGTAATTATGTAGCAAACACAGTGCCTTCTATAAATATTAGTAAAACTATAGATATTACAGATTCACCTGATTTTACTATTATGTTAAATGAGCGAACTCTTTAGGAAGCTATGAAAAACTTTAGATTTACTATTGCTAAATTACCAGACACTTTATCTGTTTCGTTTATAGAAGATACATCATAGACTTCAACACATTATATGAATATGCCCAGTATTCCTACGGATAATGTAAAGGAACATTTAACTTTATCTTCATATAATAATTTGCTTATAGAAAATAATGCTATTAAGCCTTTAACACAATCTTATGTAGTAGACAAATTGTACTATTATCATGATAATATTATTGAATCCTTTGATAAAGAGTTTACTGTAGGAAATACTAAATATAATGGTAAAGAATTTAGATTATCAGACAGATATATATATGCACGCCCAGGAGGCATACTTACTTATATGTATACATAGAACGGCATTAATCGAGGACAAGCTGTATGTAATATAAATACTGATGCAATTACCAAAGTTACAACTAAAAAAGTACAATAGTAAAGGGGATTTACAATATGTATATAAACCTTTACATAACTATAGATATATTGAAGATAAAAAATTAGATAATGGAGAATATTATCCTATAACACATGAACAAGGTGAACTTGTTCCAAGATATTCATTAGTAGATTTTATAACTAAAAAATTAAACTATGATTTAGAGCATCCTCTAGATATATTACCGCAATGGTCTTATGATGGTTCTGTAAATCTTATTATTAATGATGGGTAGACATTTCCAAAACTTATAAATACACGTTTTTCTGTATTAGGAGATAATAAGTATTAGATTGTTGACAGGTAGGGAAATAATGATACAAATATATATAATGATTCTACTGATTTTAATACTAGTATATCATTATATAAAAACTATAATTTAATTCCTAAAATAGCATTCTTAGGTACAACTGAAAATGGTGAACTTCCAATAGGAAATTATCATTTCTATTTTAGATATGTTGATTCTGATGGTAATGAGACTGACTTTATTGGAGAATCAGGATTAGTTTCTATTTTCAAAGGAACTTCTAGAAATAAAGTAAATACAGGATTTAAAAATGAAAATTCACATAAATCTATATTATTTAGACTAACTAATCTTGATACAGGTTTTTAGTACATAAATGTTTATTATACACGAAGTACTGCTGAAGCTAATTAGAATAAATTTACTTCTGCACATAAAATAGCTACTAAATTTATGATTAATAGTGCTTATGTTTGTAATATACGTATTACAGGTATAGAAGAAACAGAAGATATTGATGTGGCACAAATTAATCCTACTTATCTATTAGCTAAGTCTGTAAAAACACAAACTATTTGTTAGAATAGATTATTTTTTGGTAATATATAGAAGAGTGAAATTAATTATAGAGAACTTGCAGATTTATCTTTGTATTTTGCTCCTTAGTTGCATTTAAAGTCATATACTAATTACTATGATCCTACATATAAAACAGGAATAACGGATACCTATTGTGATGTTAAATTTATTTATAATTACGTTGGATACTAGAATGATGAAATATATAGATTTGGTATAGTATACATATTAAATGATAATACACTATCTCCTGTATTTAATATTAGAGGCACCTATTTTGATGACACAGTTAACTGGGATAAATAGTAGAGTCATATTAAATATAATGACATGCAACCTTATGATTCTATAACCAACAAACGTACTTATATACAGTATAATGAATCAACAGGTATTATTGAAGATGCAGCAAACTCATTAGAAAATATTTATGGTGTTACTAGAATACATATTAAAGACAATGAGTTTAGTAATATTATTGGTATTAATATTTAGTCATTATATTCAGACATTACAACTAAATTACAAGAACTTGGAATTAAAGGTTACTTCTTTGTAAGGCAAGCTAGAATACCTTTAAAGATATGTCAAGCACTGACCATTGGAGTGTTAGGTGAAGATGGCATACCTGCACCTTATGCTAATGATGGATTTTTTACAGAAGCTTTTCATTAGGTAAATAGTACTCGTAAAAATTAGAAATTAGTATATGATTATAAATCACGTATTTATACAGCTTCTAATAATAGTAAAATAGGAGCTTTCTGTCCTGACTATGATATAAATTATGAGTATTTAAACTCATTTTTCTGTGGAGAATAGTTTTATATTAAACCTAAAACATCAAAAAGTTAGTTTTTAAAATCTTCAGATTTAAGAGTATATAAATATCCAAACATAAATTATTATTATCAATCATCTTCTCCAACAAAGGTATCAATACTTGGTGTTGAAGATAATGTAAAACAAGTTAGTCTTAATAAAAAATTATTTACAGCAAGAGCAGGTGAAGCCGAAGAAGTTAAATATATAGAAGTAAGTAAATCAGCTAATATTCGTAGTGCTTTTGGTCCGTATCTAGCATTAGATGGTTATAATATTCCTGGCACTATTATTGACATATATAATTAGGATGCTATAACTTTAAGTAATTTAGATTTATTTAATATTAGAGCAGCAGATACATCTTCTTATGAAGCTATTTCTGAACGCTATTTATTAGAAGAATTTGATCCTAATGCTGTATATTATAGAGGTGATTCTTATATATGCACATTTACACATCGTTTAAATCGTAATTTTTAGAGTTCTACAGCACCAACTAATGATACTATAGTAGACACAGATACTTGGGCAAATTATGATAAAAATAAATCTGATTCTAAAATAAATATAGGTGATTTAAATGCTGTTAAAATAGGTACATGGTTTACTTTTCCTATTATATCTAATTCTAATTTGAATATACGTTCTGTAGATTACTCTTACGCAGAAGAGTCTACAATAATGGGGCATGGAAGAGGCTTTTATCCATTCTATGATGCAGATGCCATAGGTTCTACTAAAATACCTGAAGGTCTTTGTTATAATAAAGGATTTAATACTAATTTATCAAGTCGATTTAACTTTACCTTATCTAATACTCCTGCAATTAAAAATGATTTTAGCAATAGAATTGCTTATTCAGATATAAGTGTTAATGATGCTTTTAAAAATGGGTTTAGAGTATTTTAGGGCACTCATTTTAGAGATTATCCTAAAACTTATGGAGCTATAACTAAACTAATAGAATAGTCAGGAGATATTATATGTGTATTTGAACATGGTATTGCTTTAATACCTGTTAATGAAAGAACAGTAGCAGGAGAAGGTAGTGGTGGCTATGTTTATATTAATACAGATAATGTACTTCCCGAAAATCCTAATATATTATCTGATATGTATGGCAGTTAGTGGAAGGATTCTATTATAAAAACAGACAGTGGTATATACGGTGTAGATACCGTAGCCAAAAAAATATGGGTAATTAGAGGATAGTAGATCGAATGTATTTCAGATATGCATATTAATGAATTCTTAAATAATAATATTAATCTTACAGAAAAAGAAACAACTCCAACTATAGGTATTAAAAATGTTAAAACACACTATAATCCCTATAAATCAGATGTAATGTTTACTTTCTATAAAAATAATACTTGTTGGAATTTATGTTATAATGAGCTACAATAGAAATGGGTAACTTTTTATAGTTGGCTACCTAGTTTTACTGAATCTATTAATAATACTATGTTTAGCTTTGATAGGCAAAGCTCTAAGTATATTGCTGATTTAAATAATAGTTTGTATGACTATAAATTATCTAAAGGAATAACACTAGCTAATAATATTATTAATACTAAACACTAGGAGTTTGAAATAAAAATTAAAGAAAACTATAAAGATATAAAATCTATATCAATTACAAATAATGACTTTGTTATAAACAATAGCAAATTAGTATTTGAAGGTGATATAAATAAATATACTAAAGAAAACCCAGTAGCTTATGTAAAAGTTACAGCAGTTATAACTTATGGTGATAATTATACTAAAACACTTCAATCTACATTAGCATTAATTCCCAAAAATAACTTATAGTATTTAACTACAGATTTTTGGAAACATGGTTAGGCAGGTATAATTGATGGACAAGAGTCCATTAAACCAACTCATTGGTATGGTTAGCAACACCCATTTGAATTTGAATTTGTTGTAGCAGATAATCCTGAATTACATAAGATATTTAATAACTTAGAAATTATCTCTAATAAAGCAAAACCTGAATCTTTTCACTATGAAATAATTGGAGAAGTATATAATTTTGCTAAAGACAAAAAGAATATGTATGTTAGACAAGAAGCTATTAAACATATTTGGAATGTTAATGGCGTTGATATTACATATAACTCTAATTATTCTAATATATAGTGTACCTAGAATTTTAAATCGACAGACCTATATCATAGATACTATGATAGATAGGACCATTTAAATACTATATATGATTCTTACCAAGAAGCATTTAATTAGGGAGCTAGTGATTATCGTCATATTTCTGGTACAGAAATAGTTTACTATTAGAATAGAAATGAATTCCGAATTTGGGAACATACTCCTGCCATAGATATAGATGATTGGCAAGATACTAATGATTCTACATTTGGGGGAAGAGGTTTAATTGCTTCTAATATGTAGTATAGAGAGGATAGATGGTTAGTTTAGATAAATCCTATTGTTGTATTATATAAAAATGAATATAATTCTAACGGAACAGAATGGGAAAATAATAATCCTCCTTTATATATTAATAACTCTCCTATACCCGATAAAATAGATAAAGCAGGGCAAATTAATATTCCAAATGAATTAAATAATTGGAAGATTATATATGAACCTACAGAATCTAGTTGGGTAAGGGATGAAATAGCTTTAAAGGATAGATTTGTAAAGATAAGAATAAGATATAAGGGAGATGAATTAGCTATTATTAATTATATAAAAACATTATATGAACAAAGTTTCTCTTAAAAAGATAAGACATTTATAGCTTGGAGGTAATGTATGGTAGACTCTAGGTAATTAGTAGATGCAAGGAGCTACTGGAGGTTTTGGATAGTATCTATATAATAAATAGGTTATTAATCCTATAACATTTCCATATAATAGTCTTTTATATCCCAATCCTATAGCATCACAAGGCTCATTAAATAGTACTCCATTAAATACTAATTTTAGTCCTTAGGTATAGTAGCAATTTTAGAAACAGCAAGAATCTTAGACATAGGCTAGTATTGATTAGTATAGATAGAAGCAATTAGCTAAAAAACAAAGTGCAATTAAAATAGGCGGTACGATAGGTACTGCCGCGGATATGATAAGTGGGATTTTACCTACTAATGCTATATATAATGGTTCTGAAGGTTAGCTAGCTCACGGACTTGATTCATTAGGTAGGTCTGCTTCTGATATGGTAATGAAAGTAAATCCAATGGTTGGTGGTATTATGAAAGGAGCTATGGCATTAGGGCAAGGGTTAAGTGCTATTGGGCTGGGTACTGACGGTATGACAAAGCAAGATGCTATTTTAAATAGCAATCTTATGAATGTGACACCTTTAGGTATGATTAATGCTGCCTTTGGCAAACGCTCTCATTAGTTTACTATTAACTAGGATACTATAAAATCGGTAGGTTCTGATTATGATGATACCGTTGGCGATATTTATGATGCTAAAAGTAAGGCTAATAAAAAGTATGGTTTATTTAGTACACATGCTAGGCATAAAGCTAATAGATTTATTGATGCTACAAATGCTAAGTAGAATACTATGACTGATATTAGTGACAATGCTAGACGTATATTAGCACAAAGTTCCGATACTAATGCTATACGCTTTAATATGGCACAAAATGGAGGAATTAATTAGCAATATTTACGTGTAGCTAAATTAGGAACTAAATTACCTAAAATTAAAGAAAAAATAGAATGGCAACCTATTATTACTATTGATGATCCTATTAAATTAGAAAAAGGCGGTAAAACTACAAGAACTCTTGAATAGTTAATAGCTTATGCTAAAGAATAGAATCCAAGATTTATATAGCGTATGTCAGAACCACTACGTTATATAACACTACCTAATGGATAGAAAGCTACTCATAAAATGGGTTGGGGAACTAGTGATTTTGGTAATGGTGAATAGCCATTTATATATTCTGAAATATAGGAAGATGATAATGGGGAGTTAAAAGATTTTGGAAAAGATGCTATAAAGCGTGCTATATAGAAAAAGAACTATCTCCTTGTTAATAATCCAGAAGAAGCTGAACTATTTACTAATAGTGAAGATCTAGAGCATGGTTATAAGTCAGGTTGGAAGGATTTCTTTAGACCATTTTATAAAAATGGTGGTAATATTACTATTTAGGTAACTGTAGTTAAAGATAAACCTAAGGAAGAAGAAGCTAAAAATGTTATTCCCGCAGGAGCTTTACATGCTAATAAGCATCATATGGATAATGCTGATAGCTTAACACAAAAAGGTATACCTGTAGTTGATGATAAAGGTAAATAGCAAGCTGAGATTGAAAAGGATGAAATAATATTACATTTAAAACTTACTAATAAACTAGAAGAACTACAAGAAAAATATGAGAAAGCATCTAAAACTGAACAAGATAAATTAGCTATTGAAGCAGGTAAGTTATTAGTTGAAGAAATATTGCATAATACTATTGATAATACTAATCTTATAGATAAATGTAAAAAAGGAGGTAAAATAAATGGATCTATCTGATTTATTAGTATCATACAAGTAGGTTGAAGTACCTTCTTATTATGAACCAACTCCTATATAGTCAGAATCTTTAATTCCAGAACCTTTAATCAGTAGAGTACAGGATGTAGTAAAACCTGAATCCAATAAATTTGTTGGATGGAGCTATGATAATATAGCATAGCCAACACAAGTGCACTCTTCTGAAAATTCTAATAATGATATAGTGTAGTTTTTTATTGATAAAGGATTAACTAAAACACAAGCTAAAGGTATATATGGTAATCTTATGTAGGAATCTAATGGTAAACTAAATATAGTATCTAGAGATGGCTATAATTCATATGGTTTGGCACAATGGACTGGTCCGCGAAAAGTAAGATTATTTAGTTTATATGGCAGTAAGCCTAGTAAACAACAATAGCTTGAATTTATTTGGACTGAACTAAATTCTACACATAAAAATGCTTTAAAAGCATTGCAAAATTCATAGACAGTAGAAGAAGCTACTAAAGCTTTTATGGATAAGTTTGAAAAGCCTGCAGCTCATGCTGCTAATTTCAAAGCTAGACTTAAATATGCAAACTCAATAAGCTAATGGATAAAAGAAATATTATTATAGGAGATAAAGAGTATACTGTAGAAATTGCAGATACTTCTGAAGAACAAAAGAAAGGTTTACAAGATAGAGAATATTTACCACAAGACAGTGGAATATTATTTGTTTACGATAAACCACAAGATAAAGTAGAATTTTGGATGAAAGATACTACTATTGCTTTAGATTAGATAGGTATTAATGAAGATGGTGAAGTAACTAAGGTATATACAGCTAAACCTAAAGATGAAACATTAGTACCATTTGAAGATGTTATGTTTTTATTAGAAGTAAATGCTAATTCAGGAATTAAAGTAGGAGACTAGTTTGATTTTGATGATAGTGAAGATCCTAATAAATATGTAATGAAAGTACTTGCTCCCGATGGTACTACATAGGCAGAACTTGAAGGTGGTGAGCGTATATTTAGTCGAATTAGTACAAAATAGCTTATTTAGTGGGCTAAAAAAGCAGAAGCTAATAAAGATAATGAAGAACTTTTTACGAAGTATTGTAAGAGATTAGGTAAGAGAATGTTTAGAGAAATTAAAGCTCAGGATACTCGTAAACCAGAGTATGTTGAGAAGTAAAGATATTAAAACTATATCGTAATAAACTAATTTATTATACATTTCCTCATCTTTTATTTTTACTCATATCTTTTAAAGTTTATTATGATTAGTGAATATAATTAAACGTTTAACTAAATTTATTATTGATTATGAAATTTAAGAAATTTTAGTAGGGTGGAGCAATGCCCCAAGGTGGCGAGCAAGACCCACAAGCAGTGCTAATGCAAGGTGCATAGCAAGCAGTACAGAACCAAGATTGCCAGATTGCTATTCAAGTATGTCAAATGCTTCTTGAAATGATGGGCGGAAGTGAAGCTCCTGCACCTCAGCCAGAGCAATCAGAGCCTGTTTATCGCATGGGTGGTAAGCTGGCACGTAGGATTAAAAAGTAATTTTAACTTAAAGGGGTATATCTATTATTATAGGTATATCCCTTAATTTTTTATATATGGCAAAATATAAATACGGACAAAATGAGCTTGACTTGTAGAATCTTATTACTAATTTAAGAAATAATGTAGATTCTTACGTACAATCTAAAACAGATTGGTCACAAGCTTAGAAAGAATCTTTTAAAGAAGGCTATCGTGATTATATTGCAGGACTATAGGATTAGCTTGCTAATAATACGGATAGATTTAGTGCGGATGAATTTGGCACTATTACAGATAAATAGGGTAAGCTAAAAGATAATACTGGTACAGATTATATTTATAATAAAAAAGGAGAATTACTTGATCCCGAAACAACCTCTAAGCATAAACTAAAGAAAGGGACTCCTTTTTATCGTAATCAAGAGCTTGCTATATTTAATAATATTATAGCTAAAGGGATGGTAGATAAAATGAATGAATAGCAAAAAGAGATTCCTTCACTTGCTGATTATTGGTAGTAGCAATATAATCCAAAAGGCGATTTAGCTGATTATTCTGCAGTAGCTGCTTTAGATAAAGAAGGCGAGTATACAAACAGAATTGCTGAAATTAAAGGCTTATATGATAGTTACAAATAGAAATATAAAATATCTCCCGAACAGGCTGCAAAATATGATGCCTTAATTAATAGTCTTAGTACTAATAACATAGGTTCTGATAAATGGAAGAACTAGATTATTAGAGATTCGGCAGCAGCTGGTATTGGTAAGTTTCTTACGGGTTATTTAGGTTTTAATACACCTGAGCCAGAGAAAGCTTTTGATATTAATAATGATGAAGATGTTATTAAAAAATATTAGCTTGAAGGTGAAATTGCAGCACATCCAGAGTTACGTGAAAAGTTACTTGCTTATTATCGTAATTAGTATAGAAATGAAGGTCAGAAGAAGGTTGATGAGATAAATGATTACTACAAACAATAGGCAGATACAGCTTATCAATAGAAACTAAATGAATTTTGGAAAGCACATCCAGAATTATATGATGTACGTAAACGTAAGACTACTGATAACTTTAGTATAGGTGTAGTAACTGGTAATAAAGAATTAAGTGATAGGTTTAGTAGTACGACAGGTGAAGGAAAAGGCTGGAATGATAATATAAATTAGACATTTAAACGCGCAAATAAAGCAGGAGATTACTTTTATACATCATTAACATAGCCTATTACACTAACAACAGGACATAAAATAACTAATTTAGGATAGTTATATTCATATTTATTTCCATATTTAGAACAAAATAACTTATTAACAAGCTTTGATAGAAAATAGGATAAAGCAGGTAATACTGTATACCGACTAAAAAATAGTAAAAATAAAAATGGTGAATGGTTGTACATGTTTTATTATAATGGTAAATTACATACTTATAGAAGTAAATCTTATCAAGACCTATTACCAAAAGCCTAGGAAGGTTTAAAATTTGAAACTGCAAGAAGTTTACGTAATAAATAGCAAACAGCTGTAACAAAAGCACGTGCTAAAGCTGCAGGCAAAACTTATTAGCAATAGAAAGCTACTGATTCTACTGAATTTACAGGCTGGGAAAAGGCACGTTTAGTAGGAGTTGTTGCCGACCTAGCTTCTATGGGATTAGGAATGACAGGTGTTGGTGCTGGAGCTAGTGTTGCTACTGGATTAGGTTCTACTGTGCTTAATTTTGCTGCAGATTTAAATGATGGCACTATGTCTACTTGGGATGCCATTAAAAATGCTGGTACTAATGTAGGTTTTGATCTTTTAGGAAGTGTAGGAGGTATAGGTAAAGCAGGTAAAGTTACTAATACTCTTATTAAATTTGCACCGCGTGTTTTAGCAGCTATAGGTACTATGCAAGGAGTTGCTAATGCACCTACAATTACGGCATCTTTTAAGAAAGTATTAGATCCTAACGCTAAATTAACTGTATAGGATTATCAAAATATGGTTCAAGGTATTGGCTTAGTAACAGGTATTGGTGGAGCAGTAGGACGTAAACTACATAATTATAAAAAAGCAACAGAGCATACTTGGGATTAGGTAGGTCTTTATATGAATAAGAAAGGTACAAAAAACAAAACAATGTTTACCTTTAAAGGTGAAGATGCTAAAGCCATTAGGAATGCTAAAAATAGTGCTGAAATAAAAGCTATTACTGATAAGTATGCTAAACTTAGAAACTACGAGTTATCTCCAAGTACTCGAATAACAAGACCTCATCTTAGTAAAATCGGTAGAAATAAAGAAACAGGAGAATTTAATTTCAACCCTCTCTCTATAAAATCTAATAAAGTACAATTATATGATATTTATTAGGATAAAAATGGCAATGTATATGCTAATAAAGAGGGTATAAGAGGTTGGCTATAGCCTTATGGTGCTAGTAAAAATCATATTTGGAATCATGAAGTTAATAATTATATTCCTAAATCATAGCAATTAAATATATCTAAAGTTAGAAAGAAAGCATAGCCTAAATCTATTGATTCTGAAATTAGAGCTGCAGAAAATGAGCGTGCTGCTAATTAGACTTTATATGATGAATATAATGCAGCTTTAGATATGCGTAAGCAAGCAATGGAAGCTAACAAAGCTGATGATATACAAACAGCAAATGATCTATTAAGAGAAGCTATTAGTAATATTCGAGGTAAATAGACTGCTTATAATAAATTACGCGAAACCTTAAAAAATAATTAGAATTTGGTATATACAGATACTTCTAATAAACAAGTTCAAGCATCTTGGAAAGATATTTTATCTAAGTATAAAGTAGGATATAAACAAGGTGGCGTTATTAAAGCTCAAACAGGCGTTAAAATTCCTTGGTATAATGCTTTAAAAGCTGTAAATAAAGATACCGATTTTGTCTCTAATTGGGATACTTCTACTTTATATGCAGGAGATACAAGTAATGGATTAAAAAATCCTTGGGCATCTAATTAGGTAGGTAATGCTCTTGGTAGGTATTCTCCTACAGAAGGTTATACTAGAAAGCAAGCTGAAGATATTGAACTTAAAGACCAATTATATAAGGATTTTGAAAATAGCCTTTTTAACGATGATGGCACTTTCAATAAAAATGGAGAAGCTTGGGCACGAGAAGTAGATAAGCTAATACCACAAAATAGTACGGCATCTTTCTATGATCCTAAAACTGGTAAACTTAGAACAAAATGGGTAACTACTAATAATGATATTTATGGACGCCCATCTAAAACTTATACAAATCTTAGAGATTATGTTAGAAGTGTAAGAAATGATAATATTATAGGTGCTAGGCATAATATCTTTATTAAAAAGGGTAAGCGCTACTATTATACAGATGCAAATGGTAATAAAGTATATGTAAATCCACAAGATTTATCTAAATATAAAGTATCTGATAAAAGTATTGACTCATTTAATAATGGTGTGCTATGGTCAGACTATGAATTAACAGGATTAGCTCCTGAAGCAAGTAAAACAACAGTAGATATTCCTAGTAATTCAACTAAAAACCCAAGCATTGATTTTGAGAATCTTGTAAATTCAGTATCTCCTACTCGTACTTATGGATTGGTAAGAGCTATTTTAGCTGATAAAAATAATAGAGAAATGTTAAAAGCTTCTTATACATAGCCATACTTAATAGATCCTATGGAAATACATAGAAATATATATTCTGATTTAGGAGCAGAAATGTAGGGTTAGAAAGATGCAGCTACTTTATAGAGATTAGCAACTACTTAGGCTGGTACTGATTTTGATAGAAATGTAGCAATGGCTCTAGATGCTAAACTTAAAGGCATAGAACTTAAAGACTTGAAGTTTAAAGCTAGCAATGACTTAGAGCGTTAGACAGCAGAAGCATCTTGGGCATAGGAGAAAGAAAACAAATAGAGTAGGTGGCAAACAGCTAATTCTAATAAATAGGCTATATATGAAAATGATATAGCTAATTTATAGCGTAAGTTAGCAACTAAAGCATAGAATTTCCAGATTTGGGATACTTATCGTTAGTAGCTAGAGCAAGAAGCAGCTACGGATTGGCAAGCTAACCGTGCTAGAATGGATGCTATGGCTGAAAATGATATTACTAATGCTATTAGACATAATATTAGTGGCTATATTCCTAACTTATCTCCACAAGATGTATAGTTATGGAATGATATATAGACTGGTAGGAAAACTACAGCTAATATGACTGTTGCAGAACAAGCAAGATTTAGAATGATTAGTGAACAAGCTAATCAAGCTAAATATGATGAACTTAGAAAATATTATAGAATGCCAAAAAATTAGTATCGTTGGACAATACAGACAATGCCGTTTACTCCTATAATATCTAAAAACGGAAGTAAATTATAGGTAGCTAGATTAAAGGCAGCTACAGCAGATGCTGACAGATTTTATAAAACAACTAAAGATTTTGCAGATAGAACAGAACGTGCTATAGCAAGACTAACTACTAAAAAGAAAAAGAAGAAACAATGATATTTAAATTTGACTAGGGCGGGTGGATTCCGCCCTTAGCTTCTTATACTCCTGTTATTGTATCTGACAAACGAGTTCCTACAACAACTTAGGAAACTTCAAGTAAATCAGATGGAGGATTATCAAATAAAGAGATATTTTCAATGATTAAAGATAGATTTAATGGATTGCCTAGTGATTAGTAGGCAGTTATGGCTAAATTAACATCAATATTTGCACCTACTAATATTTGGGATCCAAGTACTACAGCTTCTACAGAATCTAAATACTTGCAAGCTTTAAATACTATGGCTAATTTAGATTTTAATAAGGAATAGTATGATACTGTATATAAACACTTACAAGAAAAAGGTGGTTTAAATGAAGTTGCCATCGATGGTGATAGAGTGTATGTAACTGATGGTAAAAATTATAAACTTATGACTCCACAAGAAGCTAAACAATCTAGTTTATATATAGTTACTAATGCTAATTTACTTTATGAACGTGCTAATAATGTATCATTAGCTATGAATAACGATATATTAAGAGTTGCTAATAATGGTACTAGTTAGGAACAAATAACTGATTATATATAGAAATGTATTTAGAATTTAGGAGCAACAAATACTAATGAAACCTTATATGCTAATATAACAGCAGGGCAAATGCTAAAAGGTTTGTCTGATTTCTAGAAAGCTGTACAAGAATCTGGTAATTATGATGCTTCTTTACATGATTTATATAGTGCTAAATATATGACTAAAGATTCTATAGAACAAGCTAAATAGGCTCTTAATTATATTTATAGTACTCTTCCTATGAATATGAAAACTCTTTTAAAAATGTAGACTAATAATGGAACCGATACAGAAGCAAGAGAAATGATAGGTGCTCTTATTATATCTAAAACTTCTCCCGAAAAAGAATTTACACTTAAAAAAGAAGCTTTAGCATCTGATAAAGAAGATAAAGAAAATTCAATTACAAAAATGGCACTAGATCCTGTATCCATGCTACAAGCAGGATATGGTTAGAAAAATCAATTTACTATACAAACAGGGGCAGGTGTTAATAACGGTATAGAAGTACCAACTGTATCAATGCCTATTACACAAGGAGGTAAAGCTTTAGGTATGACTACTTTAGCTAATGTAGCTTCAAGTGATTATGCTGGTTATCTTGATTTTAGGAATGCATTTATGGGAGATGTTTAGATTCCACAAGCAGGTATGCAAAATATCGCTGTAGATGCCACTGCCTTATATACAGCATATTTACCTGTTGATATGTAGTACTTTAATAAAACAAATAAAATTAGACCTGATATTGCAATGTTAGGTAGGTATAAGTAGGCTTAGGAAGAAATTAAATAGTCTGGGACTAAAGATCCAGCTAAAATTAATGCAATTTATTAGCAACATAATTTACCAATTATGTATAGTCCTAATGGTGATGTTCTAACCAATTATACTAAGTTTGCAGTTATTAATGGCACAGCTTTAGATAATGCATTTAATGAGGATGCTGATTTTGCTGACTATTTAACAGAAACTAGTGATAAGAACCAAATAGCAAATACACTATCTATATTAAATAAAGATAGAGGAGAAAAAAATAAAGTAGAGTATGATGAAAAGAGTATGTTTGATTCTATTTTTGGAACTAAATATACTCATGTTTATCAAGGCACAATATTTATGCCTATTAATGATGATTATTTTACAGCTGTAGCAGCTACAGGTAAATATCCTACTACTAAGTAGGCAGAGACTATAGAAGCAAGACAAGAAGCAGTTGCTCGAACTAAAGGTTACGTAAATCCAGGACAACTTTAATGAAAGAAAATGATCTTATTCTAAATATATTAGCTAATCCATCATTTACACTAGAAGACTTTAAAACAGTAGGATTAACTAGTGATAATACAGGATTACAATCTGAAGATAAATATTTACAAAGTAATAAAATATAGTAGATAAGTAGTTTTAAAGATGCAAATAATAACTTTGATAAAGCCAAATTTCATAACTTTTACGTATAGGCTAGTGCTATTTATAATTAGTTATCAACAGATGATTATGATAAAAAAATATTAGAACAGGCTTAGTATAGTAAAGATAATATATGGGTAAATCCCGAAAAAAGAACTATTGATTATAGACCTAAACTTGTTAAAAGAGCAAATCCAGATTTAGTAAATAGTAGTTTAGATTAGTTTGGACAAATGGGGAATAGAACTATGTCTGTAGCAGAAATTGCTCAAACATAGAAGGTTGTTAATCCACTTACAGGAGAGAAATCTGATAGCCCTAATGATTCATTTTTTTCTAATTATTTTAATACATTAGTATTAGCACAGTATGATGAAGATGTAATTGACCCAAAAACAGGATAGGTTATTCATGAAAAAGGCTCATTAAAATATAATGAAGACGGATTACCATACTATGAAGAACTAGCAGGTAGAGATGTTCATGGTAGGTAGGTACTTAATAAAATGGATGTACTTACTACAGATGGCTCTGTTTGGAATAAATTTGATTTTTTTGATTCTGATGATATTAATTAGAAGGGATTAGGTTCTTCATTACTAAAAAATGCAGCACTAGTAGGTAGTATGTTTATACCATATGTTGGACCAGTTATTACAGGATTAAGTGTAGCCACTCAAACTACAGGATTGTTAGCAACATTAGGTAAGTTAGTAGCAGGTAATGAAAATAAAACACTAAACAATATACAAGGTTGGGCGAAATCAGTTAATAGACAAAATTCAACAGAGTATGCCTAGAATAATACTTGGTGTGCTGAGAATTTTATTAATATGATTGGTGACACTATAGGATAGTTAGCAGAACAACGTTGGATATTTAAAGCTGGACCTGCTCTATTTAAAGGAAAAGATGCTTATAAAGCTATGTCTAACGAAGGTTATGAAGCATTAAAAGCTAAAAAATTAGCAGAACTAAATACAGCTTCTAATAAAACTATGGGTGAGATACTTAAAGAAGGAGTAAGTACTAAAAATGGATTATACTATCAATAGTTTTTACAAGCATAGTAGAATGTAAATGCAACTAAAGCTGCTTTATATGTAGATGATATAGTAAGGTAGGCTACTAAAATAGGTAGTCCTATATCTAAAGCATACATGGTAGGTATTACAGTACAAGATACTTATGGTGATGCTAAAGCAGCTGGTGCGTCTGACTTAGAAGCAGCCTTGTTAACTATGGGATATGCAGCTGGTGAAGCTTGGATATTAAATACAGGTTTAGGTGAATGGATTCTACCTGAATTACATATTGATAAATATAGAAATAAGGCTATAGCAGAAGCATTACATAAAGGTGTTTATGAAGCCAAACAAACTTTAGCAAAAACAGGTGATAAAAAAGGATTTATTAATAAAATGCTTGGTATTGGTAAAGATATATATACTAATACTGCAGCATAGAAAGCTCTAATTGGTAAAGGTGCTTCTGTTGTAGGTGCACATGCTCTTGGTGAAGCCTTTGAAGAAACGTCAGAAGAATTATTGGCAGATGCATTTAAAGCTATATTGAATGTAACTAGATGGTTACGCGGAGAAAAAGCTTTAGATTTTTGGAAAGGTGATAATGCTTTTGATAGATATACTATGTCAGCATTAGGAGGATTAATTGGCGGTGGTTTAACATCTGCAGCTACTAATTTTAGACAAGTGTCTAATTTAAGTAGTATGTCTCGGGATACAGCAATACAATAGTTACTCTATATGTCTAATAATGGACAATTAGGTGATTTTATTAAGGATGTAGATAAAATGACTATTGCTGATAAAAATAAGTCTGCTACTAAAATTATACAAGCTGATGAAAATGGTGTTATTTACGCAGAGGGAACTAAAGATGATAACCAAGATTTAGCTGCTAAACAAGAAATTAAAAATATATGTAAATTTATAGATGATGTTTTAACAACTAAAGGTGCTAAAATATCAACGGATTCTTTAATAAGTAAACTAACTTATGAAGATTAGATGGATTTAGTTAAATAGCTAAAAATTAATAATATAGCACAATCTAGTGTTATAGGTAGTTATTTATAGAATTATCAAAATTTACAATAGAAATTAGTTGAATAGGAATCAAAATTACATGATATTAGTTTTAAGTTAGGTGATGTAAAAAGTAATCAAGACCCGGAATTATTAAAATAGCAATAGTAGCTACAAGTTGATATTGATATGACCGTAGGCAAACTTAAATAGTATTTAGATGGTACTATTTCACCTGATGTAGTGCGTGATGCTGTGTTTGGTATGAATCCATTACTAAGTTCTACTTTTATTCCAGCGACTTTTTCACAATATGTTAGCAAAATAAAAGGTAAAGATATAAAGGATTTATCTGATTAGGAATAGAAGGATTATTGGAAAGAATTTTCTAATTATTATACTAATGATGGTAAAATCGATACTCATATAGCAGCCTAGTTATATTAGGATATGATGGAATTATCTACTCCTACTATACAATAGTATGCTGAAGCTATCCGTAATAGTAAATAGGATTAGGATATTAAAAACTTAGAAACATTAGTTAATAATTATTTATAGGACATTAATACTCCAACTGCTGATTCTGATAGTTATGTTCAAAAACTCGAATCTATCAATAAAAATTTAGGAAATTCTACTATTTATGCATTATTAAGTCCATACATAAGTGACCCGGATAGAAATATTTTACAAGCCATAGATTCTTAGGAATCTCCTACTACTGAGCAATTATAGGAAAAAGCAACTATTTTAAATAAGTTAATTGAAAATAATATTTTAAATGTATTAGAACATTATGCGAACTAGGAATTTATACATCCAGAATCTAAAAATGTATTATAGCAAGCTATTACTGCTACAATAACTAGATATTCTAATATAATAACAGATTTATAGGAATAGGCTGCATATGACCCAGAAATATAGGAATAGTCTGAAGCTGCAAATGCTAAATATATACCTATTATTAATGGATTAAAAGATTTAAAAATAAGAATAAATAACTTACCTTCAACTCCAATATTATCTTTAATAGATAAATTTAAAATGGACGCTACTAAATCTTAGTTATCATTTATGGAACATTGGTAGCAAACTATAGATTTATTAGAATAGAATAAGGGTGATTTATCCGACTTTAGAATAGATGGAACTTGGGAAGATCATAATATTGAGGCATTACAATTAGTATAGTCATTACGTGCAGTACTTGAAGGTATGAAAGTTGATAATGCCGATATTAATAATCCTACAGGTTATACTAAAATTTTAAATACTCTATATTAGAAATAGGGAAGAAAAGACTTTGTACAATTAGCTGAAATTAATAGTGATGAAGCTAATATGATGATTGCTGATTTAAATAAAATTATTGGTAGACTTACATATGCAGAATAGCTTAATGCTATTAATAAAGGTTAGAAACTTAAATAGCAAAGTCGTGTAGCAGCTAACAAAAATTATTTAATATATAATAGTGCCAAAAGACTTTTTAATGCTATAAGTGATTCTGATTGGAAAGAAATAGATGGCTTAAAAACTATTATTGAAACTATACCAACAGACCTTAAAGATGCTATTGAAAATAAGGATATAAAAATTACTAAAGAATTATAGGAATAGTTAAATGAATATATCTATAAAATTGATAATGCAATATATGATTTCTTCCAAGCTAATTTAGATGGTGATGGAAAAATAAATAAAGAAAAATTAAGTAGATTATTACATAATTTTGCAGGAGTTAATGGATTCTTTTAGAAAACTAATGGTACACTAAATGAAACTACTAAGTTTATTGATGATAATGCTTTTATTTGGTATATAGCTTCTAGAGCTGCACTAAAAGCTTCTGATTTTTATGGTTCCTATAAACAAGCAATTAGTAATGACATAGCTCCTATAGCAAGTCAAGAGTTACCTATATATTTGGGAGTTGCATCTATTGCTAATATGGATGTTCTTAATACATTTGTAGATGCATATAGAGATACAGTTGTACAAGACTTTAATAATCTTACTGAAGAGGAACGTAAAAATGCTATAAAGAATTTTGATAATAGTGGTGAAGCTTATGCTAAAGAACTTTTATAGTATTTTAGTGGTTATGATGCATTGCCTTAGTATAAAAATATGATTTTTATTGAAGGTATTGCAGGTAGTGGTAAAAGTATGGCAGTATTTAAAAGTATAGTCCGTACTATTGCTACGGTAGATCCGAAAGCTATAGAAAATGCATATTATGTACATGAAACTTCAGATTCTGCTAAAAATGCTTCAGAAGCTATAGGACTTAAAGGTAAAACTTTTAGTAGAATTGATTTTTTAAAGACTGTATCTAGCGAATGGAAAGATTGCCGTGATAATAAAAAGAAAGATTCTCATGGTATTTCTAAGAACTATCTATATGAGGATTCTTATGAAATTACTGATAAAGGTTAGCTTAAAAATAAATGGATAATTAATAAAATTGCAGACCCACCACGAGTAGTTTTTATTGATGAGATTTCTCATTATAATTAGTAGGAGATAAGTATGATTGAATAGTGGGCTAATGAGCATCATGTTGTAATTATTACGGCAGGTGACTTTAATTAGGATACACTTACAACATATTTTAATAATAAAAAATTAGGTACTGAGGACACTAACGTAACTCTTAATAGAAATAATTTTATACGAACTCCTAAACTTGGAGTATCTTTACGTACTAGAAATAAATAGCTTACTAATAGTACAAATAATACACAATTAGCTGTAGAATAGATTGATAGAGGAGAATAGGTAGGATTAACTCTTAATTACCTTACTAATGATCCAGACCATGTTGGTTTATTTGGAGTTAAAGCATTTTTACCTAAAACAACTAATAAAATAACTAAAGAAGAGGTAGAGTAGCTTAAAGATATTATTGAGCTAATGGCATCTACTACTGAAGATGAAAAGATTGGCTATATTTATCATGATGAAAATTCTGAATTATATAAGTTTTTAACTACTAATTATGCTGATAAAATAGATCCAAAAAAGGATTCTGATGCATAGGGATTGGAAGGTAAATATTATATTGTAGAAGCTAATGTTAATGGCACTGATAAAGAATATATAAGGTCTCTTTATACAGGTATAACACGTGCTTCCTAGGGAGTATTAGCTATTGTGCCAAGTTAGCTTGGTAATATTACTTCAATTACTAGTGTTGAAGATAATATATTCTAGTTAGAAACATTAGGTGAAGCAGCTATTCAAAAAGCAGCAGAAGATAGACGTGAATAGCTTAATAAATTATCTACAACTACTATTAATGAGCTAAAAGTTCCTCATAAAACAACAGAAACTTCATCTGTAGTAAATCCAGGCACTCTGCCACCACCTATTGTACCTCCAACTACTGCTCCTATTAATGTAGGAGTGACTAAAACAGAAGCATAGATAAAAGCTGATGAATTAGTTGTACGAACATAGAATTGCGATGCTATAAAAGATAGTACTACATATAGAATAGATAGTATTGATATTGAATAGGATATTAAAGGTAGTTGGGAGGTTATTCTAACTCTTATGAATAATGATTCTACTATAAAAGTTACGCAAGAAGACTTTGAAAAAGAGTTTACTTTATAGGATAAAACTAGTAAAACAACTAAACCTTTATATAGTATAGGTAGCGGTATTTATATTAAGGATGGAACTGATACTATATTTGTAACAATATAGGAGTACACTGCTGATAATAAATATATACTAACTAAACCAGATGGTAATACTATTGAAAAGGATGAAACAGAACTAAAGGCTATTATTACTAATGCTCCTTTACCTCCAACAATACCTTCTACTGAAGTGCCTGATACAGGAGTAGAAAATGCTACCACTTCTGAATACTAGTAGTTATTAACTAATACTAATAGACCTATAGAAGCCACTTCTTTGTTAGGGTTAGCTTATTCGTTTAACACCTATAACACAGGTATGATAAATAAAGATGGTAAAGCTGTATTTGATGATAACACACCAGAAGCTAAAGAACATTTTGAAAGGCGTATTGATAATTTTATAGGATTAATGCATATTCTTAAAGATACTACAGATTATGATTCTTATGATACTTTAGATAGAAAACTATCATATATACGTAATGAGTTATTTTTTAATAAAGATAATGCAAGTATATTGAATAGACTACGTAGAAATTTACACTTATCTGGTAAACTTAAAATACAGTATGCTTTAAAAAGTACTGCAGGGCGTTTAGAAGGTAAAGACCCAAAATGGTATAGGTATGATTAGGACGAAAATGAAAGACTTAGTTACTTACATTCTGATGATGAAAATGCAGATATAGTACCACGGAAAACTATAGTTGCTATAATTTCACAAGATGATGTACCCATACTTGAAATACCCACTGTAACTCTAAATTCACCACTTACTATTATATAGCGTGTTGATAAAGATAATCAACCTTTATATCCAGAGATTCTTAATACATTTCTTTCAGCATTAGCTAAATATAAAGGTGAAGATAATACTTAGGATTTAGCTATCTAGGAAGTTATAGACAAACAAAATGGAAAAGTTAATGCTGAGTAGTAGCGAATTATTGAATTATTTAAGATATTTAGATTTACAAGTAATGGCATTTTCTTCTTTAAAGACGGATTTAACTTGGCAAGTCAAAATTCTACAGGAATACAACTAACTTATGCTAAAGGTGAGCATCAAATAAATGGTACTTTCGTTAGTGATAATAAATTTGTTTCTATTGAAGAATTATCTAAAAATAAATAGCTATCTATATCTAGAATAATGATTTCTAGAAATGGTATGGTTAATGGTAAAACGGTAGTTAGACCGGGACATTCATTTGTATTAGTAGGTAATTCTAATAACTATAAAAATACACATGACTTATACTAGCAATTTGCTGCGCAATAGTCAGACCCAAGTAAACCTAAAGAAGTAGAATTATTTTATGTAATGCCTCCTAAAGCATCAGTATCTGAATGGCTTGAAAATTAGCATAATTTAGGTTTAAGAGCAGCAGGACTAAATTCGCCTGAAGTTTTTAGTATTGGTAATGATTTTACAGGATATAGAATACTTAGTGCTTTAGATAATAGTGTTTTAGATAAATATCCAAGCAAAGGTTCTGTAGTTGATTTTTATTTTAAAAACGGTGACCTTAATACTATTAAAAATATAGTAAATCAAGGTAAATAGATAGAAGCTAAGTGGTAGCAATAGACACTTAATCTTGATAATTCTAATACAATAGGTGGTATAGGTGAAAAAGATTTGTATCAAAGACTTCTTAAAGAGTATACTGAAAAACAAGTAAGATAGTTAATGTCTTTAAAAGAATTAAAATAGTTTTTGAACAAATCTCCAAATTTATTACCACAAGGAGAACGCACTAATAACTAGATTCTCAATGCTTATCTTACTTGTATGGTATGGAATAGAAATAGTGAGACAGAAACTGTAAAAAATGAAGAAGCTTTAAAAGCTATTGAGGAAAATTGTAAAAATAATGATATTGATGGTATTTTTTATAAAGTGTAGTATTCTAATAATGAAGTAGGTGAATTTACTGAAGTATAGCAATTAGATGACTATAAATTAAAAGGTACTATGCTAACTAGTGACCCTACATTTAGAATAAATGCACGTATTGATACTCCTGCTTTTGATACTGATAATATCTCATTTCAAGAAATTACAAATTAGATGTATTATGATGAAAGTAAAAAAGTTTGGAAATTAAAATACGGTGATGCTAAAACTAAAGAAGAGTGGTATTTATCTACTAAGACTAATCCAGTACCAACTACTAGTATACTTGACACATATAGAAAATATATTGATAATGACATATTTACAGAATCAGAAGTATTAAGTGTTAAAAATGAGCCTGATTAGAAAGAAGCACTAATTAAAATATATAATGCTAAAGGTTAGGGTAGACTTGGTTTTATATATAATGATTAGATGGTATTTACATAGAATGAATAGTATTCTGACTTTTCAAATATACCTACAAAGATAAATACTACTGATACTATTAAAATATAGGCATATAAAAATGGAAAACCTATTACTTTAACATTTTCTTTTGAAACTGATACTAGCGGTAATATTAATAAAGTACTAGCTAATGAAACTTACCGTGAAAAAGTAAATGTTACTTAGCAAGGTGGCATTGATAAAGAATTATTTGATAGAGTTAGAAGTCAAATAAAAATACCAACTATGTATACAAAATTTAAGTTTTGGAAATATTTGGCAGACGAAAATGGGCTAGAAGCTCTCTCTAAGCTTACATCAGTAGATCTTAGAGCAGTTAAAGCTACCGTTACTGCTTACAGTAAAGCTCTTAAAGGAGACTTAAAACAAGATTTTGCAAATCTAGTTGCACAAATATCCACAGAACATAGTACTACTATTAACTTAACTGAAGGTGATAAAGTTTATCAGAATGGTATAGGTTATACTATTATCGAAGACAATACATTAAATGCAGTAGATGACAATGGTAATAAAGTTACACTTAAAGAAGATAACTTAGAAAAAGAGATAACACCATGTAATCCTATTAATTGGAAAATAAAATTATAATGGATAAATGTTCATTGAAAAAATCTTCAAATGGAATCTACGGGTACTCCGTAGATTCTGTTGAAGAATTACAAGGCTATATAATGGAGTAGCTAGGTACAATATTATTATATGATGATAATATTGGTAAAATGAAAATGGCAACACGTAAAGCATTAGCCAATATTGGAGAAAGATATGATAATAGACAACTACAAACTATTGCTAAAATTACAGAAGATTTATTAAATGATGATTTCTAGGAAGAGGTTATTACAGGAGAGCGAGAAGGTAACGGATATAGTTTTATATTAGACTATTTACCACCCGAGGGTATATACAATGCATTAAGTTCTAAATATCGTTCTACAGTTAAGACCCGTACTGATGAAGCTATTTTACAAGATCCAGATGAATCTGAAAATCCCACTTCTAAAAAATCACAATTTATAGATGATGTATGGGGTAATAATGTAAGAGCTAAAAATAAATTTAAGTAGGAAGCTACAAATTTACTTATTGACACTTTTATTATTAATAGAAAAAAGGGAAAAGTAGTAACTACTATTGCAGAAGCTAACCAAAATGTAAGAGACTATAAGTAGTAGATATTTAAAGAAATTAAAGAATATTTACAAGATGATTTAGGTACAGATATAGATGATCTGTATGATGATGAAGGTAATTATACAGGAGTACTTAATGATACTACTATACGAAGAGTTTTAAATGCTAAGCTAGGTACTTGGGATGCAGCAAAAATTGCATCTAATTAGGATGAAAAAGCATATGATATATTTAAAAAATATTTTATTCTTAAAAATTATGATAATCTAGTTAAATTATTTTTAGACAAAGCAATAATTATAAAACCTGGCACTGAAAATACTATATCTAGTGAAGATAATTATACTTTTGCCACTAAAAATGATGCTGTTATAACATCTTGGCGTACTAATGATGACATATAGTTAGAATAGGAAATTGGAGCATTAGCATAGTCTCTAATTAATTCTACTCCATTTTTATAGTACAACAATGATGCAGAAACTGGACAATACATTAAATTCTAGGATTTTTATCATATAATAACCAAAATTAAGGATTTAGGATTTAATCCTATAGCAGCTAATTTAATATATGACAGCACTAATAATAAGTATGAGAAGATGTTTAATAGTTTGTCTTCTATAGATGCTGCCTTAATAAATGGTAAAACATTACGTTAGCTAATTTCTAAAATACGTGAAAATCCCGCTTTATATTCTCGTCTAGTGTTTGAATGTTTAGTTAAAAACGAAACTGATTTAAATACACTAGATTTTACAGAGGATGATAAGCATAAATTATATTCTTTATATAAAGGTATATTTGCTACTAATGGTAATTCTATTAGAGCTATTTAGTTTAAAGAAAACTATAAAGCTCAGAATTATTATAATCTAATATCATAGGTAGTAGATTCTATTAATTCTGTAAAATTCCTGCAATATAATATGCAAGATAATGTTACTAATACTAGAGCACTACGTGATTTTAGTGTAGAAAATGTACAGCGTAGAATTACAGATAATATTGCTTATGCAAATGCAAGGTCTGTAGTAGAACCAAAAATGGCAGAGTTATCCAAAGCTATTATTGAATTAAAAAATAGTAATGATACTTTTAATGGAATATAGTTTAGTCTTGGTGGTAAAAGATTAAAAATACAGGTAACTACTGAAACTAATACACCTTCAATATGGTTAGATAATGTTAATATATCCATAGAAAAACTTAACGAAGTCGATAATACACTTAAAGGCGAATTACTAAAATTTGCAGATTCTTAGTTAGCATTAAATCTAGATAATGTTGACTTCAAAGATGCATTAAATATTTATATGCCAAATAATGTAGTATCTAATTTAGTACAGCTAGCATCACGTGTTTTATTTAATAAGTATATAACTTATGCTAAAGGGCAAAATACGGCAGGTAAGAGTAACTTTTAGGGATTATTTGAAGGAATTTATAGTAAAGATAATAAACTATTACCTAAATATAATAATCAAACCTTAGAGATGAATCTTTATTCTGATAGTGATTTACCTATGCTAGAGCAAATAGCAAAAGCTAAAGCATTAGTAGGCGGAGATACTAATAAGGCTACTATCAAAGATGCTGATGGAAAAATGTTAAGTTAGCAAACACTTAGCCGTTTATTGGGTAATATAACAGCACAATAGGATTGGATTAATGAGTTTAATTTCTCTGAAAAGTAGAATCCTTTTTCCAAAATGGCAATCTTTAATCCTAAAGTATTTAAAGGTATATATACTACTAGAGAATTAAAATCTAATACTGTAGGTAATAAAGCACAAACAAAGTTTACAGTTGCCGAGTTTATTCAAGGTACATTTTTATACGATTTTGTTGGTGGTTTAATAGCACAAAAGGATTATGATGGTAGTAAAGTTATAGGTAATGGTATTGTAGCATTTATGCCTTCTGTAAACTCTGATAAAAATACTATTAATAGAATGGCTATAGATTTAAATGCTACTGTAGTATCTCTAGACCCAATTATTAACGGTAGGACATATAAAAGTTTAAACTATTAGGAAATACAAAAAGTTATATGTGAATAGCTTGGTCATTATTATACTAGCTAGATATATAATATTAACAAGGATTTTACGAAGCTTGAAAATTGGTTAAAAACAATTAAGCATGTTTCTATACCTATAGATTTTAAAGATAACTTTTAGATGCTCAATTAGTATTGTTATAATAAATCAACTGGTAAATATACTACAGCTGAATAGCTATATGCTTGGACACGAGAATATAATAATACACATAATGATAATATAGCTTTAATTGACTAGACACATTTTATTGCAAATAAGGATGGAAGCATTAGATTTAATAATACTATATCTAAATTAAATTACCGTTATAATAATATGGAGCGTCTTAATGTTTTTATGGAGAATAAAAATCGAGAGGTTCTTAAAGCTATATTGGACGAAAACACAGAAATAAGACTTATAGACGGTAATGCTTCAGATGTTAAAAGTTATTTATTAAATAATTATCCAGATTGGGTTAAGCATGGTAAAATGGTTTATGCCAAAATTAATGGTAATCCTATATTGTCTAAACAAGATTTAGAAAAATTAAACTTAAACACTAAAGATTCACATACTTGGGAAAATGTAGAATTACACCCATTATTATAGCAATACAATGCTCTAGATTTATTGTTTACATAGGAATTTATGTATTCTACTGTAGGCTCTCATGCAAATCACCCTTCTAAAGTTAGCTATGATGTACCTATTATATATAAGCATCCTAAACTTGGATTAACTACATTTTTAAATAAACATCCTGAAATGCGTAATGAACTTATGGATTTTGATGAGTTCTTTAATAATATACGTGATAGTTTTATTGAACAAAAAACAGGTGTTACTAGAACAATAGAAAGCTGGGAAGATGACCACCTTGCTGAATATGATAATCCAAAATGGGAAGAAACTAAAAATACATACTTAAAAGAACACTAGAATGATGAAGATTTTAGAAATCTTGTAACTTGGGCTTGGAATGAAGCTAAAAAATAGGCAAAAGAACAGAATAAAATTCTTTTAAATTCAAGTGCTATTATACTAAAAATGTTCCCAAAAGATTTTACTAAAGTTATTACAATGTCAGTAGGTGATGCAACAGTACGTGGTATGAATACTGATTGGAAAGCTACTATTGATGACACATTAAGAGGTTTAATAGTACCTAAAGTAGAAGTAAAGCCAGGAGAATATTTCGATAAAACTATTTATAATAGTTTACGTGATGAGCGTACAAAAATATTTGACAATGAGTGTGCAGAAGAAGCTTCTCGATTTAAAGCTTAGGATAAGCGTAACGTATCTTTAACTGCAGCTATGCATGAGTTTTAGTTAAATCAAATTGATGGTATTCCTAATACTTATAATATGGCAATATTATCAGATTTACATTCTGATGTTTATACTATACAAGCTGATGCTGATTAGGCAACTAATTTTGATGGTGCTACATTTGTAAATCCTTGGGTTGTTATATGGGAAAATAACTCATTAAATGGTGATAAGGCTGGTATTAATAAAAAATAGTTTGTACATTTCTTTGATAGGGCTACAGGTACAGGTGGTATCATTAAAACTGCAGGCTTTGGTATTACAAATGATAAAGCTAGGTAGTACTAGTTTTATAGAGATATGGCATATAATATGACACATTTTAATTGGAAAGATTAGAATGGTAATTAGCTAATTATGCCTAAAAATGAAACTTAGAATGGTATTCTTAGAGACTTTAATGGTGATGATGTAAATTATGGAGATATTTACTTTACTAGAGCAGGTAAAAATTATAGACGTATAGTATAGGATTATTTAGGTAATAATACTTATGAAGTAATTGACTGTGAGGTAGATGAAAATGGCAATTCTATAACAGAAGAAGTAACTAATAAAATTGTATGCAATTCTAACTATGATATATGGCAAATGTTTGGAGGTTGGAACTCTCTTGAAATTAAAGATGGTAAATTACAAGGTTCTGAACATTCTATAGAACTGACTGCAAGAGCTTGTAATGTTTATGGTACTAAAAAAGAGGGAATAGACAAAGTAGAAACTGCTGCCGATGTATTTTAGCCAATGAAACATTCGGATATTCATTATAATCCAACTATAGGTGCTGTAAAGCAAGGTGCTGCTAATATTAATCCTACTAGTTGTTATACAGGTAAACATGACTTAAATTTCATGCAAGTTGAAATGCGATAGGTAGGTATTTAGCTTGACAAAGAGCATCATGCTGATAATGAACATTTATCATTGATGACATAGGTAATATCTGCAGCATGTTCCATGGGTTATACTCAGTAGGATGCAACTAATTTATATTAGTCATTATATAATTTAACTAAATCTAGTACTAAGGAGTTTCGTAATTCGTTAGGCTCTTTGATAAGTACTACTTCAGATGATTTTGAAGCAGCTATAACAAGTACTATTATTAAATCTTTAATAAATACATCCTCAACAGACGGTGATTCTTTATAGATAATAGCCTAGAATGTATTGAAAACAATACGTGACAAGAAACTATTAAATATTAATAAAGATAATTATAAAGATATTGATGCTAATATACCATATAGTGATGCAGCAATCTCTAATAAAATTGCAAGTATGTTAACTTCTACTCTTACAAAGAATGGTATTAAAGCTCATATGCCTGGAGTACTTGCAGTATTAAATCCTGCTTAGGAAATTATTAAGTTCTACTAGATTCCTATTAAAAATGAAAAGGGTGAAAATGTTACGAATGCAGATGGCTCTACTAAATATAAAAAAGTAACATTAGCATAGATTGAACGAGAATATCATACTGAAGATGCTATGTCTATACTTCAATAGCTATAGGATAAGCAAGAATTTATACCTTTAAATCGTGATATAGATGATAATGTTATTAGTGTTCCACAAATTAAAATAGGTAGGAAATATTTAGTTACATATACTGATGGTGAATAGGATATAAATGGTAATTTAGTATAGAAAGAAAAAATTATACATATAACCATGCCAAATAGAACAGAATCTGACATTGAAACTGTTAACTATAATGGCAAAATCTATTTATAGTAGAGAATGGGTTATCGGAAATTACTTGACTATCTTAATACTATGGATGATAATAGAATCATTGGTATTAAAAACTTTACACTTGGTGGTTAGGATTTGGATAGTTATGATATTACATTTAATGATATTAATGGTAATAGCTGGCAACTTTCTGATTTAGATATTGTTTAGGATTATTTTACGGCTAGAGAACAAAAAGATTCACGAAACTTAATATTAAACTTATTAGACAAATATAATTATAAAGAGCAATTTTAGTAGTAGTTAATTAAAGAATTTAGAGAAAGTAACTTATCTAAAGAAGTTAAAGAATCTTTAATTGCTAATCTTACTAATAATTTTAGGGCATATTTTCTAACTCCTACTGATATATATAAACAATTCTTCTAGAAGTATGGATTAAAATTTTTAAACATTTAGATGTAGAAGCAACTAGAAGCGTTAAGAACTGATGTATCAAATAAATCTAGACAAGTGCTTATTAATAACCAGATAGTTACTGTTAATAGTGATACAATTAAAACTACTAGTTATGGGTTAGTAATGCCAAAAGTCTTTAAAAATGCATTTAATTTAGAGGAATTTGATTAGGTAGATGATATTTTAAATGACCCCTAGTTCTTTACTAAGAAATTACTTAAAAAGTTATATACTAAAGTTTAGAACTATGAAATTGGCGATGATAAATTTTACAACTATCATGTAGAATTAAAACGAAACACGGGAGACCATGTATATATTAGACAGGGCTTAGCACATGCTGATTTAGCTAATGAAGTAGAATGGTTTAAATAGGTAGATGCTGACGGAAATGTATATAGAGTTGATAGTGACGGTAATATTATCTAGAGAATGTTTAGTGTAGATGACAAAATCTATACCGACTATGAAGGAAATCAAATAATTGTTGTTGGTGATGATGTATATAAGGATACAAAAGGTAGAGTAATACCTGCAAGTAGAGTACAGAAATCGGCTAATGGTTTATTTATTGATGAAAAAACAGGTAATGAAGTCACATTAGAATCGCCATTATAGTTTTATATAGATAATACTGATTTTTCAATATTAAATATAAATAGTTGGTGTAATGATGATGAATTTGGTAATATTTTAAATACTTTAAGTCATTGTAAATCTCAATACGTTCGTAATTTTGCGAATAGATTTGAAAAAAATGATAAAGAAGGAACATGGGTTACTAAAACTAAGCATGAAACTTGGTCTGATTACATGGCTAAGTACGAAAATATAGAAGAGCTTTATAATAATGGAAGTAATGTATATACTATATAGAAAATAAAGCGAGAGGGTTCTAGAATGATGACTTCATTTATTAAGTAGTTGGATGTTGTAGCAGCACGTATTCCAGCACAATCATAGGCTTCTTTTATGCCTATGCATATTGAATCCTTCGAGAATCCTGACACCAATAATGCTTATGTAAATATATTCCAATTTTATTTACAAGGCTCAGACCTCGATATAGATGCAGTATCACTGCAAACATTTGCAATTAATTACAATGGAATATATGAAGGACACTCTCCATACTTCAATTTAGATTCAATAAAACTATTAAAAGCATCTGAAACAAATATACCATTTCCTACAGGTGAAAAATTACAAGAAAATGTAGTTAATAATTCTAAAGATACTACTATGATGTAGTTATTAAAATAGTATGGAAAAGAGTTATTTGGTGTTAAAGGCAAGCATGGACAAGAAAATGCTTTACTGCAAATAGATTGGAGTAGAGACGGAGAAAGAGTAAATGTAGAAGTTAATAATTCAACTATAGAAAATATAGAATTATTAGGAAAATTATTAAATAATGTAAAATCTTGGGAATATAAACCAGACGATGTAACTTCTACAAAGGCATTTAATGAAGTAATGTTTGGCGACGGTGGTACATATCTGACAACGGATATTTATACTAAAATAGCAAATGCTATAAAGGATGTTATTAATAGACATAATATCTACATCAATGATATGTCTAAGACTAAAAGAGATTAGGTATTAAAAAATAATGCAGTAACTGCGTTATTTAATATTATTAATAATCCTATTAATTTACGTGAGGCACAGTCTTCTGTTGATGTACTTACTAAAACAGCTAAGTCTCTTGCAAAACAATCTGAAAAAAATAAGATACAGGCTACTTTTACACCTGGTAATTTTATTAGTAAATTGCAGAGTATTAATGAAAACATGACAGGTAAAGATGGTATTGCTATCAGTGCTACAGCATTGAAATCATTTTTTGCTGCTACATTTATGAGTAATACTATTTTAAATAAAGATACTGCTACAAATGCATCATCATTATTATGTAATGTGCCTATAGGTGGTAAGACATATCATGGTATAGCAAATGTAAATGCAGACTATATGCGTTTTGCTAATAGTACTGATATTAGTGAAGAAACTAAAAATCAATTAATATCTTATTTGCAATAGTAGTTATGGGAATCAGATGCGGCTAATGAGGCGTCCGCTTTCTTATCACTTTCGACTGACAATGCTAAAGAGTTAGCACTTGCTAAACTTAATGCAGGAACTATTACATTAGGAATGTATTTGTATGGATTATCTATAGGTGTTCCCGTTGAAACTCTTTATAAAATAATGACTTCTCCTATTGCATTTAGATTAGCTGAGATCACTAAAGGTGATGTATTTAATGAAGAACCAAGTCAGTTTAGTATTCTTGGAGCATTTAATTACATTAAAAATGGTCCAAGTCTAAATATGTTTAATAATATTGATTTAACTACTTATAAAGGAACATTAAGACCTGTTGCTTTACTTGAAAATGCTATATTCAATCATAAAGCTTTTGGTAAACTTGATGATAATCATTTATATAGAGATTTAGCAAGTAAAAGTAATGCTATTACAGGACTTGAAGAGCTAAGAAGTGCTTGTGAAAAGTATAAAGGTGTTTTATCAGATAATGTATACACTACATATGAAGCATTATATAACTAGGCTATTGATAAGTTAGAGACTTATATTAATGATGTAGTAATGTATAATACTGCAGGTGAATATGAAACAGTTTATGGTAAATCAAAGATTACAAATGACTTAGAAACATTAGCATATGGAGCTGCTGAATATAAACGACTTGGATAGATACTTAAATTAAACTAGTCTATTAATACTAATCCTATAGATTTATATACACAAGTATCTAGAATTGAGAATCTTATTGTTGATAGGGTTCGATAGATTGCTGGTAAAGATAAAGATTCATACAAAGCACGCCTTGGTTTAAATAATGGTATTATTAGTAGTTTAAAAAATAAAAAAATAGATTTAGAAAAATTCTTAACAGACATTAGTTACTAGCGTGAAGTTATTGCTGACTATGATGCTATTAAATAGACATTTAATCCATTAAAAATATTAGTTACTAATCCTAACTATAAAGGCTATGTTGAATCTCTATTAATCGCACACAAAGGTTTACAAAATAAATAGCTTAAATACAGATTCTTAACTGAAAAAGTATCTAACTATATAGATTAGAATAAGATTATTATAGATAGACTAAAGAAATAGGTATATAAAAACGCTGATGCCTTTATTAATTATAAGTTAAGACAAACTTGGATGCAAGAAAGTAATCTTACTTTTACTATTCCAGGTACTACTGACAATAATAATACTTATTCATTTATTAATGGTGACATAAAGCCTCTTTATTGTAATAAAACTATACAATTAGGAACTGATATAGGTGATGCTAATTTTAAATTATGGGTAGAACGTACTTTAATACCTAAATTAAAAGCCAATAAAAGTTTATCTGATAATATATTTATTTAGAATTTAGCTCCTGTTATTACTACTAATACTAATATTGGTATACCTTCTATAAGTTATGGACTTGGTGGAATTAATATGTTACCTTAGACTGATTATGAACGAGAAATATTAGATGCTAATAAAGATGGATTTAATAAATTATCTTCTTGGCGAGATTGTATTATAACAGATGCTAAAGGTAAAGCATTTCATATTAAATAGTTATTATTTTATTATTCATTAATATGTAATAACGGTAAGTTAGGTCCAACATCTTTACATAAAATATTTGAAGATTATCTTAATGAAGATGTTGCAGCAAATTATAAAGAGTTTATTGCTCAAAAAGAAGCTGAAAATAAGGAACTTGTAGACGGAGAAAGGAAAGATAGTGATTTTTATAAAATGCTTAAGGAAACAGTCACTGATGAATGGTTAGCACCTATGTCCTCACCTTATGCAGGCGGTACTAATGTACTTAAATATAAAAATACTAATGAAAATAGAATATACTTATATAAGTAGGTATAGAAAAATAACTCTGAGGATGATTATGGAGATAATTATGAAGATGGGTAGGATATATATAATTTTGAAATACCACCCGAGTAGGAAGATAGAAATGATAATATTAATGGATATACTAAATAGGAATCTAATGCTTTAATATCTTCAGATTATAACTTCTTTACTAATCCTACAAATATTAATTTTGAACTAACAAATAAAATTCAAAAAGATACATTAAGTAAGTATGCTATATATTATGAATATGATAAAAATGGAAATCCTGTATTAGTGTCTATAAGTAAAGATATAGCTAAAGAATTTAAAAAGAAAATGGATGCTCTAGTAGATGCTAATGGTAAGAAACTTAAAGGTGTATTACCATTCTAGACATAGCTTGTAGATGGAAAAATGAAGAATATTGTAGATGAAGATTAGATAGAACAATTTATTAACGATATAAATAACGGTTGTGGCAAATAATTGCTTAATTAAGACTTTGGAATATCAGACTAAGCTTAAATAGTCTGGTATTCCAGAATCTATTTTTTATTCAACAGTTAGTAACTTTGTAAATAAAGTCGGAAGATTCCCAAATTTAGATGAAATAGCTAATTCTAACTCATCTACATATATTGCTAACTTATTGCATTTAGATAAAAATAATTCAACATCTATAGATAATATATTAACTACTATGAATACTGATTCTATATGGGAAGCTAATATAAAATTAAACGATATTTATAGTGACTAGGAGATAGAAATATTACCATTGTGGAATGATGCTATAATAAATACCACACTACGTCCTTCACAATATTTCTCAGAACCTAAATAGTTACATAGTAGTAGTAATAAGCCTAATATGCAAAGTGTTTTTAATACTATATTTACTAAACTTAATAATTTATATGGTATTCAAATAAACACTATTACCGATAAAGAATTGGCACAAAAAAATTGGGAACCTGAAATACAAACTACTAATGCTTTTATTAAAGATGGAAATATATATATAAATACGGATCATGCTAAAGCTGATGCTCCTATACATGAATTAACACATCTATTATTAGGATCTATACGATTTAAAAATCCAGATATTTACTTTAAAATAGTAGAATCAGCACAATAGTTTCCTAATTTTCAACAATTTTAGTAGCAAAATCCTAATAGAGCTATGAATGATATTTTAGAAGAAGCTTTTGTTACTGAAATGGCAAAGTATTTAGCAGGTGAAAAAAGTATTATAGAATAGTTACCATAGAATGTTATCTATGAATTACATTATAATATGAAAAGACTGCTAGATTCAGCTTTCATGGGCTAGTATAGTGTTAAAAGTATACCTAATTCATAGTTATATAGCTTGTCATTATCAGAACTAACTACTATATTAAATAGTAATTTACTTGAAAGTAATTTTAGTGGTAGTTTGGATGAGGCAATGTAGCATAGAATTTTAGCTAATACTAAGGAAGAGTTAATTAAAAAAGGAGACTTAAGGGAGGAATGTAAATGAACTGTAATTATATATATAAAGGACATATTATAGGTAATGTACAATAGTTAGATGACTTTTTGTTAAGTAAAAAACGATTTGAACCTACTTTAGGAGACATAGTATTTTCTAAAAACACTAAATAGTTAGCATCTATAAATAGAATTGAGACTATTAATAAAGATGCAGAAGATTTAGGTAAACGTTATGCAGAAGCTAAAGCTAGAGCTTAGATAATAGATGGCGAAGAAGTACTTAAAGCTACTAGACCATTTGTTGGTGTTAGTGAGTTTATGAGTGGTTTACGTAATAATTAGGGCAAATTATGGTTTCCTGAATTTACTACAGAATACTGGGCAAACTAGTATATTAATTGGAGTAATGGTAATTACACATAGGATGAAAAAAATATATTTTTTGATGGAGATGAATCTAAAGTATATAGTTTGGAACTAGGTAACTAGAAAGAGTGGAGAAAACCTGATGGTTCTTTAAAAGATACATTTGGTAGTGCTGAATAGAACAAATTTCGCCAGTTAATGGAGGATAAATGGAAACATTAGGCTTCTTATGGTAATGATATTCATGCTATATTATAGAATTATTTTAGTAAGACATCTTCTGGTAAGTATCGTTATGAGTTATGGGATGAAAGTCCTATGCAATTAGCAAATAGTATTAAATATTTACGTAAGCATAATCTTATATCTAATTCAATGACGGATAAAAAAATAAATAGTATTATTACTATAGCCAAAGAACTAAAAGACTAGCTATAGACTAAATATGGTAAAGATTGTGCGTTTTATCCTGAAATTACTGTGAGTGCAGATTTAAATCATGAATATGAAGGTAGAGATGATTTAAAAGTACTAGGACGTCTTGATTTATTAGTAATAGATGAAAATGGAGTTCCTCATATATTTGATTATAAAACTTCTCCTAAAAATTATATAGATTATGCAAGTGCTAAAAAATTAACATTTACTTATTAGCAATCTATATATGAACGTATGTTACGTAGATATGGTTTTAATACTCTAAGCACTGATATTAATATTATTCCTTTAAAATTAGATGGTTTTAGAAAGGAAGGAGATGATTGGGTATATAATGATGTAGTAAAAGGGGATAATACTCTTATACAAGATATTACAGAAGATGCAAATAAAGAAACTATAGGTAACAATATTGATGAATATATAGAAGCACCATTAGTTATAGATGGAAATGCTGAGGCTACTATAGAAACAGTAACAAAACAAATGCAAGAGTGCTTTACTAATTATGGTAAAGTAAAAACTGATGAAGAAATTAAAGCTTTAATTGAAAAACAAGGTGGTTTTAAAGTTAATGACTAGCTAGGAACTCTTGAATTTTAGCCAAAAGGTTGGACTCGTACAATTTCTGTTAAAAATGAAGGTAATGCTGAAGCTGAATTATTTAAAAAAGTTAAATAGTTTATTACAGGTTAGAAAGAAAGAAGTCTTAAAAATACTTAGACCATTATTAAAGCTTTACGTGAAGCTCAGTCAGAAGATTCTAGGACTCTTTAGTTACCTAATGGCATGAGTGATTGGTTAAAAACACGTTTATCTAAATATTGTAGTAAATCTTGGGAGGTTATGGATACTCCAGCACAAGAAGTAGCTGAATAGTTTGGTATGATACTACTTTATAATAGTACTATAGATGTTATGGAAGTAGTAAAAATATCTAACTCTGATTTATACTATTAGCATAATTGGGGACAAGGTAGAACTAATTTATTAGGTTCTAAAGAAGCTGATTTAAATGAAGATTCTAAATCAGATAGTTTAATTATGAAAGCTGTTACAGGTAACATAGAATTAATGGAAGCAATGGCTGTACTTAATACTATGGAATTTAATAAACCAATACAAATTTCCAATATAGCTGTACTAAATCCTATTTATGGTTAGGGAACTGAAGCTAATTCTAATAAAGAACTTATGTATAATTGGTAGCGATTAAGATAGGTTTTTAAACTTAAAGGAGAAAATAAATTTGGTAATAGTATTAAATTATTATCTTTAGCTGAAAAAACTAATATGGAATATTAGGATATAATGAGCCGAGTGAATGATAGATGGCAACAATAGAACTTAGCTAATTTTAAACCAGCCTTTACTTAGTTATAGAGTGCATTAATACCAAATAACGTGGAAGAAAGTATTAGTGCTTTAATGGATATTAAAACTAAGCTAGAAAAGAACTTTGGTATGGCTAAGGACATCATTACTAAGGGTGAAAATACGGGTAAAAGTGTATATGCAGATTACCAAAATTATGACTAGCAATATATTAAAACTATCTATCAAATGGTTTTACGTTCTATTGCTGAGCTTAGTGGACTTGATATTAGATAGGAAGTTAAAGCACATAGTAATTGGATTGATTCTGTAAATATTCTTAATAATGGTGTCTCTGGTAACTATATTGATAATGCAGGTAACTTTAAAAATAGATTATTAAATTAGGTTACTTCTATTGCTCTTGAGGGTTATCAAAATGCTAGAGATACTATTTATTCAAGAATTAGACATTTGACTACGGCAGTAGAAGAACTAAAACGACAAGAAGGGTATAGTTCTTTAAAAGAACATACTTTTGGTAACTAGACTTCACTATATGAAGGTATGATGGAATTTACACCTGATGGTGATCTACGTTTTGTTAATCCTTGGAGTGCTGATTGTCATTTAAGTTATGCAAAAAAAGAATTTCTTAAATAGGCTATACTAGAATTTAACAAAGATTCACATCCCAATTGGACTTAGCCTATTATTGATACAAAAATAAACTCTAATGATATTGAATTTTTCCAAGTTCCATTATTAGAGGCGTCTTTTGCTTCTAAAGTTAATACTGATGGCTGGTTAGGTTGGCTTAAAAATAAATTAAAAATGTTTTCTAGTAGAAGTAATTTTAAAGAAGCTGTAGAGCGTTTTTAGACATAGTGGTTAACTGATAAAATAGATTAGGCACAAAGTATGGATGGAGAAATATTTAAAGCTTTAAATCGAATGGATTAGGGACATGGTATGGATAGAATTCAAATGATCGAAAATTTACGTAAAAAACATGGTGATGGATTCTTTGAACGTGATATAGAAAGATTACTTGGTGCACATATTATGGCATATTCTACATAGTAGGTAATGGAGGGTAGATTACCATTAATAAAAGCAGCTTATATATCTTTAGCTGTTATGGGTAATAATCAAGGGCAAGACTACTCTAGTGATGAAAAATTTATTAAAGAGTATGTATAGTCTAAAATTAATCATCTATCTATTACTGATCCAAAACTTAGAAAAATTAAAGGAGCTTTAGGAATGTTATAGCAAGGAGCTTCTTGGATGGCACTTGCGTTTAGTCCTTTACAAATGACCTACCAAAGTCTTGAAGGTATTTGGAAAGATGCCAAACTTATTATCACGAAACCTGATGGTAAAGATACATTTACTTTCTAGAATATGAAAGACTCTGCAAAAATAGTATACAAAGAATTGTTTAATTATAGTGATACGCCTTCTGTAACTGAAGCAATTAATGCTGTTTTTGGCATTAACGATATGGATAGTATATCATTTGCTCAGAATAATAGTTCTAACACTAATGGTTTTTTTAATTTTTTTGGAAGAACGGCTTATCACTTTGCATCAAGACCAGATTTTTATAATAGAATGACTATTTTTGTATCATAGATGCTACATGATGGTAGTTATTATGCTCATTCTGTAGATGAAAAAGGTATTTTGCACTACGATATGAAAAAAGATGAACGTTTTAAAGCACTATTTAGTAGTCCTAAAGGTTCAGAATCTTATAATAAAGCTTTTTCCTTGTATTTAGCAACAGCATAGTAGTTAGTAAGAGAAGGTGCCACTAATACAGATGGTTCTTTATTTAAAGTTGATTTAGATAAACCTAATTTACCTAAAGCATACTCTAATAAAGAGTCTGAAGCAATGAAGGCTATAGGAGACACTATGTATGGTTATTATGATAATAGTAAAAAATCACTTATGCAGGCAACTATGCTAGGAGGTTTAATAATGTAGATGAAAACATATTGGTCATCTAAAAAGAACTAGTATCTAGCACCTGGTGGTATTAAAGCATAGGGAAAATGGGAACAAATGATCAGTCCTAATGGTAAGAAATGTTACTATTCATTAAATGATGAAGGTAAAATAGATAATAATTCAATGCCTGTTGAAGAGGGTGATCCAAGAGCCAGTTAGATACCTTTTATGCAATGGAAAGGTAAATTTGAAGAAGGCATATTAATAACGTTATGGGACATAATAAAACGAACTAAAGAGCATCATGGTAATATTAAATAGGCTTGGAAAGAAAAGGTTAATGGTGATGATGATTTATCTAAATTATATGTATCTAATATAAAATTACTTATTAGTGATATATTAGGTTTTATTTTAATAGGCGGATTACTTAGTGCATTGCTGAAAGGCTTAGCAGACGATGAAATTAAAAAAGCTAGAAAATCTAAGCACTTTGAAGATGCATTAGCTGCTACAGGAGCTAACTTCTTATATAAAACTGTATATAATTCAGCACTTGATATGAACTTTTTAAGTTCTATTTTTGAGACATCTGTAGATTGGAATCCATTTTCATTATCTTTTATGTCTTCACAAGTTTCTAATATATGGGATATGGCAATGGGTGATTAGTCTTTCTCTAAAACAGTATGTGGAGCTTTTTCTGCTACTCGTTAGCTTAGACCATTATTTACTTGCTTAGAAGCACAACTTAAAGAGGATTAAAAAAATAAGGCAGTAACCTAGGGAATTACCCCTAAGCTACTGCCTTTTACTATGATAGTTGTCTAATACGCTCTTGACAGATGTGTATTATCTTTTTATAATCTTTAATCCTAGATTCTGTTTCTGTAAATCCAGGTTCATTTTTAGTTCTAAGTACTCTCTTAACAATATCAGCATCCCAAGGATTTAGATTATAATCCATCCAAATACTCCAAGGTTGTATAACATGTTTAGAGTAATCACTTTCTCCTACATTAGTTTTTCTTTCTTCTGTAGGAAATATACCTATTTTTGTTAAATACTTTATTAATTCTTCTCTATTCATTTATAGTATTCTAATAGATTTAATGTAGTTTCATCTAAGTCTCTTTCTTTTAACTCCAAATCTTTAAGAACTAATCTAACTATGGCAGTAAAAATATTAATAATTGTAATAGAATCTTTTATATAATAAGTATTGCCATATTCAAAAGTTTTATGTAAATCTTCTTTCTTAATTATATTATACTTAACTAAGATTTCTGAAGCTTCTTCATCCATATAAAAGTCTTCATATTCACCATAACAATATCCTATAAAATTAAACTGCATTATTTTAGAAGCTTCTTCATAAGCCTTTGTTATATCTTCAAGTGAGTAATTACTAGTTACATGATAAGATTCTGTATTTCCATATTCATAAGAATATAAAAACAATAAATTAAAATTATACATATTATTAATTGCTATTTAAAACTCCGTAAGCTGCGCCATCTAAAGGAAAGAAAAGATACTCTTTTATTATTCTCGGTTCTAATATAAAATCGGGAAGTACTATCCTAACTATTTTAATAAATATTTCAAGAAAAACTATACTATTTGGTATTAAATAAATATCTTCTGTTCCATTATTAACTATGTCTTCTTCTTTAATAATTTTATAATTTAGTAATTTATCAATATACCTACGTGTAATATAGTTTTCATTATATTTAGTACAGCATTCTTTACAAAAATCAAAGTTTAATATTTTAGATGCCTTTCTATAAGCTACAGACATATCATCTACATCGTAGTTACTTTGATATTGACATTCTTCATAATTATCATATAAATCGCCAAGAGTAAATATAATATTATACATCTTTTTAGCCATTATTAATACATTTAATATTAATCATTTCTTTCTATATATAATTATCAACTTCTATAGAAGAACACTCTATAAAATCACCTAAAGAATCTACATCTGCAATTTTTATATTAGGTGCTTCTATATCATAAGTTTCATATATAACATCTTATACTTTATATTTATAAGTAACTCTATATTTTATTTATATATATAAATAATAATCTTGTTATTTTATCCATTAAATCATTTATAACTAAATTAGATTTTGTTACAGTGTCTAATCCAATTGTTTTATAGTCAAAATTAACTATCTTTTTTCTTATAATATAATAATGTAGGATTATCTTTATGTATCTCTATCATAGATAGATTCTTTAATTTAATTAAATGTTCAAATTTAGTTAAATTAAATCTATGAGAAAGTAAATGATAACCATTAACTGTTTCTAATAAGTCATATTCGTAATTTCCTACGCAATTACATTTACATATTATATCTTCATATTCATCAATTAATTCTCTAGAGTTAGAGTCAATATCAAGAATCCAAACTTTTTCATAATTAGGACTTTTACTATCTACAATAGCTTTGTCTACTAACCTATATGTGTTATAATTATTATTTTCTATAGATACAGCAGTATATTTAAGAAGATTTATTTGAAATAATCTATAGCTACGTGGATTTACCCATATATAAGCTCTTGCATTGTTATTGACACATAGTGTCTTTATTTCGGATTCATAGTGTTTTAGCTCGTCTATATTAAAAATTGTATAGTTTTTAATAATAATTTTATTAGATACATTATTGCCATCTTTTTTACGGCAATATATTTGTATCCAATAAAAATCTCCTTCATTTAAATGTTTTAGCCAAACATAAATACTATTAAAATTATCAATTATCATTAAACATAAACATTTTAGTTAATTCTTTTAAACATTCTTTAGCTACTTCATTAATATTAATTATAGTATCTAAATTATATCCTAAAGTGTCACAAATTGCTTCTTTAAAGTTATTATCATTATATGTATAATATTCTATATAATTACGTATTATACCTAATATGTCTACATCTGTAAAGCTAATTTATGCTTCAATATTCATAAATATATTTTTTGCCCGTTAATAAATTAATTTGAATACCATAATTAGAATGAGGTATAAATATTACATAATCTAATTTACAACAATCTGTACTATATGAATTGTAACGTTTATTTATTACTTTATCTATTATGTTCATACTAATACTAGATATATTAGTAACAGGAAGTTTCTCTCCTTTTTCTATACAAGCTAGTATATTGTTCAAAGCACTTATTTGCAACTTTTCAGCTTGCTCTAAGTCTGTTTTTATATATTTAGCAAATTGCATAACTAAATGTTGATGTTTTATTACAACAAGGACAATTTATAGTTTCTATGGTTTCATCATATATGGGTATACCTAGAAACTTATATATTTTTGTTGTTTTAGTTATATCTTTTTCTTTATCAATTTGAAGTAGACTGCCACAATTATAGCAATAAACTTTTGCAAAACGAGCATTTTTAATTACCTTCATCAAACCATTTATTTACTAATTTTCTACACTCTGCTTTAATTTCATTTATATTTAGTATATATGTACTTTCTCTTTCTAGACTATAACCATCTAATACGTCTACAATACAATCCGAAAAAGAATCATATCCTACTGTTACAAAATTATTAATCATATCTTCTAGTAATTCATCATTAATATCAATATTTAATTTTATTTCCATATTATTTATTTTAATGTATCCAATAATTTCCAACTGCAGGTTCTGCAGGAATAGGTAATTTAGTACAAAATATAGCTGCAGAATCTTCCATACACTTTTTAAGTATATTAGGTACTTCTTCCAGTTCTGCTGGGTATTCAATGATAAGCTCGTCGTGGACCATATCGCAAATTCTTACCTTATTGAACATATTATGATCTAGTATCCATTGAAAAAACTTAATGGATGCAAATTTCAATAAAATTATGCCACTACCTTGTGTCGGGCTATTTAAAGACATCCTTTCCCATTTACTACCCGCCATATTATGTTCTTTCAGTTCATCTTTGCTATATTCTTTGTTTCTTATATACTCAGGAGTATCTTCTATTTTCTTCCATTTCTCCCAATCCTCCCAATATACTTTATGTCCAGTTATTTTATTAATTAATACATAACCATGTGTCTTAACAAATTCGGCACCTTTGGCTTTAAAATCAGCAATACCTTTAAATTTATTATAGTATTTAGTAATGTAACTCTTAGCTTCATCTAAAGAACAACCTAATTGTTTAGCTAAACCTTTTGCACCTCCACCAAATTGAATGAGAAATTCAGGAGATTTAGCTTTACTACGCCATTCTTTATATTTTTCCTTAATTACTTTTGTTGGAGTACCAGGTGGAATAATATAATCAAAGAATGTAGCTGCCATTAAGCTATGAATATCCTGTGAACCCTCAGTAAATTCTTTAATCATGTGTTTTTCGTTATAAATATCAGCTCCAAGGCGCGATTCGAGAGCACTATAGTCACAACTGCACATCTTATTACCTTTATCACTTATAAAACAGCTTCTAGTAAGCTCGTCGTGTGGTAAATTTTGTAATTGAACATAACAACACTTACTTGCAGGTACTCCTTTATACTTAGCTAAGTCCTTATCATGGTCTTTAGAATTACCACAAGACATACGACCTGAACTAGCACCTAATTGTTTAAAAGTAGTATGGATTCTGTTAGTTATAGGATTAATGGCATCTATATATTGTTGTCCATAGGTACTACAAACTTTAGCTGCCTCCTGATAATCATCATAATATAGTTTAATAAACTCATCATTAATACCTTTTTGGTTAATAATAAGTTTTTCAACCATACTATCTTTAGATTCACCAGTCTTTTTATCTTCTGTTTTTGTTTTAAAGCCCATACTTTGTAGTAATGGAATAACTTGGTCTTGACTATTCCAATTTATTATGCATATAGGTTCTGTGGAAAATCCGGAAAATAAATCACCTTGTATGTTTGTTTCAAAATAAGGATTATCTACCCATTTCTGCCAAACTTCAATATTGTCTTCAGTACCTTTATAAGCAAAGCCTTGTTTCTTAAGTTTCTTTATTTGCTTACTATAATTAACATCATATTTATCTACTTCAACCTTTCTAAATCCTGCAACAACATGACTTTGTGACCATTCATATAACCACTTATTTAGAGCTTCTAAGGCTTTATTTTTATTGACTTGGTCTTTTGCCATTTTTTGTTTCCATTTAGAAACATCAAGCATTATACCACACCACTCTAAGTAAGCAATAACAGGTACAAATTTATTTTCTAGCTTAGCACCAATTAAACATTGATTATCCTCACATTCTTTTATTTGCTGTTCCATTATATCTACTAGATAAACAACATCACCTGCTGCATACTTAATTACAGATTCATCAATGCCACGCCAAATAATTTCACCACGTACTGTCTTATCAATATAAATACCAAGTCTACGTTCAGCTACTGCTTGTAAACTATATTTAATATTCTTAGGATTATAACCTAAGTGTAATAGTTGTTCGACAATCATAGTGTCCCAAACTTTAGTTGGAACTATTTCATATTTATATAGAAATTGACAATCAAACTTTAAATTATGTCCTACTAATAAATGCGTTTCAAGTATTTCTTTATATTGCTTAAAGTTAATAGTAGTACAATCTACTACAATTTGGACATCTTTAGTACCAAACTGTGCAGTAAGTAACTTACAAATATGTGGATTTCTACCAGAGGTTTCTGTATCAAACATAATAGTTTCCCAACTACTCATTATTTGAAGTGATTCTTCTACAGTTATATTAGTATAAGCAGATGAATTAAATAAGTCCTTTTGATTAGTTACTAAATAAATCATTTTCTAGATATTTAAATTTTTCTTTTAATCTATTTAATGCTTTATCTCGTAACTGTCTAATACGTTCTTTACTTACACCAAATATATCTGAAACTTCTTTTAATGACAGAGCTGTTTCATATATACCATATAACAAGCACAGTACATCATGCTCTCTATTATTAAGTAACTCAGTACTACTATTTATACTTTGACTTATAATATTAAGATTAACTTCATCTTCTAAATTAAAGTCAGAAGGAATGGTATCTTGTAGTTGACTGTATCCTTCTTCAGAATTGCCCAAAGGTTCATCTAAAGAAGCTATCCTATTATTAAATTTAAGTAAAAAGTCTATTTTAGTTACAGGTATATTTAATATATCAGAAAGTTCTGTACTTGAAGGAGTAGTACCTACTTCTTTAATGTATTCATTAGTAGCTTTTGCTATTTTATTAGCAATAACTCTTTGTGTTAAAGGTAATCTTATTGTATTGCGACAATCATATATTAATTTATACATAGATTGTTCAATCCAGTAAGCTGCATATGAAGTAAAAGGTACATTAAGTTTAGGATTAAACCTTTCTACAGCTTTTATTAGTCCAATATTTCCACTAGATATAAGGTCTTCTAGATTCATTCCTTTTATCTTAAATTTATTAGCTAAAAGTATAACAAATTTAAGATTTGCATTTATTACTTTATCTTTAGCTCTGTTATCTCCATTATGAGCTTTAATTATAAGCTCATTTAATGTTTCTTTATCTAATACTTTATATTTTTTAATATCTTTGAAATAACAAGCTAAAGAGTCTGTCATATTTCTATGTAAAATGGTTCATATATATAATTATATTTATTATCTAATATTGATACATTATAAATCTCCGTAGTATCATATTTATAATACTTTTCTTTACATTGATGTAAATGCCCACAAAACACTATATTTGGTTGTGTAATAGCAATAGTATGAGCTAATGGTACATTACCTGCCTTTAGCCAATCAGGATTCCATTTACTTGGAGGTAATAAATCTAAATCTCCTATACTAGGAGTATCATGAGTTATTAATATGTCTAAATCATAAGGAATATCATTATAAATATGCTCTAATTTAGAGTTACCTACCATAAATGCCCAATTACCAAAGTTATGACACCAAGGAGTTCCATATATCTTATATTCTTTACCTTCAGCACTTATATAATGATAAAGAGTGTCTTTTAAATATGCACATTTACCATTAGTCCATTCAACTAAATTAATAGCAGTTAGTGGACATTTTTCTAAATAAAAATCATGATTTCCCGCTACTATAATAACTTTATCGCAAGGTAACTGTTTAATATAATTACTAAAAGTAGTATAAAACCAATCTTCTGATTTAATATAATTTCTTTGTATATCTAGAGGTACTATATCTCCAGCTATAATTACTAATTCACATGGTTCTATAATAGGTAAAGTTCCATGGAGGTCACTTAATGCACATACTCTCATACTTTTAATGTGTATTTAGATATAGTATCACCACATTCTTCACAAGTTCCTAAATCTTCATAATCTCCTTTACTTTCTATTAAATCTATTAATATTGATTGTAGTACTCCTAAATCTGTTTCTTTATCAATAATTAATTTAATAGTATCCTTAACTTTATCTATTGACAAATCTATTGTTTCTACACCATCTATAGTTATAGAATCACATATACAACCATTAATAGTTTCTAATATCATATTTATTTACAAATTAATACATTACTATCATCTAAGTACTGGTCTGTAGAGTGTAATTTTAAAGGTTTATTATAATATATATGTGCTATAATAGTTTCCCAGATTCGTAAGTTTTTACAGTAATCTTTACTCCAACATATAGTCCAACTAAATATCCATTTTCGGAATAATATAATAGCTATAAATGGATTCCATTCCCATCTTACCATATTATATTTAGTTTTCCAACCAACATTGCTAGTTTGAATACTAATAATAGGATTTAAGTAACTTGTACATATGGGTAAGCCAAAGAACCAACCTACATTATATGTTTTAAATCCATTGTAATGAATATGTGGACAAATTATTTTATTTCTAACTTTCCACCAATCATAATATGGAAAATGATAAGACCACCAAATTTTAAATTTCTTTACCATAACCCTATAGATTTACCTACTTTTTCGGAAATGTAACAAAATTTACTTCCGTCTTTCAAAGTTTGAATATAATCTTTACAATGTTCTACTAAAGAACTAGTAGGCTTAACGCCTACTACCTGCCCTGTTCTATATGGTTCTTCATTAGTAGATTTCTCTTCATCAATACCAATAAAAAATATAGCATCTTTACTATATTGTTTACATTCAGAACAAGCATGATTAGTATAGCCTATAGCTTTATTATGTAAATCTTTAACTGCCTTAGCATTTTTTTCAGTAAGTAAAGAGTTCATAATAATTCCTTCTTCAGCTACTTTGCCACATATAGGGCATAAGTATTTAACAATAGAAACTTCTAGATTATCCATTAATTTGTTTATTAATAATTTGCTTTAGTTGATCCCATGATACAGGAGTGTAATTATTATTATCTACTCCTACATCATACTGATAAGGAAAGGTTATATTTAGTCTAGACATATCCTTACCTTCACAATGCGGTCCAGAGTGTACATGTCCGTATAATTGCCAAACAGCATCTTTTCTCCAAGTACCTCCATAACATAGAAATGGGTAATGATTTAAATAAACAGCTTGCCCATTTATTTTAATAATAAGTTGTGAAGTAACACCTTCAAATAAGTCAAACACTTGATGCCCAGGATATCTTATCTCATCGTGGTTACCTACTATTAAATATATATGCCCATTTAGTATTTGAATAAGTTGCTTCCATCTAGCATTAGGAGCAAATGCAAAATCGCCAAGATGAAATACTATATCATTTGGTTGTACTACAGAGTTCCAGTTATTAATAAGAGCCTCATCCATTTCTTCAACACTATTAAATGGACGATTGCAAAATTTAATTATATTTACATGACCAAAATGAGTATCAGACACAAACCAAATACCTTGTTTGGAAGAATCTAATATTAATGGTTTATTATAATTAATTTCCATTTAAATTATATTTGTTTTTGTATCGATTATAAAAGCTTCTAATTACTTCTTCACCTATTGGATTAGTTCTTTTCTTATCACGTTCAATACATACAGATAAAGGAACATCAAAGAAATCCTTATATTCTATTATATACTTCATATTACAGAGTAATATTATATCTTCTATATATAATATATTTTTAGGATTTAAATTAATATTATCTATAACAATATCATAATTTAAGCTAACTGCCTTAGTTATTATAGCATTATTAATATATGAAACTAAGTTCTCTCTACTAGAAACCCAATATTTACCTAGCATATTACGAATATCGTCTTGGTTAATTCTTATCCTATGTTCTGGATCTTCTAAAACCCATTGTTTAGCCCAAGTACTCTTTCCGCTCGCAGGAATACCTCTACAAATAATTATTTTATTCATCTATTTTAGTATTAAGAAATTCGCATAAGAAGTTGGCATATACTTGAGCTTGTGCTTCTGTTATATTGTTATCGAAATAGAATTGCATACAATGAGTTAGTTCATGCATAAACGTATTTAATATCTGCTCTTCTGTTAGCTGCACTACTTCATCATCTATTTCAACTGTTTTAGCTATAGTAATTAATTGCTTAACATCATTATATGTACCATATTTACTATCTTGTATACTATCTACAATATTAACAGTAATCCAATTATTTGCAATCTTGAATTTCTTCGGTATTTTGAATTTCATTGTACTCTACATTAGTTAAATGCCAATCTTTTAAATCAAGAGTAGGGATATTTAATCCCCTACTCTTTAATGCTTTATCTGCTATCTGTAATGCTTCTAATGGCTGTATACATTCTTTATGTATATCAGAACCATCTTCTACATATAAAGTTCTATCTAATGTAACTTTAATATTATAACCTTTCATTAAAAATGTACTATAGATGTTCCTATTTGACTATTAAACAATCTTTCTAAATCATACTTAGATACATTGCCAATAGTTTTATCTTTATAAATTACATCAAATGTATTACTACTAACTTTCTTTATTTTCATATATTATCTAATAAATTAGCTAATGTTATTCTAAAACCTACTATACTTTTATTCATTTCTTTCTAGTATCAAGCACAATATCATTATCTAATATTCTTACCACAGCAACTTCATCACCGCCGTGTAGCAATCTCATTCTAACTAAAGGATATTCTTTCTTTAGCTGCTCTGCATCTTCGGGAGTGCATTTAATCCAAAAGATATTATCTTTAGGTTTAGAGTGATTCCATATAAGATGTTTAATAAGCCAAATATATTTAGACATAATCAATTAATGTTATTACAAAATTATTATCTAAAGGTTTACCTAGTTTATTAGCACAATATTTAATACCTCTAATATAATCATACCAAGGAGAGCTTACACTAGCATGATATTCAGCAATTTCATCACGGTCTTTTATATGTTGCCAATTCCAATATATAATAGCATCTGTAACTTCTAAATTAGGCATATCATCTATAGTTTCTATAAGTTTATTAAAGCAGGCTTTTTGATACTCTGAATCTTTAGGTTTCTTTCTAATATCAAGAATAAGGCGTAAATCAACACTGCCTTTGTAAGAAACTTTACTTAATTTTTTAAGTTCTTCAAATAAATCACCTTTAAAAGCTATCTTATTATGTACAATTTCACAAATACCTTTTTTAAATCGGACACGTATATCAAAATATCGAACTCCCATATTATATTGCTCTACTAATGTTTTATTTTGACACCTAGTCCAAGGCATTAATAACTTACCCACCAATGTTTTAGCGGGTAAGTATGTTAAACTATTATGACTTCCTATCATTATAGTAATTCTTTAATTTTATCAGCAATAAGCTTTACTTCAGGTCTTACTTTACCACTAATTTCATCACTTCTGAGGAGGCAGTAATGTTTCCAATCGTCAACAAAAGCAGTATGTACAGACTGTGTTTTAGTACTAAATGTAAGAACATTGCTACACTGTTGTGCTGTTTGACCTAATCTATGTAAATTGTTATAAACTATCTCACACATTTGCTCATACCACATATACCAATCAATAGCTTCCCAGTTATTTGTATCATGGGCATGAATTACTCCATTATCAAATAAATCTTCTGGATGAAATTCAGCTTTACTATATTCTTTATCAGTATACCATGGTAATTTACATATAGCTATCTCTGAGCTAAACTTAGGAGAAGAATAAAGACAATATCTTGTACTCTCTTCACTAATACTCTGTACTCTATGTCTATTAGTATCTCTAATACCTCCTATATTAGTCCAAAGTGAAAATGTTTTACGAAGTGCATGATATTTAGTAGGAGCACATAAATATTTTAAAACATCCATTTGCCCGTTTTCTATTAGCACACGCATGTTAGTTGTAATATATCTTGCTTTAACATTAGACACTATATGTGTATATGGATAACCTTTAAAATTTAAATTAAAGTAAAAGCTAGGAATAGTTAGATATATAGTGCCGTGTTCAAGTACTGACAGATGAAGTTTCTCTTGCAAATTTCTATCTTTAGCAATTTCATCATAACTATGGTTATGTAGAATTACTCTATTTACAAATTGCTCTCCTGTTTCACCATTTTTTCTTGGTTCAGATTGATAACATACTCTCGCACATCTAGCTATATGTTCCCATATTTCATTTAATGTATTACCTTGATTCCACAATTCTACCTTCGGGTCTATTAATTTCATTTTAAATATATTTAGTCACAACTACATTTGTTGGTTTTACTTCTCTTAGTTCTTGATCTGTATCATAATCATACATATCATAAATACTATCTCTATAAATAAAGGAGTAGTATTTTTCCTTTATTTTAATGATAGCTTTATATTCAATATAACCTTTTTCTAAATTAATATCTATTATTTCATAGTGTATATTAATAATAGTTATATATAAATATAATTCTTTAATTAATTGCCAATATTTATCAATAGTTATAATATCGCCATCATAATAAGCTTTCTGATACTGTTTTATTTTATCTGCAATTTCTTTAGGAGTGTTTTCGGGAATAGTATCTCCTCCAAAAAGAATCCAATTATATTCATCGGGTCTTAATTTCATAAATCTACTTGTATTGTAAAGAAATTAATATTACCAATTCCTACTATATGTGCATCACCTTGTTTATCAACATAATAATTTACTTCACCATTAAAGTCTGGAATTGTAGTTATACACCAATCGTGAGATGCAATCCATTCATCTATGTCTAGATTATATTTCCTTACTTCATCTAATAGGAAAACTGAAACTTGTCCGGAATCTGCACAGAAGTTACCAAGTTTAGAACACTCTATTTTAAAGTCCTCACCTTTTTCAGATGCTTCTACAAGATTATTAACTACTTCATAAGGATCTTCTACAATTTTATAGGTGCAACAACCCCAATCTCCATAGATTGTATCTTCAGTAAAATACGTAGAAATACCTAAAGCTTCCATATTTTGTCCACAGTCACACTTTTCCCAATCGTCATGTTCATTTTCCCATTCAGTATATTGTTTAATCATTTCATCTATATTAGGAGAATTAATGAGATCTGAAGTCCATGGAAATGGGTATGGATTTTCTTCAAGATACTTTTTAATAACATAACAAGGGTCTGTAATTATAATTGTTCCTTTAAATTTCATATTAATTTTTCAATATAATTTCTACCTTCTTCCTTAAAAATAGGGATTTCAGTGTCAATAAACCATGAATATATTCCGTTTACTTCTTTCTTAATGCAGCAACTTCCTCTTTGTAAATGTACTGGTAACTTATTCCAATATATTTGCTTCTCCTCAATGAGTTTCTTTAGAATTTGATCTGTAGAGAGTTCTTGTAATTCTTTATGAGAAAAATAAGCTTGCCCTATAGCATTAATACTATTTCTAATAGCATCTTGTTGTCTCCATAGGATGCAATTTGTTATCTCTTCTTTAGGAACGTTAAAGCACCTTGAATCAAACAAAGCTCCATTGTAAATAGAATTGATATGAGCATTATTTATGTCAGTAGAATAACTAGGTGCATATAGTGCACATTGTTTAGCAAAAGATCTATTGAAAGCAAGAGTAGCTATTGATGCGGACACACTACAGATTTTTTGAACATCGTAGTCAAACCATGCTGCTGTTTCTAGCTTCTTGTAGTCAGTTAAAACTAATGTAATTTCATCAGATTGTGTATATCCTAGTATACAACCCTGAATTTCTTTACATAAAGTTAACATAGTTTGCTGCATAGCTTCAGTAAGAATATTATCAAAAGGTTTCTTAAAACCCCTTGTAAAGGTATGGAAAGCTTTTCCGTCTAATCTTATAATTACTGGAGTTCTACGAAGAAGTTGAGTCTTAGCTCTATTCTCGTAGTTCTCTTTCATTCTATTACCTAAGTTGTCTTTCATTTTCTACTTCTTTATATCTATCAATAGTAATTAATATAAGAAACACAAGTGAAAGTCTCCATATAGCTGATGAATCTGTGGGTATTCTTAGTAGCCATACCCAAATACCAATTATAGCAAAAGCAAGTAATACTAGATTAATATTTTTAATAGTATATTTATCCATAATTAAAATGATTCAATATAGTCAGCATTGGGAAATGTCATATATGTATCATCCCAAGCAGCGTCTCGTTCATACTCTTCATTATAACGATTACTATAAGTTTCTCTATGCCCGTCTTTATAGTGAATTATAAATGTCATTGTTTCATTTTACATATCAAACCTTGTCTAATAAATTAAAATATCCTATCATATTATTCTAAATCAAATCTAAATACTCTCATTTTAGGCTGAGTAGGAATATTATCGTCTGAATAGTTAAAGAACGTGCATTCAGCTTTATGCCCTTTATATTTAGTTTCAAAATTCTCTACATATTCTGCTTTAGTAGCTCTATCACCACAAGGCATTGCTTCAAAAGTTCTACCATCCTCTAACTCACAAGTAAAAGTCATATCTTCAGAACCTCTAAGTCCGAGTTTATATCCAATTACTTTAAAATCTTCAGACTGATAATGTTTGATTTTAATAAGGTTGTTACATCTAGAACCAGGCTTATAAGACTTAGTTGGATCTGTAATAACAGCTCCTTCAAATCCTTCAGCTACCCATTGATCATGAAGTTTATTCATATTATCCCAGCCCTCTACATATTCATGTAATAAGAGGCGAATTGGGACATTATATTTATCATCTTTAATGGTCATATACATAGGAATATAACATTTATCACATAGTTCTGACATAAGAAACTTATATCTATCTGAAGCTATCATATCTGGATTAGCTGTATCATAGCAATCATATACCCAATATTGTAACCAATCACAATCATAAGCATTCTTTTCCATTCTAGCTGCACCTGAGATTTGCTGTAGCGTTTTAAAACGCTTAAAAAGCTCACCATCAAGTATAATAGTAGGATTAGCCTTAAAGAATTCTACTAATTGTGGGTTTTCACGTAAATGAGTAGTAGCAACATCATAATGCTCACCACCTCTACTAGCAGTGTGTACTTCTTTTCCATCCCAATAAAATAAAGCTTTTACACCATCAAGCTTTCGGCTAATTAACCATTCTTTATCGAAAATCTTTTTATTAGTAACCTTGTCGGCTTGCTTAGCTAATTGTGGTTTTATAACACCATATTGATTAGTTTTAACTTCACCAAATAGTTCAATGCATTTTTCTTCAGAATAAGTATTAGGATCTGATGGAACTTTAATATAACCTTTATCTAGAAACTTTTTAACTTCCGAATTAAATTGAAGAGTATACTGTTCTTTCCAATTTCTATTCTGTTTAGTTCTATCGACAATAATCTTAGGAGATAAGGTTGTTTTTCCTCCTACTTGTCCATAACTACGTTGTATAATATAACCATGTTCTGGTTCACACCAAGATTCTGTACAAACTACTTCGGCGAATCTAAATTTTCCATTAGAACTTTTACTTAGTAAAAATGTTTGGAGCATTGTCTTTTATATATTTTAGTACGTTATCATAATCTCTAATCTTATAAGGAATCTCTATTAATGTTATGTTATACTTGTTGCAAAACTATCTTAAAGCTTCATCTCTTTTCTATTGTTTTCTAAAAGCTTCTTCTCCACCAAAAAACTATACTGGCTTATAATGCTACATTCCATTATATTCTATAATATATACTTTGCCATTTACTTTAGTAATAAAATCCACGTATATAGTTTTATTATAATATGAAAATTCCATATCTATTCTGTATTCTTGCTTAAACTTGATATTATTTTTTATTAAAACTTGCATTACTAAATTTTCTCCAAAGGACTATGTACATCTTGGGCAGCTACGTCCACTAAGAAAGGACGTAGGTACTATAGAAAAATCACCATGTTCTTTACAGGTTATAATTACTTTAGTAGATGAATTAATATACGCTGTCTTATCATAAGTAAATCTATCTCCATAGATTTTTTTACTTTCCTAAATAAATTCTTCTGTCGTCTTAGTATTATTGCTAATAGCACATTTTCCGCACCCATGTCCCTATAATAGATGTCCTGGGAGGGCATACTAAATATTTCCACATTTTAAACATCTATATTTTATTTTACTATGAGTATTAACATACTATCCTAAAATAGTTATATTTGGATTTATTATAGATATTTCTTTTATAAACTGTTCATGTGTTTTAGTAGCCTGTTTACCTCTTAGTTTGTATGAACATTTTAAACACCCTGTCCCACCTCTTAGAACTGAGTGTGGAGTAGTTTCCCATATTTCTCCGCAAAGTTTACATCTAAAAAATAAATTACTATCAGTATTTTTATATTCTCCAGAATAGTATTCAATATTTGGGCATTTAATGGAAAGTTCTTCTTTTAATTTATCTAAAGTTTTCCTATTACTGTTAGCGCACTTATTTTTACCACATTCAGGACATCCTATACCTTTTAATAAAGTTTTTGGAATAGGAGACCATTCAGTTCCACATATCTTACATTTACACTATATTTTAGCGTTAGTTGTTATATATTCTCCTAAAACCTCTACATTATTGTTAATTTCTTTTAATTCTGCTTTAAACGATTCTGTTGTTCTTGTCTTTTTGCCCATATATTATAAAATTTTTAATGGTATACAATTTTACTAAAATGATAAAAATCCGTATCTAAATACAATATAAATATTATCTCCTAATAATCTTATATTATCTTATTTATTAAAGTATAAATAAAAAGGCTCCAAAAATAGCTAATATAACTATTAATGGAGCCATCTGTCAATAATTAGTTTTTTTAGTGCTACCAAATCCACCAGCACCTCTTGTAGTAATACCAAGGTCTTCTAGTGTTTCTACTTCAGTAAAGTGTATTTGAGGATGATGTGTTATATAGCATTGTGCAATTACATCTCCTACTTTAGGCATTACATAATTATCACTAATAGGTCTAAAAACAACAAATATTTCTCCTCTGTAACATTCGTCTATAGTACCTACACTATTAGGTATAACAAGACCATATTTAGTAATGCGACTATTGGGTCTAATAGATAAAGCATCGTGTTGTCCTAATGCTATATGAAGACCAGTACCACATTTGATACGTCCATCAGTTGTTACTTCTACAGATTTACAAATCAAATCACAACAAGCATCCTCCGCTATACCACTTGGAGAAATATGTCCATAAGTCGGCAATGGTATTGACTTATCATCACGATAGCACATAACTTCTACATTATCAAATATTGCATCGAGTGACTTAGCAAGTTCTGCTGCTTTATTAATATCTGGATTGCCTACATAACGCGCCAATACTGCTGCAATTTTAGTTCCTCTTGTTATCATAGTAATTTTCATTTATATAATTATACAATGCATCTATAGTTTTAACACTAATTTCTTTGTCTTTATAATGTAATACTTTATCTACATCTTCATAAAGCCACCAATTAATTAAATCAATAACTTCTTCATCACCCTGTCCCAAAAAATCAACTAATTTATCTGCTATAAATCCAGCATGAACAAACACAGGAGATGCAAATATATCAGGACTAAGTAATTGACACCATAAATCTAAGGCTTTATTATACTCTATAATATGATGTAAACAATTCTTAAATATTTCTTTTTGCATAACGATTTATTACTTCATCAATATGTTCTATTGTGCAATCATTATTATCTGAATAAAATGGTATTTCTAATTCTTTGTTTTTAAATACACAAAACGGCAATACTCTAGCTCCATAGTAACCTTTTATTTTTATAGCTTTTGACGATTTATCTTTAAATAAATCACATGTTATATTATATTTTTTAGCTATACCTTCTATTTGCTTTTTAAAGTCTTCGCTATTATATATTAGAATTAGCTGCATAACTTAATTGTATTATTGTCTGTATCAACTATAAAACCTTTTCTTACATCTAAGCAAGCAAATTCTTTTGTAATAATAGGTTCTAACTCTAGTTGTGTATGTCCAAAAATTTGATAATAATCTTTAGGCTTTTCACAAGTATCAAACTCTCTTACATCACACCAAATAGGAGAACTATACTTATCAAAACCACCTCTGTAAAAAGATACTTGATTTAGACAACTATCATCCAAATGGAACTGTAATAAGTCATTTATATCAATATTATTATATTGAAGCCAGTTTTGTGTAATTCCTGCATGGCTAAATATAATATTATTTTGTATATGTATAAGTTTTATTGGTAATTGTCTAAGTAGTTCTGTAACTTCTTTAGTATATTGTACATCATATCGACAAGTAATCATACTACCTATATAACTACAATCATGGTTACCTAATAAAAATATACATCTATCTTTGTTACTATTATAGAAATCTACAAGATTTTTTAAGTTTGCTAGAGATTCTTTAGTACTTACTTGCCATGGGTAGGGGTCATGATAATCTCCTAAGAAAATTATTTGCCCATCCCATTTAGTACATGATTCTTGCCAAAAATCTCTGCCATGAACATCAGGTATTACTAATACTTTATTCATTATCATTTATATATTGATAGAATTTACTCCAAAGATCATCAGTAAGAATATCCTGTAAATTTGTATCTTCAATTTGTCCACCAGCACCAATTATACATAAATTATCTAAAATACCACATTCATAATCTTCACAATAATTTTTCAAATTACTTATATCTCCAATTTGTGATTTATTTTGTTGCCATGTTAAGTATAATGCATCAAAAAGTTCATCTTCTTCTAAATCAATTGTATTGATTTCAGTGTATGTTAAATAAATCATGTTGAAAGAAAATCATTAATTTGGTTAATTAATTCATATCTTGCTTTTATAGTATCTGTAGGTATATCAAATTCATTTGCTATTTCTTCAATATCTTTTTCAATATCTAGATGGTTACTAGTTATAAATTCTCTTAACTGAGCATCATCAATATCAAAAAACCTATAAATTTCTACTGGGATACTAACTATCATTTAGTTTCTTTTAAATATTCTTTTTTATATTCTTCCCAATGTTTTGTATAGTAATTTTCTAAATCAGTACTAATAGCATTAGATATTTGTTTTACTAACTGATCCTCAGATGCAACACCCTCAGAAATCATATTTATTATGTTTTCTTCTAATCCTATATATTGAGCGAAACTATCAAACCAATTTTCTGATGTTTCAAATATATACATTACAAAATCATCAGGCTCTGAATCAATCCCACATTCAGAAAAATATTCTATAGGATTAAATTGATCTATAAAATAGTTAATCATTTCTATAGTATCATAGTTATAGTCACTAGCTATATTAATTGTTTTACTATATACAAAATACATTTTATATCAATGTTTTAAAGATTTTTATAATAGTTGATTTTTGAGTACTTGGATATTTAGTAAGTATAGTATCAATAATAATAGGAGCATCTTTCATTGTAGCTGTATGTCCTAAAGTGCTGATTCTATTTTTAATAGTTGTATAAAGTGCTTCTGTAGGTGGCTCTTTAGGTAAGAAAGTTTTAATAATAGAAAGTTCATATTGTTCATTTTCCAATAAATCCTTTCTATTAGTAGTTTCATATATTTCAATAGCTTTCTCACGCTCTTTTGCCATTCTTTGTAATACTTCTATTTCTGTTATAGGTTTTTTAGCATGTTCATTTTTAATAAATTCGGCTTTAATAAGTCTATACACAGCTAACTCTTTTGTATTGCCATTTTTAATAGCTTCAGCAATTTTCTCGTTCATCATTAATTTTTATATTATCATTACACATCCAAATACAATCATCTAAAGAATAATCATATTCTCTACTCATAAAATCATTAACATCATCAACATCAGGAATTGTATATAAATTTACTTCACCTGATACATAGTCTAATATTGCTATATCCATTATTTTCTAATACAAAATATTCCATGATTATTGTCTATAATTCTTTGATTAGAACTACCTCTAAATTTAAGATTAATATCTTTTAAAGTATTAATAAATGGACCATCTACTAAAGTATCTATAGTATATAATAAATCTTTAGTTTCTACTTTGCTCATTAATTGTTCAAAAGTATACCCACTATATAACCATATCTTTTTATCTGGATACTTATCTTTAATTTGTCGGTTAATATCAGCAATAGCTGATGCCCACATTGTAGGCTCTCCTCCTAACCAAGTTAAATGATCTATATAATCATTATCTAAGAAAGAACATATAAGTTTAAACTCTTTGTCTGTCCAATCTTTTCCAAGATTACTATCCCATAAATCTTTATTAAAACAATGAGGGCAGTGGATATTACAGCCCTGTGTAAAGACACTAACTCCACAACCCTCACCATTACTAATGTCTAAATTTCGTATTTTATTATACTTCATGATTATCCAAATGAATTACTCTGTCTTTAACATCTGAAGTGCGTCCTTCATTAGCATTCTCCACTGATGCATAACCACAAATTCTATAGAGGTGTCTAAGCTTTGTAGGATTATGCTCTCCACACTTTGGACAATACCATTCAAGATTATCATCAATCTCTTGTGGTTCTTCTGACCCACAAGTATAGCACTTGCATGATTTTATATTTAATTCGGCATACATACAGTTATCATATATACATCTTTGAACAGCTTCAATAGCTTCAATGTTATTATGCATGTCCGCACATTCTATATATGAAATACATCCATTCTTTGAGTATTGTTGAAATTCACCTTCAATTTTAAGTTTTTCAAATGGATTAATATTAACAAATACAGGTATATGATAACTATTAGTTATATAAAGTCTATCATAACTAGGATAAATAGTCTTTAATGCCTTTGCAAACTTAAGTGTACCGCTTTCCATCATTTATACCCTCGGTTTCCCGATATTTATAAGGGGATTAGACTATATTTTCATCTAAATATACTATTACCATATATTTAGAGCAGCATCTTTCGGAATATATCCTACTCTACTCATTTATTCACTTAATATTTTCTATTAAGTTATACTTTCGATAGTCGTTAGAGAACAAAATCTTTTTCTTTATATTCAACTAGGCTTCTAAAATAATAACCACATCTAATTTTTTGACTAGTATGTTTTATTTGTCGGGTTATTGTGCTTTTAGAAATACCTAAATCTTTATGTGCAATACAAATTGAACCATATATTTGATAAACTTGCTTATCAGGAGTAAAGCATACTACAGCAGTTGATTGAGAATCTTCAAATCCTTTATCGTTAATAAGTAATCCATCATCATTCCGCTTTTGTGCATTTTGATGTGCAGTTACCCATTGTAAGTTATCAACATGATTATTTTCTTTATTATTATCAATATGGTCGATTTGTGGTAAATTATTAGGATTAGGTAAAAATGCTTTAGCTACTAAACGATGTAGTCTAAAAGATTTAGCCTTTCCATTTAATTGTAATGATATATACACATATCCTCCAGATTGCACATTTACTCTAGATTTTAATTTATAATATCCTGTTTCTGTATACTTATGATATACTTCTGCAGTTCTTGTAATGTAATAATCTTCAGTACCTTCTATTAATCTAAGTTCTTCTTTGATATTTTTAATATCAATTAATTCATTACTTCTTTTTCTAGAGTTTTTGTTCATATAAATTTAAGTTTTATCCTACGGTATTAGCATGCCTTTATTGGTTTAGCCTCTCTTACCAACTTATTACGTTTGACCGTTTAATGCTGTTTATAATTAATATTACTATTAATTCTCCCAGGATATTCTAGGAGTCCCATACACACCATAAGCCATATTATCTTCCACAGACCATTGCTTGCAGTATTCATTAAGCTTTTTAAGAATATTAATTGCTTCTTCTTTGCCATCTTCCCAATGGTTCTTATAACCTAGTATTTGTATACACTCATATAGTCCTGCATAACCAAGACTTACACTTGCATAGCCACCTTTAATTATATCACCGATTAATGTATTTGGATCTTCACATTTAGCAAATATACCATCACGCCATAAAACAGGAGCACATGATATTGGTGTATTCCAAATACGTTTCAATCGAATAAGATGGGCAGCATGACATTGTTCTGCATATTTATTGAGTATACTATAAAAGTTAGCTTTCTTATTCTTAGCTTCAGCAGCAATATATGGTAAATTCAGTGTTACCACTCCACAATTGAGACGGCCATAGAATTGTGCTTTACCATTAGAATCATACCATGGTGATAAGAATGATCTACATCCCATCGATGGGTATACATAACCATGAATACGTTTCATTACTTTCTCTGATATATAATCAGGAGCACATCTATTAACATTACATTCGGCAGCAAGTCTTGTTAAATAATACCATTTATCAGTTTTATGTATATTATCTTCTTGAAGCATATAAATAAGCTTAGGAAATGCAGGAGCTACCCAATTGCCATACCTATCTTGCATACCTTGAATACGTTGTTTTAAAACTTCTTCAATAATATCAGCTAGATATTGCTTATCTTCGTCAGTACTAACTTCATTAAGATACATACATACTGTTAAAAATGGAGTTTGACCTTGGGTAGTATACATACTATTAACTTGATACATTAATGTCTGCACTCCATCACTAACTATCTTATGATACAATGTTTCCCAACAATCAGGATATTTAGTTTTCAATGCTTCCGCTTCTGTACGTAATGCAGGAACTAGATGTGATAATGTTATTGTAATACCTCCATACTGAGAAGCAGCTACAGCCATTACTAATTGTGAAGCTACAGTACAAGCAGTTACAAAATGTGTTTGTTTTATAATACCAACTTCATTCAACACAGTGCATATGCCATTTTTATCTTCCTCATATAAGCAGGCTTTTAAATTTAAAAGTGAGCAATTGGTAATACCAGGCATAGCACTCATATCTTTATCGTGAATATGTATAGCACCTTTATCATGAGATTTAAGTAACCACTTAGGAAATACTATTTTATCACAGTAGAAACTACTAAGTAAACCACCAAGATAGCTAAACTGCACATTGGTTAGTTCTGCCTTTTTATTTGCATTTTCACGCATTAAATATGGGTCAGAGCCTTTAAACAGATTAGTAGCACTAGTAAGCATATCAGCTTCTCTTTTTAGTGCATGTTGATAACGATAATAAATAAATTGTTTTGCAACATCTTTATATCCAAAATCAAGTAAAACTTCTTCTATTTGATTTTGAATATCCTCAATTTCAATTCCATCCCAAAATCGTAATTCGGCAATTAATTCATTAATCTTTTCATCTAAAATTGAATAATCACAAGCAATAAATGCATTTTTTAATGCTTTAAAAATTCTGTCTGCATTAAATTCTTCTTTTCTTCCGTCTCGCTTAGTAACGTACATTTAATAAGATTTAATTGTTAGGTAAATAATCTAAAAGTCTATTTATCTAGAAAGCCATACTCATATAATATATACAAGTATGGCTTTTACAAAATAAATCTTATTACATTAAAAATATAATAGTATTAAACTTATTTTTTAATTACTTCAAAGGGTATTGCTTTAATTGAAAATGCACTACCATATTCATGTTGTAAAGTATTTACCATTTCTACTAGAGTACGATACTTATAGTTTATTGTTATAGTATTATCTGCATTACATAAATTAACATCATTATAAATTTTCCATGTATCATCATAAACATCATAGATAATAAATCCAGCACATTTATCTTTAATAAATAGAATTAAAACTCCTTTATATTCTGGAGTAATCTCAGATAAATCAATACTATCTTCTTTTTTAGTAGGTAAATTTACATTTAGAATCATATTACTTTAAAGTATTAATGAATTCTTCTTTAGTCATTATTGGTTCATAATCAGTTTCCTCTGTACCATAAAGTATATCTTCTATAAAGAAATCTTTAATAACAAAATTAGGTCTTCCATTACTTTGCCAATATTTTTCTACACCTTCTTTATTACAACTTGGAGAACCTACACCTATAGATACAGTACAAGAAAAATCATTTTTTTCTTTATCTACTCTATAAAAATTCATACATTCTCCTATAAGAGACATTGCTATGTCTGCATCCTCTTTATCAAGATAAGCATATAGTGAAGGTACATCTTCATATTCTCTATGTCCTAAACCATTCTTATCTACTACATACTTATCTTTTAATCCTCCTTTATATAAGTAATCAATTAGTGTTTCAAAAGTTTTAAACCACCCATCGTTCATATTATATGCTCTAATATAAACATCTCTTATATAGATAAAATTCTTTGTAGATAAGTAATGCCTATTATATAATGGATTCTTTTCATCATCTTTAAATCCATTTTTTATAAGTTCATCTATATCAATAGATGGCTGACTCCATAAATACATATCTCGTATGCATCTGTGAACTGCTTCTCCTAAAATATCACTTCTCGTTATCATAGTTAAAATTCTATTAGTTTAAATGAATCACAATTAGCTAAAGCTATAAGTGATGTTATCAAAGCATTAAGACTTGAGTTATAGTCTTCATCATACCAAGTATCTATTTGTGTTTTATAGTGCCAACATTCATCATCTGTTTCATAAACTATAAATCCTACAGGATTGTCTTTTAAATAACAAATAATGATGCCGTTCATGCTTGATGTTATACTATCAACACAAATAGTAGTTGGGTCATTTGTTGGTAAAATAATATTTTTCATTTTTTACACATTTCCTTTAACAGTTCCCATTAAAATATCATTTTTCTTAACTATAGTATAATTAATACTCCATTTAGTATGTCCGAAATTAGAAACAATATAATTACTACTTCCATACATACTGCCTACAGAAATATAGTCAAACTGCTTACCTGTAGTATAAGCATAGTTATGTAAATCACCTTTAACTACATAAATATGCTCATTAGAAATACCTTTTTCGGTAATATAGTTATTAAACCATAGTTCTGTCTGTTGATTCAATGTAAGTGGGAATGATTTGAATTGATCTATCGCATTTTTACCGTGTGCATAAATCCAAGTGTGCCCACCTATTACAAAGGAATCAATAGGATATTGACTAATATAACTTTTAACATTATACTTAGTAAGATAAGATGCTAAAAGTTTTTGATTAAGCCATTCATAATCACCGCCCTTGTTGTTTAAATTAGTTCGTTACACTAATTCCTTATGGCTGCAGCTTTAATTAACTGCAGAACTGACTATATCACAACCCTCAGCCGTATTGTTAGGGTCTTGGCATTTCGATTCACTTGAATCTACTCCCATTTCAGGGATAGTCGATGAACGATTCTCTTGTTTAAGAGCTTCGCTGCTGGTTACCGTCTCAGGCGTTTCAGCATTTAGCCAAGCTTCAGACCGTAATTTCTTACTGTCAGCACTAAGAATTTCAACAAATTTATTAAATTTACGATTACCATAGATTGTAGCATTATCATACATATAATGGAATAAAGTTTCCAGCTGTCCTTTACCAGAATATTCCATAGTACACCACTTATCAGAATTAGCTCTACTTTTCCTAACATTTAATTTTGTTTTTCTAAATTTTAATGTTTTTATTAAGTATTCCTATAATCCTGTAATAAATGCCATACTACCTGTAAAGTTAAATTTTATGTTATGTATAAATCTCTTTTTCTCTTTTCCAGTCTTTTTGTCAATAAATGTCATTATTTTTGGTTTTCCGTCCCAAACACAGCCATCACCATCAAAATATCCTCTAATAAAGTGATTCATATATTTTTCGGGAACTATATCAAAAGTAGGAAAAGTTAAAACAAACGATTTATTATATACTACACCTAACTTATATGCATCATCACTTAACTTAGCATAGGCTATAGATAATTTGTATTTTAACATGTGCTTTTCATCTATTGCTTCTATTCTTTTAAGTGGTAATCTTATTAAAATATGTTAAAATTTTTTAATGATTAGATTCACCTATAGATAGATAGTTAAAGTCATCACATTGTATTTTACTTGTTAATGTAGCAAAGAATTCAGTAAGACATTCAATAAATGCTTCACTTATTTCTTTATTATCAAGTATTTCGGGAAGTTGATGTCCACCTCTAGTAGTTTCTTTATTAAATCCATCTATTGCATCACCTAGATTAACAATATATACAGAATGAAACTCCTGTCCTACAAAAGATTCAACAATACGAGTTAGTCTAGATTTAATTTCATTAATATCATAGCTTGGAAGTTGTATATAACTACTATACTTAGCATTATAGGCACCTATGTGTAAATCTGATAGCCATATAATAAGATCTGGATATTTATTAGTTTGGTTGTTAAGGTTTACAGGCAACTCTCTATATGATAACTTAGTAGTTGTTTCTACTATTTCTTTGAATTTATCAAAATCAATAGTAGTATTAGATTTCTTCGCTAAATTAGCAATAATAGCTTTTAAATCTTTAATCTCATCCTTCTCTGCTTTCTTTAGGAAGTTATTTTCTTTAATACGAAGATGCATTTCTTTAAGTGCTTCTTCTGAATAACGTTCATACATATGTGGAGCAAAACAAGAACAAGACTTAGTAATATTAAAAGCTCTTAATATACGTCGAAAATCTACTAATGAATATTCAGGAAATTGTCTACTAACTTGGCGTTGTGTAAGACTTTCTCCATAATAAGAATACATAGCATAAATAGATTGCATTTCATCGGCAGTAAATGTACCAATAATAGCAGGTTTATCTTTACGATAAATTTCAAATTTATAAGCTATTATTTCATTAGTATTTTCATCACGTATTTCTAAAGTAGTAGCTCTATCATCAGTTTCTACTTCTTTGGTTTTAGTTGTTGTTAATGTTTCATATAATTTTAACAATTCACTTTCTTCTTTAGTTCGATCGGTCTTTTTAAGATTTTGCATTGTGGTATACACAGTACCAATGTTTACATTACTAAGCTCACATTGTTTCTTTAATGTATTACCATTTTTAATTGCTTCATTAAAAAGACTTGAATAAAAAGAGATTGTTTTTGCTTTCATGTTAATGTTTTAATTTATAGCTGTTAAGCTTTTAAGTATGAGTCACTTTATAGTAATAAGGTATATTATAGCAAAATGATTTACTATTGTCAATTTCCTTGTTTACAATAATGACTCATTCATCTATTGTCCTCTTTAGCATCTTATTAAATTCTTCTTGTGTCATTCTTTAAATCCGTATTCTTTGATAATTTCGGAATCGCTTTTAGCTTCTAAATCCCAATAACTTTCCAAATAGACATCTGTACTATTTAAAGCAGCCGAATAATTAACCCAATTATCAACTCCTCCTATTTCAAGATAAGTAAGTTTATAAGAATCTCGTATTAGTTCTGCTAATAGTCTCTTATCCACTTGTATTGTGTCTTTATCCGTATAAGACATAATGCTTTTATTATAAAAGTCTATTATTTGTTGCTTGTAATTATAAGAATCAAAACTATCTAGTAATTTTTTGTCTACTAGTAACATATTAAATGCCCATTATTTCACGAATAAGATAGGTTTTTTCAAATTTATTGACAATATCTCTACCTTTATCATGAGTTATTATATCAGTAAAGGCATTATATATATCAAAGTGGCATATATCACCTTCTGTTGAATAATATGGAGACTTTTCATCAATTACTAATGCTTTATAAGCATCAATAGCTGTAGATTCTGCCAATTTAACATTACCAAATCCAGAATTAAATTTAGCACTTATACTTCTATCCACCCATTCGCCTAATCTATTAGTAAGTTCACTACGCTTAGTATATGTATTAGCTAAATTCTTTAGCATCATATTCATACCATCAGTAAGTTCCATTACTTGATTAGTAAATGTATATTCCATGGCTGTTTCTGGTTCAAGCTCACGTACTTGAAGATGCTCAGGTGAGAATACACACATATTAAGACACGCTTGTCTAATAGTATTTTTAAATATTTTATATAATGGTTTGCGTGTGTCTAATGCATACAACAAACTTACTGATTGCACATGCCCTTCATAAGCATATTCTTCTGGTAATATAGCTTCTACCCATACTCTATTATATACTATATTTTCAAAATTAGTAGTACCATCACTATTAAGTGAGATTTGATCTGCTGGTTTTGCTTGTATAGTAAAATTATCAGTATATTTAGACATTCTATCTATGAATGGTTCAATATAGTTACGAGTTGCAAAATATTCTTTATTTTTTATTTTAGTTGGCAATCCTAAATATGCCTGTTCGATTGTTATATCCACCTGTTTATTAATTAAATTACATAAAAAAAGGCAGCTATTCCGAAGAATAGCTACCTAAAATTCTTAAAAATAATATTTATACTATTACAGATTACTTGCAGATTCCGAAGAACTTCCAAGTTCCCTGACGTGTGTGCTTGCTTGGCTTATAAGCTGCTTTGAATACCTCTGAAGTACCTTCAACAACTTCCTTAGTCAATGTGCAAGTTACATTATCCTTCAAAGCACCACTCTTATAGAGTTCCTTTACAGTATTCTCTGCATCTTTCTGATTAGTAGTTACCTTACCAACAGAAAGACCTGTGCGGTCATTAATAAGGTTATAAGTTGACTTATACTTACGCTTGCCATCATTCTTTACATTAGTAATCTGATAAGGACGTTCACGTGTATCACCAATAGCTGACTCCAATACAATGTAGAAACCTGTGCCTGGGCATGAACGATTCTGTGCCTGACAATAATCCAGCATCCAAGCTTTTTCATCACGCTCTGTCCAAGCACCAACGTGCTTTGCCTTTGCATTTTTCAATGCCTGTGTTGCGTTCTTAATTACTACAAAATACTCTTCTGCAATCTTATCCTTTGCTTCGTCAAGTGTTGCTGCTGATACTGTGGTTGCCTTGAAATTTACAATAGTTGTACTCATAATTTTTTACTAATTTTAAACATTTTCATAATCATAACATCTTGAAATTCTATTAATCTATTTTTCTTCGTTGATTGTGAACAATTATAGGCTTTTTTCAAAAAATAACAAGCCCTAAAAGTGTTAACAAATGTTAAAATTATTTTATCTAAAAATCTGAGTAATCTAAAATCTTTTTATCTATTAAAATGGTATATAATTATCGAGTAGTTTAGAGAGTTGTTTTGGGGCATCTGACAGCTTTACCCCGAAATCGGGATAGTCGGACACTCCATACATTATATCCTCACAGATACAAGCTAATGACTTTAAAAAGGTATTTTTTTCTACTTCTCCAAAATTTTTACCTACTTTTAATAATACATCATAGCAAGTAACATCTTGACCTTTTTTTCTTAAAGCATCTGTAATTCGGCAAGTAAGAGCTATAATGCCTAATTTATCTCCTAAATTACTATTTATATAATGTAAAGAAAAATATTTTTGATAAAATGCTAATAATTTATTATATTCTATATCTTGGAGTTCCACTTATTCTATAAATTCCTTATAGTAATGACCTGTATAATATTAAAAATTATAATTTTTATAAACCATTAAATATGCAGTATACCTAAGAAGTGTTTTAAATTCATGGAAGCCTTCAATAAAGTCTTCTTTAGTTAGACTAGTGACTTTAGTATAATAATGAGGTATAGTAGATACCCATAAAAAGTTTCCTTTAATTTCGGGATTCTTTATATTCTTAAAATTTTCTACATACAACTTTAATAGATAAGCATACATAGCGATTTCTCGATTATAATGAAACCTAATGATATTATTAGAAGCTTCACTTAATACTTTACCTATAGTTTTAACATCATTAACTGTAATAATATTATCATCTATAGTAAAATTATCTAACTTAGATTTTAAATGTAAAACTATAGATTTACCATTAGGGCATTCTGCTTTAACATCTAATAATATTGCCCATTCATTTTCGGAAATAGGTTCTGTTAAAAATGCTTCAGGATGTACTAATTTATCTATTTGTTTATTAGATTGTAATGCTAATACACAATTAGAAACTGTGTCTATAGTTTTAGAATCTAAATAGATAGTAGTTTTACAAGTATCTTCTTTATACTTTTTACGTTGCTCCCAATAAGGTTTACTTTTAGTAATTACATTATTAATTAAAGTATCTGTCATTTTATCCTTATAATAATTAATAGCACTAGAAGCTTCTATAATATCTTGTTTAGAAACTTTCTTATACTTTAAAAATTTAGGATATAAATAATCAGCCATTGCTCCGAGTTTAGCAGAAGGTCTACTCATATCTGGTGCAAGAGTAAAGTAATCGCTTTGTAAATAAAGCTCATGTACTGCTGACCCTAGTTCAAAGCACGAAACATAACTATTATTAACAAATCCTTTAAAGAACTTTTCAGGAGATCCATCTTGCTTAGGATTTAATAATCCTAAACGTGAATTACTAATATAATCTTTATATTTGGATGAAAAATACTCTTCATCAGTTATCTTTAAAAGTTGCAGGGTTTCTAATATTGGTGTAATTTTTATATCTGCAAGTTGCATTTTTCATATTCATACATTCTTTCTATTTCTATAATGTCTAATTTATCTATCCTGTATTCAAAGTCAATATGCTGATTGTGAGGTCTAGATATAAGAATGGCAGGTAGACCTGCTTTAATTGCCTTTTTAACATTAAAAATGCTATCATCAATTAGCACGTCACACCTGCCTTTTATAATATCTGCCTTATTACTAAGTTGACATATTGTTTGATATATCGGCTTTATAGGTAAATCATATCTATTTAAACAATTACGAGTGTATATTTTACTATTTATGCGTTTTGTTGAATAGATGTGAGGTTCAAAGTTAGGAGTTTCTAATAATGGTAGATGCTCCCAAAAATATTTATTATTTCTAAGTTTATAAACATTTTTAGTTATATTCTTAGAAATCATATCACTTTCTTTAGGAAAGTATTGTTTGTAAAAACCTAAAAAATCGAATATAGTATCATCTAAATCACAAGCTACTCTCAACATATTCATCAAGCTCGTGCACTTCTCCAATCATTATATCATATGTATCCCATAGATAATTACAAAAAGCATTATAATCATCAATGGCGGCAATTTTATCATCATCTTCATACTGCCTTATAAAACGATTCATAATTTTCTGCTCACATTCAGCATAACTTCTTGCAACTACTTTAAAAATATCACAATGTGATTCTGTACAAGCATATGGTATCAAATATGTATTCATTTTTCTTTAATCGTATATTTGTTATTAGTATCTTCGTAATTAAGATTTTCTGTTGTTTTAGTAGGTATTGTATACTTATTAAAGTACTCTTTAAGTGTTAAAAACATTATTTACGTGTTATTAATTGATAAAAGTAATCTATAGGTATTATCATTAATGTTCCGGGACTTTGTTCACCATCTTTACCAGCTTTCTTCCACGCTAAACAAAATGGTTTATCCTTTCTATCACAACTGGATTCAATAGTAAAATAGTTAGGTAAATTCTGTGTATACTTAGCTTGTATATAGCAAGGTAATGTATCATCACATATATCTATTTTAGCGTTATCTAGCATACGATTTTGTGCTCTAGAAGTGGTACAATTAGGATAACCAATAGTTCTAAGTTTGTGAACTATCTCTAACTCAAATCTACTACCTTTAGCTTTACTCTTTTTAGCACTTTTACTACGTCTAGTATGTTCATCTGCCCACTTAAATGTAATACCATCTTTAGATTTACTACCTGAGCCTGGTTTACTTGCTCTAGATTTAATAGAAGCAATAGTTAGTCCAGTATTTTCAGCAGCTTCTTCTATAGTATTAAATGTTTGTTCTGTACCATCTTTAAAAGTGGCAGTAACACTTGTATTCAACTATTTCATTGTTTTATATATTTAATTCCTTCTTTAATTAGTGCCAATGTTTTATCATATCCATATTTCTTATAGAGATCACTAATATCTTTAGCTCCATACTTTCTTGGAATAATAAATGGTTTAATCCAAGTATATTTATGTTTTATTTTATTAGTGAACGATATACCAGTTTCATCATTATCAAATAAAAGCACTATATATTTAAATCTTTGCTTAAGTTCTTCTAGGATTTCATCACTTATAAATTGAGTTTCACTTTGTGGGGCTACTGCAGCTATACCAAAGCTATATAATACCATACAATCTTTTAAAGATTTAGTAATTACTAGTAATTTACCTTTTTTAGGCAACTGTTTATAGCCTTGGATAGTCGTAGTCTTTATATTACCTATAAAGCGAAATGTCTTTCTAAATGGATAATATATCTTCCATAACTCTCTATCCTTATCTTTACCGAAATAGTATCCGTAACTTGGACATTTTGAATCATATACAGATTCAATATTACCATTTAAAAAGACAGTTTGGCAGCTAAATACCCTATATTTATTAAGTGTTTCTTTAGTAATACCAAAAGATTCCCACCATTTTAATTCTTCTTTAGTAAAAGACTTAGCTTCTATTTGAATAATTGTATTTTTCTCCTTCTTAAATGTTTCCTGTTTAGGTATTACTGCAACTTTATGATTTGGATTTTTAATAATTCCAAAATCCTTAGCAATTATTTTTAATGCTTCTTGATAATTACAGCAGTATCTTTTCATTACAACATTTTCAAAAGTAAGACATTCTCCTGTAGCAAAGTCTTTATAATATAATCGCTTACCTTTAAAGAATGAACAGGTTGGATGATGGTCCTCTCGCAATGGTGATTTGAAGAGACCTTTTTTAATTGGCATATTTAAATAATGTGCCATATAGGTCTCTTCATTATTATATTCTAAAAGTACTTCTTTTGTTATTTCAGGGTCAAAGCTGAAATCCATTAAAGTTCCCCAAGCAATGCATCAAGTTCATTATCAGTACTAGCTTCTGTTGTTGGTGCTGGAGTATCTGTTTTAGGACTAGGTGTTGTTGGTTTAGCATTAAGATACTTATTGCGTTCTCCTTCTTCATAGTCAGTGAAATAAAGCTTTGTTCCAATATAATTATCAGAAACATATAGCTCTCCTTCCTTATTATAACGAATAATAGTAGGAATCTTAGCAACTACCTTACCTTTACTTACTCTACCAACAAGTTTAATTTCAGTTTCAGTTCCTTTAACTTTATCAAGTACCTTAATTGCTGCATTAGCTACATCATCAAAACTCTTAAACTTAGCACTAGCTTTCTGTACAGCTTCCCAGCCTTTAGGACTAAGTACTTGCAATGTCTGCTTAACAGTACTCATGGTAACTTTAAAATTAGAAGGAAATTTCATTATACCTCCGTTGTTCTCATACTCTCTATCTACGTCATCACCTTCTTTTGGGAAGAACAAAGATTCTGAATAATAACCATCCTCATTCTCAAAGTTAAAACGAAGTACTTTATATTCTACACTAGGATCTTTTGAACCTTTAAATGTAGCAATTTCAGCACCTGTAAACTTTACCTTATAAATTCCCCAAGGAGCAAGAGGACGACGAGTATTACGAATAGCAGAAGCACTAGAAAAACCAAAATTCATATCAGACATAATAAGTTATTTTTAAAATATAAAAAGTAAAATTATCTATAACCTATTAATCTAATACCCTATTAATCTATATATATATTTTAGAAACTAAAATCTAAATTGTCTAGTGATGGTATATCCAATTCACTATTTATATCAACAGCATCTTCTGATAAGTCTTCTTCTTTATTATTAACCATCAAGAAAATGCCCTCTGTGTCAGTTGATTCAAGTTTAAATTCAGTACCAAAAGCGACAAGCCTATCATATTTATCACCTTTAAAACTAATAGTATTAGACTTAGTTACTCTATTACCTGTTTTAGTACCGAATGCTTCATCACTACCAATAATAGGTTTGCCATCTTTATTATATTTAACAGCAACCTTACTATCAGCGGCAACTTTTAATAAATCCATAGCACCTGTAGTAAGAGAAAGTTTATTATCAGCTAATGTTACTATAGGCTCAGGATTTTCTACTACTTTACTACTTGTAGATTTCTTTTTAACAGGTTTAATATCATCATTAATTACTTCTCTATTAAGAAGCTTAATGTCACCTGTCTCTACATCAGTTTCTATTGTTAATAACAATTTAGTTACTACTTTCATCATTATTATATTCGTCAATTACTTCAATAATCTTTGCAACATCATTAGGAATCTTCTTATCAGTGAACATGCCAAGAGGTGTTTTAGCTACATGCTCTCCATCTGTATTAGTTAGAAATATATAATCCATGCCATCATCACCTTCTTCGGCTAAAGCATAAAATACATAAGTAAACATTCCCTCCGGAGTAATTTTTTCATTGACCATTTTTCCAATAGTTTTCAAAGTCCAATGAGGATTCATAGCATCACCTGTGTTCTCACTATGTGCTGTAAAGATTAGATGTATATCATCTCTTAATGTGTCAGCTGTTCTTAGCAAATCAGTGAAATCACCTCCAATAGAATTAAACTTCTCGTATCCTTTTTCACTTCTTCTATCCATAAACTCAAATCCCATAGTATATTGCAAATCATCACATACAATATTCTTTATATGTGGCATTTTCACACTAATAAACTTAAGTAATTGAGCTAATTTGTTAGAATTGTACATTTGCACTCTATTACCTGTACAAGTTTTAGGATTAAATTCTGTATATTGTTTCTTCCAACCGCGCCAAGGTAATGGCTTTGAGGTAGTACTAATAATAAAAGTTTCTTTTGGATTCAAGTTACGGAGACTGGTACTCTTACCCATTCCACTTTCACCAAGAATAAGAATTGTTTCTGCTGCCATTATAATATAAAGCTATAATTATTTATTTTATCTTTCGTTTCTTCTTTTTCATCTTTAATTTCTATACTATTATCTTCATCGAGCAAATAATCTGGAGTAGTATATTTTTCCCAATCATAAATGTCTTCGGGTTTAGGCATTTCTACATAATGACTAATATCACCTAAGAAATTCATAGGAATCATAATATCTGAAGTTCCAAATCTACTCTTTAATAAGAATAATCCTATAAAAGATTGCTCTAATATTTTTATATTATACTTCTTATAAGTCGCTAGCTTATAATTATGTGGAGAAAACACAGCCATAATAACTTGGCTGTCTTCAACAAGTGCATTGGTATCTTTGTAGTCCTCTGTAGATGGATCTTGCAGTCCTTGTTTCATCCTTTCTTGATTACCACTGCTTCTATTAAATTGTGCAATATGAATAGGACTTACTATTCCTGTTGTATTTCTAAGACGTACTGAATCTTTAGAAATAGCATCCATTTCATCTTTCTTAGACCTACCATTACTCGGACTAACCAAACTCATATGATCAATTACAACTCCTAAGACTTGTAAAGAATTATTCGGAATATATTTATCATCTTCAAATGTTCCAAATCTCTTTAAAAAATCATTCATTTCAGATAAATATTTCTTTTCATTTAATGAACCTTCGTAAAAATCAAGTCGTTGGTCTAATATGTCTAAGAATTTATCACATTTTAATAGAATCTCATAATTTTCATCAGAAAGTATACAATCTTTTCCTCTAGACATTATATCTTTAAATCTTAAAGCCACACCAAAGTTATCAAATACATACATTGATACTAATTTAGCATATACTTGAGGCTGAGTCATCTCTAGAGAAAAATACTTCCAATATGGATCTCTTTCTTGGCAGTCACCTTTTAAATAGTGTATTAAAGGTTGGTACACAAGTGACCATAAAGCATAAGTAGATTTACCTGCACCACTTTTGCCACCAATTAAATAACTTGTGCCAGGTAAAAATCCATCTGTATATAAATCTAACTTAGTAGAACCAGTAGATAGACCAATATTATGACCTTCTCTACCTTCATCTACACTCTTATAAAATAATTCTTTGCCAGAACTCACACTATTTTAACAGCATCATAATTTACATTGGCAATATCACCATCTTTTAAGGCTTGTAACTCTGTCCATTTTTGATCTATTACAAAATTAGCAAGAGTAGTAGCAATAACATCATGCTCCTTGCCCCATTCTATTAAATCTAGAATATACTTATGTAGTTCTGGTTTATTTCTTATAGATTTACCATAAAAACGATAAAAATCTTCTAAGCTATTAAACTTTTTTGAGACACTTCTAATTCCTACAACATTATTATTAATAGTCGTAAACTGAGGATATGTATCAAACAATTCTTTACCCATTTCAAACGAACTTTTATAAAAATCTTTAGTTACATTCTTATTAATGGGAATAGCATATATGTCAAGATGTTCACCTTTTTCAGGTATTTTATAAGACTTCAAGATTATTCCTGCATCTTTTAAAGCTATTAAGTTAGTTCTTATATTTTTAGTTGAAGTAAAATATAATTTAACTAGTTCATTATCTTCTTCCTCCTGTGCTATCAAGAGTATTTCTAATAAAGTTAATTCATTATCATCTATATTATATTTATTTCTAAAAATTATTTGTGTATTAAGACTATCCACGTAGTATAAGCATTAACAATGTTTATACACTAATGGCGTTTGTATCGTTAGAAATTGCCGATAGTTACGTGTTTAGAATCTAAAAGTGTAGTTATTTAGTTTACGATTATACAGCTCATATGGCTCTCCTCTGAGAACTTTGTATAAATTAGCTACATCTATAATTTCAATCTTAGAATCAGCTTTAGCATTTTGCATCCATTTAGTTTCAACAGTATTATTAATTACTAAAGTAAAAAATTCAGCTCCTAGTTTACCTTTACAGGTGCGTGCTACTCTTCCACATGTATTTTCCATATAGTTCGTTAGGCTATATGCGTTCTCTTATGAACTGCTACATATTACTATGTAGATAAGACTATATCTTAACTTTTTTTAAAGTTCTCTCCATTTCGGCATACTTATGCCTACATAATAGTCGTTACACCTACTTAGTAGGCTCGTTATTGGCTTCTTTAAGCTCGTTCAACGAATTTTGAGAGTTTATAGTCACCTTTTTCCATTTAAATCCTTTATAAGATTCTTCTTGATTGTTACAACATTTAGCTATGTGATTTCTAGCGGCTCCTTCTGAAACCATCCCTTCATAGACAATGGCAGCTTGTGAAATAGAATCATATTCTCCAAGTAATGTGTTATTTAAATTATAACACTTTACTTTGATACCTTTAGTATTTCTATTTTTTTCTAAAAAAGATTTACTATATAAACTAGCAAATGCTTTCTGATCAAAATAAATAAACTTAGGTTCTATTTTCCAAACATATCCGCCAAAAGTTTTTTGTTTTCCGGCTATTACAGAGGTTAAATTACCTGTAGATGTTAATCCAACACTTTCAGCAGCATCTTTAGCAGTTTGAAATTCACCTAATCTTTCTCCTGTATCTGGGTCATACTGTACTAAGTAGTTTAAATCAAGAGAACGTGGGTTTATATTTGAAATGTCTCCTAATGGATCTCCTTTATATCGCCAAATATACCCATAGGCATATTTACGAGTACCCTTACAACATTGAGTTATATGTGAGCACGCTTTTTCACGGAGTTCCATAGCTCGCATGACATCTTCCATAATTTCATATTCTTCTATCTTTTCTCCTAATATATTATATTGTACTACTGCTCTAGTATTTTTCTTCTTTAAAATAGTCTCTCTACTGTGAGCTTTTGCTCCTACCCAATCACCTCCAGGAGTTAAATTTATAAGATTGTATTTATCTTTATATTTCTTAATATAATCTATTTCAAACTACTTTAATTCCTCTATATTAGAACACTCTTTAACTAATTGAATTATAGGTAACTTATCTTCCTTCATTAGTTTTTTAAACCAATTAGTTTTATGAGGATTTAATTCTGGGCGATTTCTTATGTCGTTCATGTGTCCTAAAAATCTAACATGTAAAGATCTTGTTGTTATTCCTACATAACGAGGAATGTTTGTATTAGGGTCTACTAATACATAAGCTAAAAATTTCTTTTCCTTTTCCATATATAATAAATTTTAATTAATATCTATATTATATATGTAATTTTAGAAAAGTCAATCAAAAGAATGTTAAAAAAAGTTAAGCGACTGTATAGCTTTAGTTTTACTACTGTCAATACCTAGCATAATACCTACAGTTAAATCAGGTACATCAAGCCCTTCAATTGCCATTTTACAGCTGTGAAGACAACCGTTAGGCATCTTAGAAAACTCTTCTAGTGTTATTCTGTTCTTTTTCTTACCTTCTTTACCTGTATAGACATAACCATTTTTAAATGATTCTGCCATTTTTACATTAGCACTAAATGTTACAATTTTCTTATCATTTCTCCATTTAATTATCTCTTGTGCAACTTCAAGTTTCTTTGGATGATTTTGTACAAATTTTTTACGATTCTGCATATTTCGCATAAAACTAGTTGCATAATACGTAATTGATTTGAACATTTCCTTTTGGTGTTCATAATTATTAGGAGCTAACTCTTTAGCATATTCCCACCTATTTCTGAAACTATCTTTACCAACCATTGACATTGCTTTACTAAAATCCCAGTTAAAAAACTCATAAGCTTTATTAAACTCGGAATTATAGCTATTATAAGTATCAATATCAGGAACATCTATAACTACAACATAATCCTTATATTTAGCTACCCAACCATTAAAGAGTGCATCTTCCATAGTTATAGTATCACATACAGGAGCATATTTAGCTAAGATTTCATGTCTACCATCAAGTCTTTCAAAGGTTGCAGTTAATCCTAGAATATATCTAAATTGAGTATTTACTAGATTAGCTGACAATACCTCACTATTTACACGATGTGCCTCATCTATTATTAGTAAATCACACTTATAGCTATGCTTAGAGGCACCCATCATAACAAATACTTCAGTATTTAATGATAGCCCGCGTTGGTCTAGCTCAGTAATCCATTGTTCTTGTAATGTTGTTGTTGGAACTAACACAATCGTATGCAGATCCGGATTAGAGTGCTTTAGTTTGTCAATAATAAGCATTGCTACTCTTGTTTTTCCGAAACCAGTACATCCAACAATAGTTGCACGACCATTAGCTTTAGCCCAGGCTTTTATAGCCTGAGCTTGTCTTTCATCACGAGAAATCGGAGTAAATAAACTTAACTGTTTATCTTGTGACATCCCATCCTTTAATGTTTGCCACCTTTGCTATTTCATTAGCTTTATCTTGCCATTGTTTTGCTTGTTCTTCACACTGATTCTGCAATCTATAGAGAATTTTATTAGCAAGTACATTTAATTGTTCAGAAGAATAACTTGAATATTTATCTTTCTGAATATTAAATATAGCTTTAAATTCATTAAATGTAAGACCTGTTTCACTAATTCGCAAGCGAATAGCTGGTTCTACTTTAAGAATCTCCCTAACAACTTCAAGTCTATTTCTAGGCTTGCCCGTATTTGGGTCACGTTGACATAGTTCATTCTGCAGTTCTTGAGGAGTAAACCACAATCCCATTTTAACAATAAAGTTACGAGTTACATGACTACAATCAAAAACTCCAAGTAAATCCATGCATGCATCAAGCACATTACCCACAGATACTGTTTGGAACTCAATTGGAAGTCCACTCATTACTTCACAAATAGGATAAGTTTTTATAGTTTCAGGTGTTAGTACTTCTTTATTATTGGCTATAATTTGACGCAAATCTTGTAAGCACTTAATATTAGTATATTGCTTTTCCTTACGTAACCAACGCATAAGTAATTCTGCTCTACATCGTGCTATTTGATCATCAATTATATTAACAAGTACCAATCGTCCTGGTGTATGTACATCAGTATTGTTAAGCATAGTGATACATCTATTATACCACTTCTTTAGTGTATCATAGTCTGCATCAATTAACTTAAATTCTTCTTGTACTCCATTAACTCTTGGTCCTTTCCAAACATAAGAATTAACATCTTCCTTTTTAATATCCAATGCTTCTTGAAGTTTATCTCCTAAAACTGTCATAAATTAATAATTATTTGTATTCCATATTTTTATCTATTTTTTGTTAATCTAATGTAATGTCCTTTAAATCTACTTTTTTAGTTTTCTTTATAAATTTTTGAAAAATAATATTAGTATATTTATAAGGAATAAAATCTGTACCATTATACCACTTATCTACACCTGCTTCTACATATCTAGTAGAGACATATCCTTCATCATCTATATCTATATAGGATTGTTCCCAATTTGGAAACATTACACACATTACATATCCATACTCATCAAGATTTTGAAATACAAATGTTGTATATCCCATACAATCAGTTTGTTTGGCGACTAATTTGGCATATATAGTAGATTCTGTCATTAAAAAGTATTTATATCTGCATAATTAATACATCCACATTTTGCAAAATCACTTTTATACTTATGCATTTTTTCAAGACATGGATATTTTACACATGTATGACAACTTCTTTCTGGAAATCTGTACGTATAGCCACTACCATCAGTATATGTTATTTTACTAGCCACAGTAATAAAGCTATTATAGTAGATATAGTAAGTACTTTGTTTTTAGATGCTAATTTTTTATTTGTTTTTACATACTCAGTTTCTGTTTTAGTTCTAATAGAATCCGTATGTGCCCATGTTTTATTTATACTATCTAAATTAGTAATCTGTTGTTCTAACAAGGGTATCTTATGTAACATATATTCATGCTCCACAAATATTAAATTAGCGGTTTTTATTTGCTTCTTCGTAACTGTTGATGTAGTTTGTGAAAAACTGCATATCGGCAGAAGAATCATTAGCAAGGATAGAATCCTTTTTAACATAGTATATCTTATTGAGATATTTAATTTTAGTTCGTATAGAGTCATTGACTATATATAAAGAATCTCTTATATATTTATCTCTATAAATATACTTAGTATTGGCTAAAGGTCTATTATATCTACCAACTCCATATCCTAGAATTATACCGCAGCATACACCTATTATAAACCACTTCATGCTAAGTCTACAAATTTATCTAGTTTACCTTCATTTTTAAGTGCAGACATGCGTGATAAAGTTTCTTTTTCATAACAATTGAGTTTATAAATCTCTGTTTTACGGTTATTTTCAGCTTCATAGGCAGCTTTCATCTTAGAGTAACCACGTATAACAGAATCTGGATTTGCCTTAAACTTCTCAAATGCAGCCAAAGCCAAAGCCTCCATTACTTCTTTAGTAATAACATTACCTGTAGCAGTGTAAAGTACAGGACTGTTTTTATCTGCTTTTTCTTCAGCTATTCTACAACCTGTTGCATAGTCCCATTTATCTTCATTATTATAAACTGCAATTCCTATAGAAACTGCTCTAAACAAAGGAACTCCATCACCCTCAAAATCCCAACTGGCACTATATGTATGTATGGAATCATTTTCTATTTTTTCACTTTTAACACATATAGTTATTGGTACAACTTGATTCTTAAAGTTTTTAAACATATATGTATAAAAATCAACTATATCTTTCATTTGGTGATTGTATTAATGTAAAAAATCGCACAAAATATTCTGTAGAATTTTTCTTTTTTGTGCTATATTCTTTTTTCTTTAGCTTTACAGGTTTATTAGAAGAATAGTATTTAGTATCATATAATGCTATACCTTCTTTAAACTTGTAATAAATTTCATCTAAATAAATATATTTATTCAACATGGGCTAGTAATTTAGTAAATGTACTTTTTAAGAATCTATTATTAGCATTATTATATAAAGAATTCCAACATGTGCATTTTTTATAATATGCTAATAAGTCTTTAGCTTTTATATTAGTCAGATCACTAACCTTACCATGAGAACAAACTTTATCAAAGTTTAGTATAGTATTCTCAACTTTAATGGCTACATGTCGAACAGCTTCTGTTGGTAAATTATAGTAAGTTTCACTATCATATAATAGAACACTATAATTGATTTGTCTCTTTTCTAAGTAATCTGCAATTATATATGCTAAATAACAACACCCACCATTATTTACATAATATAGTTTTTTAAAAAGAGTACATATAGCATTAATACTATTTAGTAAGTATGGTTTCATTATATATCCTATTAAACTCTTTTAGGTACTCTTTTAAAGATAATGAGTCATGATTACTACATATAGTAAATTGCACAATTCTTCTAATAGCTGATTCTATTGTTAATCCATATCCAGCATTAACAAACTCCGTTCTAGGATTAGTTTTACTTTTAATAGTCTTTAGTAATTCTAAATCCCAAAACGGAGAATTATCATCTATAGAAGTTAGCTTATAATTAGCTCCTTCTATTACCATTTTATCGTGTTTTTACTGAACCAGGACGAGTTGTAGCTTTTTGCACAGCGGGTGAAAGTTTGTTCCACCAATTAATTTTCATTTGTAACCACTCTCTCTGATGTTTTGCTTTCATAATTATATTAATTAAGTATTAAACACTTGTTTTTAAAGTATTATATTATTAAGATTAAAAACAATTAAATCATAAGAATTAGTTAAATCATTAGAGGTTTTCTACTATATTATCTGCTTCATACTTCTCAGTAATCCACTCGCGTGCTTTATCCACCGTAGTAAAATAACGACTTGGCTTCATTTTATCATTACGCTTTACAGCATACTTACCTGTTTTTGTTACAAACAATGTTACTTCTTTTACTTTTTCCATAATGTTTAAAATTTTTAAATTATATAAAATTACTTGCATTTACAGCTAAATTATCTGCTATGTTATTAAAAACACTAGTATTATGTCCTTTAACCCATTCAAATTTAATATCAGAGCATACTTTTAGTGTTTTAGCATACACTTCATCAAACTTACGCCATAGTTCTATATTCTTTTTGCGTTTCCAGCCTTTAGTAATACAGCCAATAACATATTGTGAATCAGAATATATTATAACTTGATTAGTTTCTTTAATTGCAGACAAAGCATAAATAACTGCTAATAACTCCATTTGATTATTGGTAACATTAGTGAATTGTTTACTATAAGTATTTATTAGTTTATCTTCTTTAGTAAATACAATACCAATACCACCTATTTTTGTAGTTACATGGCATGCTCCATCTGTATATATTACTAATCCCAACTCCATGATTCTAAGACAAATTCTAATTCTAGTACACCATAACGGCAGCACGCTTTAAACCCACCACATCCTATATAATTAAGTGGACCTCCATCCCTACGATAGTTTTTAATTACATCTGTAAGTAATTTATCAGCATTTTGTTTAAGATCTTCGACAGTAGGTTGTGTTAATGTGCCTTTATCTACATTATAAGTTTGCCATTGATGGTACTCGCCAGTAGGCATACCTTCATCATCATAAACAGCTCGGCAAGCACTATTCATTACCATAGCTACCAAATCAAAGTTAAAGCACTTGAGAATCTCTGCCTTTTGCTTTTCTAAACTTGGCAAATCTGGATCAGAAAGTTTGTATTGTATCATTCCTGAAATAAAAGTGAATCACAAATAGTATCTTCTACACTTGTAGTATCTACACTTGTAGTATCTATATTTGTAGAATCTACATTATTATTATTTACTGTTTTGTTACCTGTGCATGACATAATAGATGCACAAACTGCGAACATAAAAATTAATTTTTTCATTTTAATTTAAATTAAGTTAATTAAAGTTACATTATCTGGCAAATTATTCCAATCTTTATATGAGTTAGTAAACCACACATGATTAAAATGTTTAGATAAATTTTCAATACCTTTAGCATTAACCATATGAATTACAGATATATTTAATCTATCTTTAGATATTCCTATCTTTTCAAAAGCTTTGGCAACACCACAGAATGTACCTCCACCATCACATAAATCATCTATAATAAGTAAAGGTTTATCTTTAATATCTTGTGGATTATCTATCTTAATAGAAGTAATTTTACCTGTAGATACATTTCTTTCTTTACTACATTGAATTACAGGCAAATCCATACCATAGTGAAAACTATATCTTTCAGAAGCACCTTTATCAGGATATACTATTTGACAATTTACCCAATTAGTTGGTAATCCTTTAGTACTTATAAATAATCCTTCAGCACGTGGATGAAGTCTACAATAAACTTCAGAATGTGGTTCTAATACTCTAATACTAATTGCATCATAATGTCCTAACATATCCATTACTATTTTAAGAGTGAATGGACGGTTAAAATCCATAACTCTATCCATTCGCATACTCATTAAATAATAAATACTTAGCACATAGTTTACTGCATGTCTGTCAAAAATATCACAAACTTGACATACTATAAACAGCTCTTCAGCATTAGTAATGCGACATTTAACATCAATATAATCTTCTTTATGGGAAAACTCACCTAATGTTATTTGCACTTCACCATCTGGAAACTTAAAAATGTCATACTTAATATCACTTTCTTCTTTATGAACTAAATTTAATACTTTCATAGCTTATAAATATATAAAGTTATTGTATTATTATTAAAAATTTCTTGAAGTCCAGTTACTATAAACCATTTGTGCTGGGTACATACAATGATGCCTAAGCTTATAGCCATCAGTTACAGTAATAATTTCCATAAAAAATTTAATTTAATATTAAGTTGATACTAAAATTTTATTTTATAAAAATAATATTAATTATTTTTACGATTTCTTGGTTTTGGGTGCTTATCATTAATATAATACTTTGCTAATATCTCTTCATAAGATAAATTAGAATTTAATAAATCTTTTTCTACTAAATCTCTAACTTTATGTTGTTCAGCTATTTGTAAAAATTCATATACATTCATATTTTAAATTCTTTTATAAGTTGCAGTTACAAGTTTATTATAAAATTCATTTCATTTTTTCAGCATTAACTCTAATTAATGAGTCTTTCAGTATTTGAGCACGAACTAGTTCCTTTTCTTTTCTATACTCTCTCATTCGTTTCCGCTCTGCAGATCTCTCCTCATAATAATGCTTCGAATACTCAGGAGTTCCTTTATAATACGTTTTATTAGTAAAATCGTAATAACACTTTATGAAGTCGGAAGTATTAAGCTCCTTATACTTTCTATTTAATATAATAGGAGAATATCCATAATCAAAATATTGATTTGTATACAATTTTCCTATTATTTCAGTAATATACTTCTCTACCTTCTTTCCAAGGTCATTCGAGAGTCGTTCACTAGATGCAATTATATAATCTATATCCTTGCCTAATTTAGCTTTTAAATATAGTACGATTTCTGGATATTCCAAAAAGAGTTTTTTCTTATTTACAATGTAGTAATCTTCTGACCTATCCAGCTCCATAACATACTTCCTGCGCTTACTATTCTTGATAGGTGCATATCTTCTAATAATATGATTAGAATCCAAATAGTAATCATTACTATGCCAATATACATCAGATATATTACGAGGATCAATTCTTGATTTAAACTTTTCACGAAACTTGAAGTCTTTCTTCTTTCTAAACTTCTTACATACTTTAGAATATATGTGGTCAAACTTCTTTTCAATAGAATCTTCAAGGAATCTATCTATCCAAGTATAGGCATCCTTATTCCAATGGTAGTGATATCCATATACTCCCTCTCTACGAGTTTTTTCTCTCATTGATTCGTGCTTTGGTAAGCATATATCTTCATAGTCTTCGTAACAAGTCGATAAATGTGAATAAAATTCGTAAACCATATATTAAAAATTTAAAGGTAATTATAACTATAGTAGAATTCTAACCTGTCAAAAATATTATAAGATATGATTCTTAGAATGTAATATTATTCTATCATTTTTTCTTACAATCTTTAATAGTGTCACAAATTGTGTCTACAATGAATAGTACCATTATTGATATACAAATTATGATTATGCTACCCATTCCCAATTACAGTTTGTACCACCATAACTAATCTCAAATAGAAGCTTTCCAAATTGTTTAGAAATGTATAGGGCAACTTTCTTTGAACCAACTGACCTAAAGCCGAAATTCGTCCATGTACCACACACGCCGTTATACGAGTCGAAGTAACCGAGACCCGCAGTCGCACCATAATCAGCGCCACCGCCCACGACATCGAACTCTTCTCCTTCTGATTTGATTCGTCCTACAACGATATTACCGCAACAATTCTTAAGCTTTCCTGGACGACAGAACTCAATAGTAGGAAACCAACGTTCTCCAGTAGTAAGATGCCTCTGTTCATTATAGGTTACAGCTGCAACTACTGCTCTGTAAGCAGCTATCTTCCACTCAAATGAGTTCTTAGGAAGTATAGACAGTGAGTCTAGAATATCCTCATAGATTCTCTTGTCTGCAAGAAATTTGGCAGCGTCCTTGATAGTTTTGATACTTTCCATAGTATCTACATCTTCAAAGATAACACGACCATCCTTCCAAATAGCTTTTTTACCATCTGGAACTTCAATTTCTAGCACTTGTTTCATTACTTTCTCCACAAAATTACTTCTTTACGTTCATCTTTAAAATTAGTGAAATAAAGTACGATACTATTTGGATTATTATAAATAGTAATATCCATACCAAAATATAGCAATACTAAAATAATTGCTAAAATAATAAATATAATCATATAATGTCTTTTTCGTCTAAATATTGATTTAAACAATCTATCTTAGCTTTATTATCATCTTGTAATACTATTAAGCCACAATGTCCTAATAATTTGCTATTCCAAGAAAAGCATATACAGTTATATTTATTATCTACTGTACATCTATATACACCTAAAGGAGGATTATTTACAGAACATCCAACTACATCGGTTTTAAGTCGTTGTTCAAGTTGTCCATGCATATAGTATCTATAACATAGAACATTTGTGTTACTACTAAAATTTATTTGCATAGTTTCCGATACATATAAATAGCAGTACCTATACTTGATGCCAAAGACACCAAGCATAGAATAACTATAAATGTAGTAATTTGTATTAAAATCACTTAATTAGCTTTTTAATTGTTCTGAATATTTCGGGAATAATAGTAACAAGACTAGTAATTCCCACAATACAAAGCCAAGTTGTTAAACTCAAAGGTTCTGTTCTAAATACATTACCTCCAAATTGTACAATAAGTATTTGACCTATAAAGATAATAGCAGCAATAGCAATAAATGCTTTATTTCTCAACAAACCATTAAAAATACTTCTATTTTGTCCAAATACTCTTGCATTAAAGAGATTCCAAAATTGAAGCATTACAAATATAGTAAAGAACTCCGACAAAGAACAAGCATTAGTTACTAGTAATACAAGTAAAATTATAGTAAATAGTACTCCATAACCAATTATACCTATCCACATCTTCTTAGTAATAATAAATGCTTTAGGGTCACGAGGTCTTTCGGTCATTACTATATCATTAGCTGGCTCTGTTGCTAAAGCAAGTACTGCAAATGTATCCATAATAAGGTTAACCCACAACATTTGTGTTACTGTAAATGGTAAGTCAATACCTATAAATGGACCAATACAAGCAATAATAATTGCCACTACATTAACAGTAAGCTGAAACAATATAAAATGCTGAATATTCTTATAAAGTGAACGTCCCCATTTTACTCCAAGTGGTATAGATGGGTAAGCACTATCAAGAAGAATCACATCAGCTGCATTTTTAGCTATATCAGTACCATTATTAAGAGCAATACCTACTTGAGCCTGATTAAGTGCTGCTGAGTCATTACTTCCATCACCTACACTGGCTACAACTTCTCCCATTTGCTGGAAGCGTTTTACCAAATATTGTTTATCTTCTGGTTTAGTTCTAGCAAATACATCTACTTTCTTAAGATTACTATCAGTTGTTGTATAGATGTCAGTACCAAGCATGGTACTAGGATTATCATTAATACCTGCGTCTTTAGCAATTGACGCAGCTGTTTCAGGATTATCACCAGTTACAATTTTAACATTAATTCCGGCATCTTTAGTGTCTTTAATAGCCTGTGGCACATCATCTCTGACTGGGTCTTCAATAGCATATGTATAATCATACATAAATTCATTCTTCATAGCAAGAGAATCAGAATCCATGTGTGCTAACATTATACAACGTCTACCTTTCTTTTGATGTTCTTTATAGTTTTGAGAAACCTTAGAATTACAGAACTTTTCTACTACTTCTGGGGCACCCTTAATATAATGCACATAAGAACCATCATTTTTCTGTATAACAGTAAGCATATACTTATTCTTACTATTAAATTCAATAACTTTAGCTACATTAAAACGCTTACGTTCCTCTGTAAGAGTTTCTTGTGTATAACCTAAAGCTCTTAGAATAGCACCTTCTGTAGGATTACCAATAGTACTCCCATCTTCTGCAAGTGTAGCTGTAGAATTAATAGTGGCATTGTTCATAATATCTGGACCTATTATATCATTATTAACTACAGTCATTTCATTTTTAGTAAGAGTACCTGTTTTATCTGTAAGAATTAGGGTAGTAGAGCCAAGGGTCTCACATGCATGCATTTTTCTAATAAGATTATTAGCCCTAGCCATTCTCTTCATAGAGTAAGCAAGAGCAAGTGTCACTGCCATAGGTAAACCTTCAGGTACTGCTACTACAATAAGCGCTACGGCAATCATTACAAACTGCAACAAATCATTAACTGTAGATAGCATATCTTGATAAAGATAAGTCTGCTCAATACAGAAATACCTAATAAGCAAAGATACTATAAGGAGTCCTGCAGCACTAAATGCTATCTTATTAATAAGATTGGCAAGTTCATTAAGTTGTTTGTTAAGAGGTGTTTCTACATCAGTAATAGAAGATGCTTCTCTTGCTGTTTTACCTATTTCAGTATTATCACCAGTAGCTATAATAGTACCTTCACAAGTTCCTTCTGTAATGATTGTAGATTTAAGTAGCTTATTAGTAGGATATGTTGCACTACATTTATCATACAAATTCTTACTTACAGGTACTGATTCACCTGTCATCGTAGATTCATCTACCTTTAAATTAGTACATTCACTAAGAATTATATCTGCAGGTATTTCTTCTCCAGCACTAAGAGCTACTACATCACCATTAACAAGGAATTTACGCTGTATTTCTACAATAAGTCTATCACGGTATACTTTAACTAGTGTAGAATCACCGCTAGTCAGTAGCAAATCAAACTTTTTACTAGCTGACCAAGTATTCCAAAATCCTATACCTACCGCAATAGCTATTGCTACAATAATGCCTATAGGTTCAGTAAATTCTCCTTTAATATACCCAAGAATAAGAGATACAGCTGCTGCTACAAGTAATATAATTATTAAAGGATCTTTAAATCCTTCAAAAAGTATTATATACCAAGGATCTCTCTTAGGTGGTGTAAGTACATTAAGACCATCACATTCTAATTTAGCAGCTGCTTCGTTTTGTGTTAATCCTTTCATTGTTATTAAAAATTAAATTTTAGATATGTTTGGACTACTTCTTTCAGTTTATCAATAGAATATCAGCCTCCAAATTTACCAATAGCCTTAAATTGCCACCTTTTGATAAATTCAACATAATTAAATTTTATTTAAAATTTCTTGAAATTGTTTATAATACTTATCTCCTAATTTCTCCATTATCTTATAAAAATCATGTCTAAATCCTTCATGAGATTGACATAAATCTAAGAGATTTTTAATATAATAATCAGGTAATTGTGCAGTACTAGGTGGACTACACAATACCTTAAATTTATTTATTATATTTATATAATTAGAAATCTCTTGTGCTTTTTCAAATGTCACTTAACCAGAGTTCTAATATAGTCTTTCTGATGATTAATATAAGATGTAAGATTAAGAATTGTTACATCAAACTTATCACGAAGAAGTTCTTGATAATGACTAAGGCGTCTACGATAAGTTGCATATGCATTCAACTCAGCTTTAGCGCGTGCTATCTTACGACCTTTATCTTTATTAAACTCGTCTTTTTCACTACATTTAGCACCACCAATAGCATGTATTGGACCTAGAACAGAATTAAATAAACAATAGGCATAAACATACTCTTTTATTCTAGTGTACTGAGTATCAACACAACGCAACTTAAATGATTTATTCAACATAATTAAAAATTTTAAATGATTAATAAATATCTTCTACATTACACCATCTAGTGAATGAGAGTTGATTAAATTCTTCTTCGTTATTGACTTTAGCTATAGAATATTCTCCATCCTTCATTAAAAGTAAAGTACATGGATATTCTTTTTCATAAGGAGGTTCATATTCCCACAAAAGACTTTCTTTCATTTCTTCGGCAGGTCTATTACCTATAAGTTCATCACATTTTCTATTACATGTTTCTCTAATAATAGCAATAAGTTGTGGATTATTTTTAATACTCTCTAACATATCAGTAATCTGATTAATTTTATTAATCTCTTTACGATTTGTTATTTCATATTGTCGAACAACTTGCTTAGTATCCATATTAGAATGTCTTAGACATCTAACTAGACGTTTACGTTCTTTACGTCTGTGACGTTTTTCACTTTGTACACTCATAATTTATTAAATTCTTCTTGTGCTTCTTCAATTTTAGATTGATAATATGCCGCATGGCGTGCTTTAAGTTCATTGAATGGGATTATAAACGGAGCTTGCTTATCAAAACCATTACTTTTAATAATAATTACATTATCACACTTTGTAGCATTATATCATCTTTCTAAGTAGTTCTTATATTTTCTAATAAGTTCTACTAATTCTTAACCTTTCTTAACTTGTTCTTCTGTCATATATTTAATATTGATTTGGACTCCACTTCTCTATAGTGTCTAAAAGTTTATTAATATCTTCAGAAGTTTGAAAACCTAATACATCCTTAGTGATTGGTGTATTATAAGTTAGATGCCCATTGTGTGTTATAGCTACTTCATAAGTATCTTTATCATTGTAAGAAAAATCAGTATTTACTACCGAAATACCATAGCCGTTAGGAAATTCATGTGCAGCAATTATACCACAATATATTTTATGTGGTCTAAATTTTAATTCATTAAATGTCATTATTTTCTACTTTCAATTATACATTCCATAGTATCAATCTTTTGCTGCATTTCTACCATAGTTTTATTACTTTTATCTCTTTCGGCTCTTGCTTTGCCTATATTAACTATAGATACAATAGCACTAATAAAAGTAATAGCAATTATAAATACCCAAGGATATTTATATACAGCTTTATTAATACTATGCCAAGTGTTTACTAAAATCACACAAATACATTTAATTATTTGTTTAAAAGCATCTTTTGTTGTCATTTTTATTTATAATTTAATTCCTCTAGATTTCCATATATCAATAATATCTTTAGGCAGCTTTGTGAGTTGTTTTAATGGACTAACACATTCTTTACTCCACCAATTCCAGGATATTACTTGGTCATCTATTTGTAATATCTCTACACTAGAATCATGAACATATAATACTTTAATATATGTATCTTCTGTATAAGTTTTATATATATTGCCTATATGTATTTCTAAAGATTTATTATATTTTTGCTGTAATATAGAAATTTTATTATCAATATTATGGCGTTGATTTTCTAATTCCTGTATTTGTTCCTTTAAGGTATTAACTTCTTCTTGTGTCATGTTAATTTATGTACATCAATAATTCTAAAATTATTACCTACAACACTTATTTTTTCTACATAACGTAAGAACTCTTCAGTAGTTGGTAATTCACTTTTAACAGATATTTTATATCGGCAACTAAATATTTCCCTTTTACCATCTATATCTACTGTATAAGTAATAATATAAATATATGTACCTGTAAAATAATGTAATAGCACTAATGCTATAACACAAACAATAATAAAATATATCATATTACTCTTTCAAATTGACCATAAGTATGATTACGAGGCTTATCTTCACCGTCTATAAGTATTTTACAAAAAGAGCACCTAACTTCTTGTATTGTACCCTCTTTATATAAATCATCTCCGTGAGAGCGTATTATACGAACACGCTCTCCTTCATTCCACATTTTATAGTTCTTTCCCATTCTTAATATTTAATAATTGGTTAGTAATATCTTCTAAAGTATTACTATCAGTTTCTTCTTTTATAAACTTTAGTAAATCTGCATAAGACATAGTCTCTATATATATTTCAAGAGCACCATCTTGTGGATAGCATAGTGTTACAACTTCTGTAGGTTTCTTTTTTATTACTAAGTAAAAGTAATCATCATAATAATATAAATCACCTATTTTAATATCAGTATTATCATTATAGTAGATTTCTATTCGTTTATTAATGCTAAGAATTTGGTCATACAAATCGTCACGCTGTGCTAATAGTTGGTTAATATTTTCCATACTATATTTATCTAATTATGTGAATATACTTTATTAAGAATATTAATTTATTATTCATCGTAAAGTTTATTTAATACTCTTCTAGTTTCATAATTATCTATTACTTCTTGTGCAATTTCTTTACTCTTAAAGTAAACTAATGCAGAGTTACAAGACATACAACTATCTATATGATAACCATTATTTTTGTAAATATAATATTTAAGTTCTTTACTATTATTCCAATCTGGTTCCCAATCACCATTGTAATATTTAGCTATTTGTAATAAAAATTTAAATGACATTGTTTTCACATCAATCATTGTATATTTATTGCCTACTTCTGAAACTATATCATTTAAAGATACGTGTTGTATAGGTTTAAATTTAATTTCACCTAATGTAGAATTTTCTTTATCTACTTCAAATCCTTCTGGAGGAGTAATTTTCACTGATTTCATAATACTAAATGCTTAATTAATTCTAAATTTGAATCTTTATCATTAACTATATTCTCTAGACACCATTGTTTAGTACATAATTTACCATCCCAATATGTATCGTTAACACTAAAGTAATTACCTGTATTATCAGACATTTTAATAAAAAAGAATTGCCCTTTAATATAATTATTAATAGTACAAACAATTACTTCTTGTGGATCTTCTACATATATAGGATTATAATCTAAATGGTCTTGTATAACTTCTTCTATAAAATTAGACATATAGAACTCATGAAATGGTATAATGTCTTTTACTTCAGCAATATAGTGCCTTGAAATTGATATTTTACCATCATCAAAGAAATTATATTTCTTACCTACTTCAAATTCCACTGTATATAATCTGTTAAATCGTCTACAAATTTATCTATATTTGCATCTATAAAGAAACAATCCTTATTAGTACCTCTAAGATTATTGTCTATATAGTTCTGCAAAGAACTTATCTTATAACACTCATTAAAAATACATTGACCTAGCCGTAAATAATGAAACTTAGAGTTTATTTCAAAAGCTCTAAGTATTGCATTATCCAATTCTATAAAAACATCATCCATAATATTTAATAATAATTGCGGATTTACTATTTTTCTTCATTACAATAGGAGTGTCTTTCTTGAAGTATTCCCATGACGTAAATTTATCTTTTATTTTTCTTATTAAATATAATATAATTTTTACAGTCAAATCCTAATATAAATATAGGAGTTACAAATACTGATAAAATGCAACAACATAAAGTAAAATATAAATCTCCCAAAGTTATAGGTATATTACGTTTATACTCACTATACAGTAATTTAATAAGTATAGATAAGTTAATAAGTGCACCTATTAAATATATAATTTTTAACATTTTCTTTTTCTTTGAATTATAGGTTTATCTTTATATTTATCAATTACACTAATTATAACTAAAATAGTTGTTATAATAGATAATAGGCTTACTAAAATTCCTATCCATATATCAGATAATGTAATTGGCTCATAGTTTTTATAACTTTTATATAAGAAATAAAAAACACCTAATACATTAATAAGTACAAATATTATATATATATATACTAAACATGTTCAGGTTTTCCAAATTCTTCAATTAATTGTTCTATAATTATATCTGAATTAGCATTACTATCTTTAATAATTCTACTAAAGATAGTTGCTAAATCATACGGAATATTCTCATATACGTCAGAAGGACTTAATGATATATTAATTCTTTCTGTTTGATAAGTCACTTTTAAGTTGTCTATCATATTAAAATTATTTATAACAATGTAAACATACATATATGTAGATGATACTAATCAGTAGGAATATAATATCATAAAATATTACCAATTTAATAGGTTCTTTAAGTACAAAAAAGTCTAATACACTTAGTATTATTAAACCTATACTATAGAGTAATGTAATTATAATTATTAGACCCATCATATAGTCTCAAATGTTAATGTACATTGTCTACATTCGGGTGAATGAATAACTCCCTTATCAGGGAAATAAATATAATCGTGTCTTTTATACTGAAACTCTTGTGGAGTCTTAGTATCTTTTGAACCTAAAAACATTATAAATACTATAAATGCTCCAAGGCTTAAAATATATATAGCAAATCGTTTTAGCATTTTCATTTTAATATTTTAATTTTAACATTATTAATACTAATTCTACGAGAGTCTTTAGGATGTATGAGTATATCTATATGATGTTTGTGCCGTTTATGCATTACATCTTTTACTTCATATACACCAAATCCTTCAATATAAACACGTTTTGGTTTATTTTTTGGAAATAAGTAGAGCAAATCACGAGATATTGCACACCATTTAATTTTCCCTTTTTTTAAATGATGTAAATTGATTTTACTACCATCAGCTGTTATTAATGGTTGTTTATCACATTGTGCTTTAACAGGTTGATAGTATGTTAAAGTAACATGTGTTATTATATTTTTAGATTGTGCTTCACTTAGTCCTAAACTAAGTAAAATTGCTATTAAAATACACTTCATCTTTATTAAAAAATTAAATTATTTGATTTAAATGTCTAGCTCCATTTGTAGCGTAAGCATTTTTAATTCTATATATAGTAATACAATCAGAAGTTAATACTACTACATATTTATTTTCTACAGATACATACATGATATTATACCCATTAAATGTATCACCAACTTTAAAATAATTAAGCTTTTTATCTTCGTCTACTATCATAGGATAAGTATAAAGATAATCATCTCTAAACTGGCAAGCTTCTTTTTCTTGTTCAGTTAAAGATTTTCTATTATTTAGCTTATTAACTATATCATAAGTATCAATAATAAGTTTATATGATTCAGCATTAATATTGTGAGTTGTCCAAAATTCCGGTTTTACTTGTAATACATCAGTTAAATAATTGATACTTGAGAACTCTACATTAAAGTTTTGTTTAATCATATCAAGATTCTCAACACTATGAATATTAATTTCTTGTGCTAATGCTTTAACTAAATCAATAGTCACTATTTGCATTTGATGTAATAAGTCAATTATTGGTTCAATAGCATTTTTATCGATTAGTACATCATTAAGAATCTCTATAATTACTTCTTCTGATAAATTATCAAAGGTATGTACATATCTAATACGTGATGGTCTGCCTAATAAATTATCATTAATATTATCAGTATTATTTGTAGTTAGTAAAAAGATTTTTCTAGTTTCTGAATTATGTACGCCATCCATAAATGACAATACATCTGATGAATCTTCAAACTCTTTTTCATATTCATCAAAGAAGAATATACATTCAAAGTCAACCTGAGTAGCTAAGAAGTTAAGCATTTCACTACTATCTTTATTACAACTCTTAACTATAATAACAGGTAAGTTAAGTTTATTACATAGTACTTTAGCAGACAAAGTTTTGCCAGTACCCTTAATTCCATTAAATAGGATTCCTAAATTACCTGTTGTGTTATTATAAGTTTTAATACAATAATTAATGAATTTATCATTAACTCCATATATTTTATAATCAAATACAAATTTATTAGCAATATTTCGTAAATACCAGCCTTCTAAAGATTTATCAACTTCATAAATACCTATAGGCAATCCGTCTACATGTGTTATCATTGTTGAGCTACCTTTAGTAAAAATATTACCGTCTTGAATCCAAATATTATTTTCCATAATGTTTTGACATTACCTGCAATTTAATTGCAATGTTTTCTAATTTTTCAGTTTCACGTTTACGATGTTCTATTACTCTATTAATAGCAGTAGCTACTTTATAACAAGCTAATCTAAGAGCTTTTCTTTTTACAAGTTTTACAGCAAGTACGGGATTATATACATCTCCTTCATGTAATGTTACACTCGTTTTAACATGTATTTTTGGATAATTTATACTATAACCACAATGCTTTAATTCTCTATAGAAAAATTTAGCTTCATTAGATGGAGTTACTATATCACTCTCAATTATATCTGTTTTAATACGAACAGACTTTGCTAATAAAGTAGTTATATATGCTACAGATACATATAAAGTGCAGGTTGTAGTTTTACCACTACATCCTATAGTATATACAGGATTTTGAATTGTTTTCATTTATTTAATGTTCTTATATGAGTTAAAACGGTTTTATACAATGGTTCTGAAGGAATTTCTATATTATTTAGTACACGTACTGTATAGTAGATAGTAACTGCTTCTGCACAAGTACATGGTGTTTTTATAAGAAATAATCTAAATATAGTAAATCCTTTACTTGTATTATAAAGTTTAGTTACTATGCCTTGTAATCTTTGCATAGATTTATTATTCCACGGTGTACTATAAATATGAAACCATCATCAGGCACTGTAACAAGCTCTGTTGGAAATATAAGTGTATCAGTAGCAGGTATTGTAGGAGGTTTTGTAACACTCTCTAACTGATTAATAGTAGTTAGTACACTAAGCATATTAACTATTTGTTTTGCATTTAATATCATAGGCTTAGTTGTTTCTCTGTAGAATACTGCATAGTAATCACAGAAAGATGCCGTTGGGAATATTATTTGCAAATCAACTTTAGCTGGAAATACTACATGATCTGAGTATCTAATATTAAATGTACCTATATTATAATATTGACTTATAGTTGTTTTAGACTGTACTACATTATTTGCTAGCTTCTGTAGATATTGCTCTATCTTCTTCATTTAGATTCATTTTTACGGATTTTACACTGTCATCATCATAAATAATAGGTTTGTGTATAATACCTGTAAACATTATTTGATTTGACACTATTTCACCATTAGTATTTTCATAATAAATTGTTCCTTTAGGTATTATACATTCTGCCAGTACTACAGGTTTATATGAAAACCGATATTTTATACAAGCAGTTGCTATAAAATCAAATAAGTTAATTTTACATATTTCTTTACTTATATAAGAATAGTATCCTTTATCTATAGTATGCCCCTTAAATATACATCCTACTGTATAATATGTATAAGTATAGATAGTATGTTTATAGTGTAATTTAGTATGTTTATTTACTATATTAGGTATATATTTATAATCTTGGTATATAGATTCAATATGGTCATCTACCAAAGCTGCTACTTTATAGACTATAATATCTTTAGAAGCAGTTTGTTTAGTTCGTTCTTTTTTAGATTTTGCAGTATAACACATAAACTAATAATATTTACTTATAAATATAATATTCTCTGATACTAATTCACATCTGAAGTTTTCATAGTACAAAGTATCTTTGGGTATAATAAATTCCGCTACTATATCATTACTATCTACTAATACATTTAAATCATTACTACATTCATACCAACAAGGACTCATTTTTACTAAATTTTTATAAGAATGATTGCCACTTTGTATAACAAGATAGCCATGATATATATATGGCTTTAATACTATCTGTTCATTTAGTGTTTTTGGTTTATATAAAAAGTCATGATATTTAGCTATTACATTATTTTCTTTTAACCTACATATTTTAAAGACAGGTATATCATAAGAAGTTTTATGGGGTATTGCTGATGAAAGATCTACAAAACACATATATTTAAGTTAATAATTGAACAATATAATCACTAAAATGCATACCTTCTTTATAAGCAGCATCTATAATATCATGAGGAGTAAATCCAAGCTCTGCAAGCTGCTTTATAAACTCAGCTTTATGTTCTATATATATATATCATTCATTTTCTGAGTAGTTTATTATAGTAATTATCAACCTACCACTACCAATAATCATTATTTGATCTTAGTATTTTTATAGCAGTTCTTAGTTTCATACTATTAATCTTTAACTTTTACAGTATAAGTATCATTTACAATTGATGCTTCGTAGCATTCGGGACAATAGTACTTACCATCTATCATTTCCCAATCTGAATAATTTCCAATATCAGGACATTTGTCTGCAAATAATGAGGAACGAAGATCTGCACCACCAAACATATTACCACATCTATCGCAAAATAACTGATACATTGTTATTGGTCTATACATAAATTATTTAAGTTTTGTAGATTTCAAGTAAATTTTCACTTAGTTTACTAAATTTCAAAGGCTCCGTCTACTAATATGAATTTATCCTCAATTTGTTTATCTGCCATTACTTATCTGGGTTTATCCTATTTACCAATTCATCTAATGTATTACCTATTCTTTCCATTATATCCACTTTACCCGTAAATAGATACTGTATCGGTATAAGTAAAAGAATACTGATAGTAAAAGCTACTGCTGATAGTAAAAAGATGATAGCAGCTAATAATCGCCTAATCGGTTTCATTTATTCGTCCTCCTTTCTTTACCCAACGCTCAGCATTCTTATTTTTGTTATTATTCCTCCTTAATGCCGAAGGGCGTGCCATCAGCGAAGGTGTAGAATTTTGAAATACTACAAAACATCCAACTTATATTACCATTTGAAGTTACTTGGTCAACATCAGTATTGCTAATTGCTGTAATTAATATGTAATGATCATCTTTTTTGTCCTTAAGCCACCCAAACGGCTGATGCTTCTGCATTTCTTGCCAGCACTCTTCTGCGTTAGCAAATGAGCGATACTTAGGTTCTGTTTTGATACGGTAGTCATAGTGATCTAAAACAAAATTTAGATTACTATTTGTTGAATCATAGTATTTCTCTTCCCCATGTTTTCGTATTTGTATTATTTTACCTTCTGCAAATGCCTGTATAATAGGCAGCAGCTCTTTTGCTTCTTGTCTGTTCATTGTTAGTCTTTTAATTCTTTGATTAATAATTTACTTTTTTTAGAAAAAGGTTTATAACCATTCTTTAGATACCATTTTAAAACAAAGTTTTCGGATTCTTCTTTGTCAAATTCTAATCCAATTACTTGTATACCCTCTAACTTAGCCTGTTGTTCTGCAAGTTGTAATAGATACTCTGCAACACCTTGTTTTCTATATGAAGTATCTACGTAGAGCGCATATATAAGTGCATCAGCTTTACCCGAAATATTACATTCATAACGTGGAATAGATATTTGAACAGAACCATGATTTTGTTCATCAGTAATTAAAATTCTTATTTCATCCTTCCAAATTTGTCGTTGTATCATTATTCTTTCTCTAATTCTTTCTTGATTTCTTCAATAAAATCGCCGGTTGCCTTAATATCAATAGCTGTTTTTATTAAATAAACATTTCAAATCAGACTTATTTACTGTCACAAATGGCATAACTATTTTTTTCTATTTTTAAATAAGGACAAACAACTACTTTTCGACGGTACTCACACTTATCCTTATAATCACAAATATCACAAAAATGCCAAGCCCTACTATTCATCTTTGTTTTTATAATAATGTGGGCAAGAGTTGATGGTTTTAGTTCTCTACCAAGCACTTTCTGCGCTTCTGCCATTGTCATAGGCTCTGCCATAATGACCTTTATTCCAATATACTTTTTCATCTTATAATTTTATCGTCAACCATAGTTAACTCTATTTACTTTTCTATTTCGTTTGCAAAGATAAGGAAATTATTTCAAACCACCAAATTACTTAACCATTATTAACAAAAAATTGGTTTCTCTCCGTTTGAAAGAAATTTATCCACAATAACAATATGCCTATTATCAATAATGCCATTATCATTTTATTGCAATTTAGTGGATGGCTTTAAACTTCCACGCCACCAAGTATGACAGTTTTACGACCGACATCTATTACTTCAATATCTTTGTATTGAACGACAGTGAACATATGATTTCCACCGTCGTTTATAGTATTGAATACAACTTCAAAATCAGGAGATAATTTTAAAGTCGTTCTGCTAATTCTTTTGCTTTCATATTATCTTATTTGATTTTATTAAATCAAAATTATAGTAGTCATAAGAAACATTATAATGTTTTTCTGTTTCATCTATAATAGTTACATCACAATATATAATAATATCATCTAATGTAGTATCTAATAAACCATTACAATATTCTTTTCCTATTTCTTCTAAAAAATCTTCCAATTCATAATTTAAATTGCTTATATTGTTATAAACATGAATATATTTTTTATTTATAGATTTAATTTTATCATTTACATCATATCTTGGGTCGTCACAATCATATTCATAATATTTATTTTCTATTATGATGTTTTTTATTTCTATTTTTACAACATTGTTCAAATGCATATTCTAATGTATCATTATTATATTCTATATTCTTCATTCATATATTATTTGTGTTTTAGTAGGTAAACGCCAACTAGATATATCTATCCAATTAGGCACAATAACTTTCATAGGATAAATAGTATGTTTTGGAATAGCATGATACTTATAATTAGGATTTTTACTATCTGCACCACAATCAATATAACCTACATCTCCTGTGCTTTGTATACTATAAAATAGTATGTGTCTATGTTTATCAATAATCTCAATCATATATGTATAATTAGCGTCTTCTATATAAAAACAGTCGCCTATATTGACATCAGTATATGTTAAATCCATATAATCTGTAGAAGAATCATCACCATATCGTTTATTACCATTATATGGATATTTATCTATTCCAAAATGTTCCCTAAGCCAAGGAACAGCATCCTTAGCCTTTGGGAACTTTTTAGTTACATCAAATACAAATATATTCATTTTTAACTTAAATCACTAGTATAACACCATTTTTTAACTTGATTTTCTTTAATATAAGCTTCCCAATCAAAATTGGCAAGTATTCGCTTTTTATAAATGATATTACCATCTTCTCCAGTGCCTTGTACAAGAACTTCTGAACCTATATTTGGTTTTTCATTAGCATTATGCCAAAGGCGAGTTTGTATTAAAGTATCTTGTTTACCAATAAGCCTTAGAGCTTCTTCGTAATGTTCAAGTAAATTATCATACAGATTTTGTTTACCTAAGGTATGCATTATTATACACATACCAATTATATTAATAATAGTAATTATAATACCAATTATTACCATATGCTTAGTTATTATCAGTTGTACCTAATAGATATTCATTATCTTCATAAGGTATACAAAATCTATAGTACATACTAGCACATTTATAAGGACAATACTTACCTTCTTCGCAATAGCCTAAATAAATGTCAGCTTTCCAAGTATCAGTATCTTTATCTCTTACTAATACTCTATCAAAAGGCTTAAACTCTTGTTTTATAAGTCTATGTTGTTTTTCATCGTATCTATAACCTTCTCTGACTAAAGCTGAAAACAATTTATTTTTGTCTTCTATGGAAGCAAAATTTATGTCACTAACAAAATATGTTATTGCATCGCTATAGATTATAAAATCACTATTTGTGTATAGAATAGCATTTGATATAATTCTAGAGTCATTAGCTTTTGAAACTAAAATAATATCACCATTTCTATCAACAACAACATCACCTTCTTTAAACTTAGACTCTATTTTCTCTAACTCTAAAGTAGCAGCATTCCATTTATATCCTGCTTTAGCCATTTTATCAAATAATTCTTTTTTAGCTTCTTCTGAAGCTGGTATATAAAATTCAGGAGTCCAGCCGTAAATTCCTGTACGAAAATGTCCAGTAATGTCAACACCACATATATATTTTGGCGAAGTATCTTCATAAAATTCACCACTTGCAATAAATGGTATAGTACCGTCTGCTTTCATCATAATATCACCTCTCTTGAGAGGAAGCCTAAATTTACTCCAATCTCTTTGGTATTTAGATGGGAATAAGACACATTCGCCATTTCTATGGTAAACACCACTACAATAAAAAAGAGTTTCCTTACCATTTGGTGACTTTATTACAATATTGTGAGAGCTGGCTACTTCTATAAATTCAACTTCTCCCCATATAGGACTATATAATTTAGTACCTTTAGGACAATATTTTAACAAATTTGCTATATCCATAATTTTATCATTTAATATATGTATAAATATCTAAATAAATTTTAGCTAAACCTTTTTTATCAAGAATGTCTAAAGCACATACTTCCGTTAGACCCTTATTAATCACTAGATTATTAAACTCTGTTTTATCATAAACAACATTAATATCTATTGCATCATAATCTAATATTTCATGTTATTCATTAAAACGTGTTTCTGCTGTTATTCTTACTTCTAAATCACCATTTTCTTGTTTATAGTGTTCTAGAATATTTTGTAATTCAGATATTTTCATAATCTTTTAATATAAATTCTTCTTCACAACAAGGGCAGTCTACTACATAATAATAGCATCTTTTACGTCCTCCATTCATAGTATATGCCCAATCATATCTTTTTCTATAATCTCCATTTTCTATTAAAAGAAGAGAATTACAGTGAGGGCATCTATATTTTAAAGGTACTTTTATAAATTTTCCCCGTCTAGCGTTATCTTCAATAATTTTCATACTATAAACTCTTTATAACAACAAGGACAGAATATAAAAGTATTAATATGTTTTGGTACCGCACATCCTTTATCATCAATAATCAAAACATCCTTACTATAATAATCATTTAGACTTACACGTAAAGTGACTTACAGTTAGGACATTTTATGTCTTTGTATAAATAGGTTGCATTATTAATAGTACTTTTAAGTATTTGCACTAAATAAAGATTTAAGATGTTTATATTAATTTATAACTAGTACTTTGTCATATTCTAATTGCTTAATTATTTCATCAGAAAAGTTAGAAATATCAAAACGTATACCATATCCACCTTTGTCATCTTCCCAACATTCAAAATACTCCTTACTTGGTATTTTTACTTTATGAAAATGTCCGTGATAATCTTGCTCTTCTTCACCTGAATCTACTAAATAATGATGCTTTACTTTAGTAGGTTTTGATGTGAATAGTTTAACTTCTCTATCTGTTGTTTTTACTAAATAAATCATATTTTTATATATACTGGTAAATTCACTAAATGGTCTTATATGCCAATTACTTATTAAATAAGTATTATCTTTTTGCACTTCCCATATTAATGAATTATTAAATTCGACAATTAACTTTTCAAATTCTGAATAGTTCATATCAAATTATTTGATTTACACCATTCATAAGCCTTTTTAATAGCTTCTCCAGGAGTGTTTGCTGTAAAATGTAACTCTAACAAGTCAGGAGTACTTATATCAAACCAAAACACAATATATTGATTTGATGTATTACCTACCAAACTGAGAGTAGGAATATAGCCTATATTAGTTTTCTCACAATCCTCATTTAATTGTGGAAGTTTTGCAAACATTTCTAATTCTGTCATAATTATTAATCTTTATAAATAGTATCAAGAATTTCTCTAAAGTTAGGATTGTCTATTACTGCTTGAGCATCTTCTTTGCTATTAAACAATGCAACTACACCTAATATATATTGCAACCACTTATATTCTACTACATCATATCCGTTCTTATCGTTCTTTATAATATAGTATTGAGTGTGGTTCTGTTTAAGATGTATATTATTATAATACTCAGCAATATTAAGAAGTTGATTTAATGCTAATAGTCTCTTAAGTTGCCGACCACTAGGTGCATTATTTACGTCAAATCTATTTGTCCCAATATTGTAGAAATTAATCTCTCCATATTGGTCTATAAAGTAACCAGTATTATTTTTAAATAACGTACTACACACATCTTTGTATGTAATATCTTTCTTTATAGGTTTGAATCTAATACACTCAAATGTAGAGCGTTCTTTATCAATTTCATAACCTTTAGGAGCTTCTATTTTAAGTTCTTTTGTTTCCATATTATTTAATTTATTTATTAAAGAGAAAGAGATACGAATTGAACGTATTTATGTTAATATTTTATAAAATGTCATTTTCATCACATACCATTATATCTTTAAAACACTCAGCTTCTTCTCTTTGCCTTAATAACATATTAATAGTATTGACTAAATGATTATTATCCATATCTTTGATAGAGATATTTTTGCCGTCTTTTGTTGTCCAGATAATAAAGCCAGAGTTACGTTGTCTAAGCCACAACTCCAGCTTTAAGTCTTGTATGGTTGCTTGTTTCATAATTCATTATATTCTTGTTGTAAGTAGATAGCATCTTCATAATAGTCATCTATAAATAGTTGACAATCTACTTTACTAGTAACACAACCTTTAAATTTAATATTCATCCATTTCTCAATAAGTTCTATTTTCTTTCTTTGAGATGGAGTTGATCTTTCTAATGTTATCATTATTTGTAAACTACTGTTGTGTCTATAGGCACATTATTTTTATATGTTATCTGCAAGATTGTTTTACCTCTGTAGACATCTATAGCTGAGGGATACTTATAAGTATGTATGCAATCTCTAATAATTAAGAACACACTAGAAACGGAACCTATTATTATAAAAATTAAACCTAATATAATTATAGAATTTGTTTTATAATTATTTGACTTGACGCAAAGCATTCATCATCTTGATAAAATTTAGCACCTTTTGGTATAATACACTTAACAATGACGGCATTAGAAAATGTATGCTTTTGCAAAAACTTCATTGCACTATCAAGCGATGTATATGAATGAAATGCTCTTTCTATACATATATAATCCTCTTCTATTAAGTCATGTATATATAAAATTCCAGTTGTATATAAATTATTTAAGATATACTCAAAACCGTAATAAAAGGATAATAATTTATTATCTTCTAAAAATACAACTTTATAGCAAGTAATATCTTCTTTTGCAATATGTTCTGGATTATTTGTTACTAAGCACATATTTCAACTATTATTATTTGATTTGATACCATTTCTTTGCTATTAATATAATACTCAGAACCTTTAGGCACTATGCATTTAACTATTATTTCTGGTAATAAGTTAAACATATCATAATATATATAATCTTTTGCTGTATCTAAATTTCTATAAGAGTGAAAACCCTTTTCTATACGGATACCATCATTTGGTATAGGTATAGGTTGTAATACTTGTGTTGTATATTTCCTATTTAATTCATATATAAAATCATACCAATAAGATATAATTTTATTATCTCGAAGATTAACAATTTTATAGCAAACAATATCTTTTTCTGCTATATATTTGTGTAGATTATTTGTTAGTAAACACATTTATTTATTATTATTTGTGGGTATATGGACTTGTTATAATTATCTGATTGGATACAATTTCACCAAGTGCGTTTTTATAATAAACTGCATCTTTAGGAATTATACCTACAACTAAGGATTCTCTAATTGGTTCAAATTCAGGCAGTAAACATATGTCATAAGAATGGAAACCTTTGTTTATTGTATAATGGTCGTCTTCAGTTTCTACAACTATTTCTGAACCTAACGAGTAAAGATGTTTATAATTATAGTTAAAATATTGAATAAATGATACACAATTAAATGGTGTAACTTTTTCCATTAACTTAAAGATTGGTATATCTTTAGTTGCTATTTGTTTTATACAAGTTTTACTCATCCAACACATATTTTTTATTTTAAATTAGTTAATATAAAAAAAAGGCAACTACTCTTACGAATAGCTGCCTATTATAGTAATGCATTAGAGAATCGAACTCTAATAAAGACCATCTGCATCAAGTATGTTCCCATTTGGAACACACTTTTAGTTTAGTAAATTTAAATAACAGGAATCATACAACTTGGCATTAAATAATTGCCATTAAAAATTTTCTTAATTAGTCTTTTAATCATATTAACCTCCTTTCTTTAATTAAAAAGAAGCTCAACTATTTTCACAAACCATTGAGCCTATATATTGTATCTATAATCTTTTCTTATTAAAATAACATAGCTATCTTCACAGACCACTATGTTTGCACACTTTAAAATTATGCCAGGTCCAAGGTATAGGATTCAAACCTATAGTCTATAGTTTAGGAAACTATTGTTTTATTCAGTTAAACTAACCTCAGATATATTAGCATGTCAGTAATTTAAATTAATTATGTACATACTATATATTTATAAAAATAGAGAGAATCGAACACACACCTAAATATTAACAGTATTTTGCTCGACCTTCGAGCTATATTCCCATAACTAACTTGATTTTCGCAAACCAAGTTAGTATAGTTTCTAATCGGATGATTAGAAGCAACTAAAATGATTTTAATTAAACTATGATAAGTTCTATCTTCACAGACTAAACTCATATTTAATAATTATGTATGAAAAATGTAATTGGTTGTACTCTCTAATGGTACTGACCCATTTTCTCGAAATTAAAAGTTTCGTGCTTCACCTTAAAGCTTAGAGAGCATTTATAAAGTGAAGCCAGTTCTCAAGCTGGAAATTTCAACGGAATGGCAAGGACTTTCACCTTACACATCTTTCGATATGGTTATTAACCACGTTTCCACCACATTCCTCCATTTACTTCTTCACTTTTTTCTAATAAAATCTATTAATTTCAAATCATTTATGGATAATATTGTTATAATTTTTAACTTTGTTGTCCTAGTCATTAGACTAATATACTTTATTACGTGATAGATGCGAGATTCGAACTCGCACGGGCATTACTACCCAAGGGATTTTCCTGCCACACTTGCTTTTACACAAGCATACTTAAATCACTCTCCGTAGCTGGTTAATTCCAGATGGTCCACGATATTATTATCTCAAAGAAGCCGAGTGATAAATCTTCTAATACTTCTTATCCTTAGTGGGCTGTCAAGATGATTATTTAAGTATTTGTGGTCTGGACTATTTTATTATCATATTAGAAATCTTGCAAGATATAGCTTCATTTTCTCCTTCTCATATTGTAAGCTATCAGAGTTTAAGATTCTCTTGCTACACAACTTAGATTCCACTATAATTTCTAACTTAGACATCTCCTATATAGTCTCTTCGCTCTTTATGGAATAATAAAAACTTTGCATTCAAGCTTATTAGTATCTTTTGTCTAGTCTCGGAAGCTACTAATCATTTTTTATCCAATTTAGTGAGTTCGTCGCCAGTATCTTTGTCACCAAAGACTAGGTTTCCGTTTCGTTAGGGAGATTCTACTTCCGAACTTTCGTATCGGAGCACTCAAATTCCTTATTACTAAGGCTTTAATAAGTCCCTCGTGTCTTCCATTCCACCAATCTACCAACTATTATCACATGTTACTAACATTAAGTTAATGTAGAGGATGCCAGAGTTAAACTGACTCCAATAGACCCAAAAACTATCGTGCTCATCGTTACACCAATCCTCCAAAAATAAAGAGTAATTTTCACAAACTACTCTTTTTGTAGATTTCGCTAAATCTTAGTAATTATACACTAAAAATGGCAATTCACAAAGAATCGTTAACATACATTAACATATTTGTTATAAAGTGCAATAAGTTCGGCAGCTTCTGCACTTTTACCTTCATAGTATAGTTCTACACATCTATTACCAACTGCATTTTTTAATTGCAGTGGTGTTAATGGTAGTTCTATACTAAGAAGTGTTAGAAAACGGGATTTTATTCTATATTTTTGTGTTGCATGAATACCATATTGGCGTGCTTCTTCAATAAGATAGGCAAGAGCTTCTTTGTGAATAGGTTTATGTTCATCGAAGCGAATACCTTTATCAAGAACTTCAAACCCGGCAATTCCTGGATTTGCACGCATTACCATAGGCATATTATTGCAATAAGGTATACCTTTTAATACCCTAGCTAAAGCATTATGAGTATATGTACCGCCTTGCATTCTTATATTATTAATAAGAACACAATAATCTTCTATATGTTTCATATTTATTTTTTGTTATAAAGTTCAATACTCTTTTCTAAACCCATTTCATGTACATATGAAAAGAATTGGGCAAATGTATAACCTCCAGCATTTGTTGGTTTAACCCAAACAAGAGCTTTAAGTAACTGTCCCCATTGAAGTGCGGTAAATTCGTTAAACTTATCTTCTTTGGTAAGTTGTATAGCTTCAAGCATAGCTTCATAGGCATTATTATTAAACACATTAAATGTTTTATCTGCACGTACATAGCCTACTGATACACAAGTTTTGAAGCGTATGTCATTTGTATTTGCCTGAAGATCATCCATACAATGCTTTGCACGTTTATTTAAAGCATACAAAATAGTTTCTTTATATGCTTCAAGAAGCTTTTCCTCTGAAATTTCAGGCATTGGTTCACCTGTAACTGTAAGAGTTTTAACAATTACAACACCATTCTCTGTGAATTTAATTTCTTCGTTCATAATTTTAAAGTTTTAAATGTATTGTTTTAATTATTATTGTTTACAATATGATGCACCAAATAGTACAAGAATTGTTAAGAAGATACTCCAACCTAGTGAAATACCTAAAAATACGTGTAGAATAATAAACACGCTTATTAAAAACGCTATAAAGAACATATTTCTGCTAATTGTTTATATCGAGTTATTATTATTTCGTCAAATACACTAACAATTTTTTTCTACTGGATTTAGCTGAATGGGAATTATTAGTTCCCAATCAACTAAATATTGTAGTTTATATTGTTCTACTGCCATACTATTTCTGTTTTACCTTCATAAAGAGGAATTTCTACACTAGTTAATGGTATTAATCTACCAAATACCCTAATGTATGCTGTCTTCTTAAGAACTATTTCTTCTTTAAGAAGCATCTCTTGAAGTCTTGAATGGTTTTTAGTGAGTTCATTACGGTGAATACGCTGTGGGAGTGCATAGTTATCTGAACTACATACTCTTGATGTATTAAATCTTTGTCTAGGCATATTGTTTGTATTTAGAATATTCGTTATTTGTTTTTTTGTATAATGATTGTACATTAGATACAATAAGACCTTTATACTGATTAAGTATCAATGTATATAAATCTGTATTTGGGTCTAATCCATTACAACTATATTTATCACCTTTATGTTCTTCCCAAAAAGGTATCGGACGTGTATATAAACCCCAAATACCTCCTAAGAATACTTGATTAGGTGTTAATGACTCTATACTAGCTGCACGTATCATTCCATATTGTTGTGGTGCTAAGTTTTCATTTTTAAACTCATTCGCCCAAGCTAACTTATGTAATTCTACTAATTCAGTTAATGAATCACATTTATGTATGGCAGCTATGATTTGTACACCATATTCTAATTGCTTTTTATAAATAAGAGCTTGCTTTTTAAGTTCGGCAAGCTCCTTTTTATGAAATATTTTGTTGAATAAGTTATTTGTTCTCATATTATTATGATTTAATAAGTTAGGTTACAAATTATTTCATTAGTAATTTCATAAACTACATAATTCTCATTTATAGTTGTATACCTATTAGCTTCTTCTTTTGTATCAGCAAAAGCTATAAAATGATTATTTGTGTAATCTACTACTATATATGGTTTGTTAATGTAAAGTTTAACTGAATGTTTCATAATTTTAAAATGTTAATTGTCTCCAGCTAGGTTATAATCCTAGTACAGTATTATTGTTTATACATTCCTATTATCCATACTATAATACATAGAGTAAAGAGAATTGTAGTACATGCATTATGCCAAATAAGAAGGCTAGCAACATAATAAGGCAAAGTAGGATTAAAATCCACATAGTATTTTCTAATGTTTTCATATTAATTTAATTTTAAAGTGTTTAGAACTCCAGCTAAGTTATAATCTTAGTACAGTATTTTTATTCACTGGAGTAATGAG